AACTAAAGTAATTTGGTTTTGTAGATTATTATCAGTATTAATTCTGTCTTGAATTTCAGTAGTTAATGAACCTGAAACTAAAGTAATTTGGTTTTGTAGATTATTATCCTCACTAATTCTATTTTGAATTTCAGTAGTTAATGAACCTGAAACTAAAGTAATTTCATCACGAATCTCATTAAGTCCTATAACTCTTAAATTAGGGTTAATAACTATTTTTATTATAGAATATTCTTCGTTCATTTTTTTTTATTATTTTTTTATACAATTCATATCAATTATTTTGAGAAAAATTTACCTCATCCAATGTTGCCAATCAAAAATATTTCCATTTATACGATAAAAATCTGTAAAACCATATCCTCTCAATGCATAAATATAATCTCCCCCAGTATAGACTAATGAACCACCATGGTTAATTGTTCCTGGGGTTGATGCTATCACTGTCCAGCCATTCCCACTTATTGAATAACGATAAAAATCTGTAAAACCATATCCTCTCAATGCATAAATATAATCTCCCCCAGTATAGACTAATGAACCACCCCCTCCAATGGAGTTTGGTGTTAATGTCATTGTTGTCCAACTATTTCCACTTATTGAATAACGGTAGAAATCTACAGAACCGCTTCCTCTCAATGCATAAATATAATCCTCACCTGTATAGACTAATGAACCACCGCCACCAATGGTGTTTGGTGTTAATGCCATTGTTGTCCAACTATTTCCACTTATTGAATAACGGTAGAAATTTGTATAGCCCCATCCTCTCAATGCATAAATATAATCTCCTCCAGTATAAACTAATGCACTGCCGTAGCCAATAGTGTTTGGTGTTGCTGTCATTGTTGTCCAACTATTTTCACTAATTGAATAACGATAAAAATCTGCAGAACCACTTCCTCTCAATGCATAAATATAATCTCCTCCAGTATAGACTAATGCACCGCCACCACCAATGGTGTTTGGTGTTAATGCCATTGTTGTCCAACTATTTCCACTTATTGAATAACGATAAAAATCTGCAGAACCACTTCCTCTCAATGCATAAATATAATCTCCTCCAGTATAGACTAATGCACCGCCATAATAGATTGTACCAGGGGTTGGTGCCAACATTGTCCAACTTCTTATACTACCTAAATTAAAAAGATTAAATGATTTAGACTTGCTTGCATTTTCCCAACTTACATTTCCCCAACTTGGCAATCCACTTACAAGTACCAATATTTGTCCATCAACTCCTTTTGGCAATTTTTGCCATGTAGAAATCCCTCGATAAAGTATATCGCCCGGAGATGCATTGGAAAGTAAATCTGCGAGGGAACCTGAAACTAAAGCAATTTGGTTTTGTAAATTCTGACCATCAATTATAACTTCATCATTAACAGTACTTACATTTATACTTCCAGAACCTTTTAATGTCTTAAACTGTAGTATAGAACCAGAATTACCAATATAAATTCCTTCTCCACTACCTAAATTTTCACCAGTACTTATACCACCACTTATAACTAATTGATCTATTTGATTCTGTAAATTATTATCAGCATTAATTCTGTTTTGAATTTCAGTAGTTAATGATCCACTAACTAAAGTAATTTGGTTTTGTAAATTATTATCAACATTAGTTCTGTCTTGAATTTCAGTAGTTAATGAACCTGAAACTAAAGTAATTTGGTTTTGTAGATTATTATCCTCACTAATTCTATTTTGAATTTCAGTAGTTAATGATCCACTAACTAAAGTAATTTGGTTTTGTAGATTATTATCAGTATTAATTCTGTCTTGAATTTCAGTAGTTAATGAACCTGAAACTAAAGTAATTTGGTTTTGTAGATTATTATCCTCACTAATTCTATTTTGAATTTCAGTAGTTAATGATCCACTAACTAAAGTAATTTGGTTTTGTAGATTATTATCAGTATTAATTCTGTCTTGAATTTCAGTTACAAGAGAACCTGAAACTAAAGTAATTTGGTTTTGTAGATTATTATCCTCACTAATTCTATTTTGAATTTCAGTAGTTAATGAACCTGAAACTAAAGTAATTTGGTTTTGTAAATTATTATCAACATTAGTTCTATTTTGAATTTCAGTAGTTAATGATCCGCTAACTAAAGTAATTTGGTTTTGTAGATTATTATCAGTATTAATTCTGTCTTGAATTTCAGTTACAAGAGAACCTGAAACTAAAGTAATTTGGTTTTGTAGATTATTATCTGCATTAATTCTGTTTTGAATTTCATTAATAATTTGAGTACGAAGCTCCGTAAGCTCTGCAGTTCCTAAAGCTTTTAAAGTAGGGTTAATAACTATTTTTATTACTCTCGGCAGTAAAAATGGCATACTTTCTTCTTATATATTTTTGTCAATTATTGTAAACTTTCCATATAAACAAGTTAAAGATTCAAAAGTAGACGTATCTATTAAATCTCCATGATACATATAAACCCCTTCTTTGCCTTTGGTTTTTTCTCCTTCTATTTTCCATAATATACTACCACTCGTTGGCACAATATAAAAATCATTTCCTTCAAATGTTATATCTGGTTCTTGTTGTCTACTACGCTTGTAAAGATAAATCTTAAAATCATAGCCTGTTAAGTCAATAGGATTATTTTCTGTATCCCAAAATTCTAATAATGTAACGTGAGAATTCCCTTCTCTTATTACAATATCTTGATAAGCTGCATTATCTATAATTAAAGGTACATCCATCTTATACCTCTTTCTTATTTCTTAAAAAACGGACTTCCTATTTCTGCTAACTTATGTAAATACTTTGGTATAAAGACTCCTATTAACAAAACAAAATTAAATACAATAAAGTAAGGGTCAATTTTAAACTCTTGGTATGAAGCAATTAGAATATCAAATCCAAACATAAATAATAATAATAAAAAACTAAACAAGCGTGTAGATGACTTAACTCCCGCACTTTCTTCAAAAAAACCTACTTTTTTAACTTCTTTTTTTTCAACTTCTTCCATTTTTAACCTCCATGTAAAAAATTATCCTTTAAATAAATATATAACATCAGAGTTTATATTTCTAAAATCTATATGTACCCAACTAACATCTAGTTCCATCGCAGTTATTTCGTTAAAAGGAAAAATATTTTGATTATCAATTATTATTTTTCTTACCTCTTCTGCAGTTCTGCCTGTAACTGTAAAATCTACTGCTCTCCCGAATCTGTGTTGAGAATATAATGCTCCGGTTTTATCATCAGGTCTCCTAAAACCTCTTGAATCTAAATTACCTCCTAAATGCCAATTATTAATAATTATAGGAGAATTAAAATATTCTCTAATACCATCTAAGGTTTTTAATAAACGAACATCAAAAAACATCCAGGCTTGTTCCCCAAATTTTTCATAAGTAACTCTATCTACTAACTCCTGAATTTTGAAATATTTGCATTTATAAAAAGATCTCATATTGTATCCTCCTTTCTACTTTTTCGATATTACCATCTTTATAATACTAAGAATAAGGGTAACTGCTGTACCAGCAGACAATCCTGCTAATAAATAATTCTCAAAAATCTTTAAAAAATTATTAATTTCGTTATGAAACTTAAATGAAAGTAAAAATATCGAAACAAATACTATTGTAAAATAGTACTTATAAGTTAATATTACCTCTCTAAGTTTTTTTGCGTTTCTTTCTTTTTTATGTATTTCCCATAATTCCTCTACTACTTCTCCTATATTTCTCTCCTGACTTATTCCATTTTTTGTTGTTATTATAAGTTTTTTATTTATGTTTTCCAGAGATTTTAAAATCTCTGTATTTGCTTCGTGTAAACTTTCTATTCTTTCTTGTATTTTTTCCATAATTACATTTATAGAATTTACTAAATTGTGATTACTTTTTCTTAATAATAGTAACTCCCATGCAGAAACTCCTGTGTCCAATAACTCTTTAATTTCGTCTTTTGTTAAGTCATCTAAATTATCAGGAGTAACAGTTTTACCGGAATTAAGTGTATAAGTCCCTTCTTTTACATCAATTTTATACATTTCAAACACCTTTTTATATAACAAATTTATTTCTTTTTTCTCATTTTATAAAAAAGAACATTATTAACTTTATAGTGTTGTTATAAAAAAGTATAATGTTCTCTGCATAATTATCCCCCAAATCCTATTCTTGTTCCTCTTAATCCTCTAGTTAAACTTCTTGGCATTGATATCATTCCAGACCATAAACCTTTCGACTTAAGTAGCTTAAATCCTAAAGCTTTCTTTATTGCTAAAAGTTGATTGTTAAGGTATGCTAAAATATCTCCATTCACAATATTAGCATAATCTTGTTGTTTTGCTCTTTCAATGCTAATACCATTGTCACTATAGCGAAAATGTTTTCCAGCTTCAAACCATTGTAATCTCATTCCTGTAAAAAATAAGGCACACATAATAACAGGAGTTATTAAAATAGATTGTATATCTTCTCTTTCAGGAGCATTGGGATCCCCGCCTTCACTAATAGTAGCTTTTGAAACTTGATATAAATCTTCTGATGAAAAAGTTGTTAAAACTGGAGGAGTTGTATTAAAATAGTTTAAACCTAATCTAAAATCTTCCCACAGTTCTTCATCTCCTAACACAGCGGAGAGTTTATAACTAGAACCTTTTGCATTTACTTCCCTCATTGATAAATGAGATCTTAAAAGGTCTACAAAATATTGTTGTGCTTGAGATAATGCCATTTTTTTGACCCTTGTTATTTAGATAGTTCTCCAACTAACTCATCAAACCTTGTCTCCCATTTACCTTGAGGTATTATTTCTTCGAAACTATGTCCGTTTTTGGCAACTTTATAAAATTCTATTTCTTTATTATTTTCATAAATACCAATCCCGCAATAATCTTTACATTCTTTTCCAACTAATGAAAAGTTAGAATTTTTCTTAATTACCCAAGAATTTACTTGATTACTCGAAGATTTTTCTTTTGATTGTATTTCTTGATTGTGTTGAGATTCTTGTTGAGGAGTTTGAACCTGAGAAGGTTCTGTAGAAGGTGTTGTATTTTCCTCTACTAAAACTTTCACATTACCATCAGGCTTTTTTTCAATACTAATATTAGACAAAACCTCTATCCATGAGAACTTCTTTTTTATTTGATTTTCTACATTTTCTTTTCTTGCATTACCTGATGTCAAAGGACTACCTCTGTAAGAGTCTTTGTCTTCTTTTGCTTTATCATTGCTAAACTCTTTGTTTTGAAGATGCCATGCATTAAGCTCTACTTGTGAAGGATCTCCGCTTTTAGGAATCTTATCTCCTGTAAAAGTTGCATTATTTGGAAGAGTTGTTTTATTGAGAGTTTTGTAAAAATCTGGTTTTGGAATCTCAATGTCTTTCTTCGTTCTATTATAAGATTCTGCCAATACTTTTTTCCAATCTAACATCTTATTTATTAACTCCTATATTAATATTATTACTTATATAATATATAGGATTTTTTAAATCTTTTTACATCTAATTTTGATTTTTTTTTTACAAAACTTTGCTCAAAATTTTTAAAACTTTATCTAATTTTTTAGAGATAGGAAGAAAGAATTTTAACAAAGGAGTATAATATTAATTCTTTTCTAAATTTTGACATTCACTTTTTATACAAGATTTACAAACAAAACATTCTGGCTTATTCTCAAATACTGATATAGGAGGATTGTCCCCTCCCCACCAACTTTGTGCATCTTTAATCACTTTTTCTGTAAGACTTCTATCACATTTTTTGAAAAGATCGCAATCATAATGCTTACAAAATGTTTTATCTTTATAACAAAGCATATCGACAACTCCTTTATACTAATTAATACAAAATAAATACTATCTGCGAAAGCTTTGTAATAAATTTATTTTTCCAATATAAAAAACAAAGGTGTATAACATTTGTAAATGCTATACACCTTTCAGGAGTTTAAAATGGCCGAATTAATATTAATTATGGCTTCCTACCGAAACTCCGTTTGCATTTACGATTGCCATACCTAAATTTTCGTATCCTACATACCCTATTTTTGCTTCTGCAGGAATATCATTTGGCATTAAAATTACCTCTGTACGAATTGGTAATACACCAAAAAATCTTGGTTCTGCAATTGCGTAAACAGTACCTTTAGGCACCTTACGGGATACAATTATATCAATACCCCAAATAGTTCCATAAAGACCAGTTTCCAAAATCTCTCTCATAGTTACAGGATCTAAATCTGTATTATCCCATCCTCTAATGTCTTTGAAAGATGCAAATCTCATTAAGAATCCATAACAAGGTAAATCATGATCCATAACTATACTAGATAAATTATTGAGGAAATATTTATCGCATCCTGTTGTAGAAGTAGTAATTGGATTATTATTAGTATTATTTTGAGTAACAGTATTTAGTAAATGTAAAAACTGTTCGTCTTCTTGCTCTTGTATAGCGATTCTTATCTTTTCTTGAGTACGATCAAGAATATTAAAACGTCTTTCTTGTATTTCTTTTAACCTAATTGAAGCAGGAGCAAATATCTCCCAGGTATTAGGTTCTACATATTCACCTTCAACTGTCCATTCATCAACTTTTCCTCTTTTTGATACAACGTATGCGGGAACGTTAATATCTTTATCGTATCTTGCAATTTGTCCTTGAGCAAGAACGTCTATTTCAAAAAACTTACGAGCTGTACCTACATAATCCAATTGAGTACGAATAGGAACTGCCATTTGAGCTCCTATAGCTTGACGTCCTGCTTCAGTTAACAACGCATTCCATATTTCGTCATTATTCAGAACAGAATCAGAATAATTCTGATATGGATCTACTGTAGTTCCTGCCTCTTTAATGGCGAATCCTTTTTTTGGTTTTGTGTTCATTTTTTACTTACTCCTTTTTTTTGTTGAACGAATTTTTTAATTCGTAAGAATTATAAGGCAATGCCTTATAATAAAAATTTTCAAAACTTTAAATCTAAGGGCCATTGGTAATGGCCCTTCTTAAAAACAACTGCTAAAATCTTAAAATTACTCCAAGTCCATAGTTGTTAGTAGCAGATGGAACTTGGAAAACTTTACCATAAACCGATCCTGTTACAACAGTTGTAAACTTGCCATTCCCACTAACATACAAACTTTGACCTGGCAAAGCATTTTCAACATCAGACTCATATGCTCTATTACTTGAATTTGTTTGAACTTCTTGACTATGATCAATAATAACTTTAGTACCAGCCCCATAAATACAAGTAACTAAAGACCCTGTAGGAGGAGAATTAAGTTCACTAGGACTATCTGCTAATAAGAACATTGTTTCATCTGTAGATGCAATCTTAATAGAAGTCCCAGCGCTATTAAGTGTTCCTAGTTGTCCTGGCATCCATCCACTATTTAATACGGTAGTGGATACAGGGAAAGTATCTTTAGCAAATGCGTGATAGATTATTACTTTAGACATATTATTTAACTCCTTTTTTTAATTTTTTTACAATAAAACGACTTAATCACGATTTTTTATATCTTGCAACTCTTAATCTTACTTGAGAAGGATCAACTCCTTTATTCTTTAACTTTTTCTCTACCGTAGTAAACATATCAGATAATTGTAAACTAGATGGTGTACTTATAGCCACTTGAGGTACAAAACTTGCAGATTTTGTAATTTCTGCATCTGATTCTAAGCTTTTGTCAATCCCTTCTGTTTTTGATTTAGCGTTAGGATCTCTCACTCCAGATAATGTATTTCCAACTATTCCAGAATCTGCATCTGGTATAGTAGCTTCTTTTAATGCAGCTTCATTTACTAATGGTAATTCATTTAACATCTTTTCTGTAAATTCAATAGTTTCTTCGCTCTTACTCATTATTTCTTTAGCATATTTCTTAACTGCTTCCTTATTCCATTCGATTAATCCGCCAGCAGCTGCTAACCTTGCTAATTCAACACCTCTTCTTGCTTTTGCTAATAACTCTTCTCTAGTAGAACTAATTTTTCCTGTACCATCTTTAGCTTTTCCAAACTCTTCTCCTTCAGTAACAGAATTCTTTTCTGGTTTATAATCTATATTTTCTTTTTCTACTTTTCTTTTCTTTGTCAATTGTGATGCATATTCTTTATCTCCATATGCATCTTCATAATATTTTTTTACACCATTAGAATTAGCAGCTTCTTTAGAAAGGGTAGGATTAAGATATTGTCCATTAACTTCTTTTCTTACAGCTTCTAATCCATCTTCTATAACTGCTTCACAAATTAAATTAGCATATGCTTTACTTGCAAAGTTTCTCAGACCTTTTTCATCTTTTGCTCCTAAATGATCTGGTGCATTTGCAAAAGTATATCTAATTGCTCTCCCTTCTCTAGAATCATAAATATCATAATATTGACCAACTGGATTATAAGATGCATTTACAAAAGGTTTTTCATCGTGTGGATTTCCTTCATCTTTCAATCTAGGATCAGATGCTGGGTTCTGCATCTTATCTTCTTTTTCTTTATCTTTGTCAAATTCTTTTGCACCTGCTTGCCAATGTCTTAATTCTATTTCTGCAGGATTTTTTCCTTCAGGCCATTTATCTCCTGTAAATTTAGCTCCTGTCGGTGGAACTGCAGTTCCTTCTCTCTCAAGAGAACTCTTTTTAACATATCCTGCTTTTGCTAAAATTTTATCAAGTAGCGTCATTTGCTTAAGAGTATTAGCAACTTGTTTTAACTCTGGATGAGTAATTTCATCTTCATCTACAGAATCTTTTTTAACTCTCTTCTTAATAAATGCCCAATGTTTTAATGCACTATTTGCTTCTAATATAGCATTATATGCAGCAGAACTTAAATTCTTAACATTAGAAGCAAACTTATTACTAATACGTTTATAAGAAACCTTTTCAACTTCTTCTTCTGCTTGATTAACTAAAGAATCGAGATTTTCTATAACATCTTGAATATCTTCTTTAGCTTCGTCTAAAACTTTTTTAGCATCTTCTGTAGTTTCGATTTTTACTTCTTCTTCTGGTTCTTCTTCAAGTTCTTCTTCTGGTTCTTCTTCAGGTTCTTCTAATTTAAATTTAGATTTTTCTAAAACTTTTTTCTCAGTTGGTTCTGTTTCCATTTCGTTATCGAGCTTAATATCTTTTGGCTTTATCTCTTCGAGGTCTTCTAAAAACTCCTCAGCTGCCTTCTTCGAAAGCTTCAAGTCTTTTATCATATCAATAAGACTTTCTTTAATTTTACTTGTTGTCATCATTTTTAAGCTCCTTTTTTTTTGTTTGCAAACTTTTATAAATCTAACAATTAATAGTTAGTAACTAAAATAAGATATACAAAAAACTTAAATTTTCTAATCTCTTAACTAAAGTAATAAAATAAAAAGTTTTTGTAAATATAATTTTTTTTTCTAAATACTGTTAAAAAAAAAGATTTGTCAAAAGAAAGATTTGTTATAAAAAACACTAGAAGTTTTAATAAAGATGTGTAATATAAGTTTAAACCTTTTCTTATATATTTAAATCTAAGTCACCGTCGGTGATTTCTTGTTAGAGAAGTAATGAAATTCTCTGTTTCTTTCAACCTCATTAAGTTTATAAAGAATAAGCATGTTGTTAAAACTTAATTTACTTAACATAAATTCTTCTTTTTACTTTATACAAAAGGTGTTTTATAAATAAAATTTTCCTTTGTCCATTACCATTTCACTTCACATCCTTTACTTACAATACCTTCTTCTTGTAATAAAGAATAAATATCTAATAAAACATCATCCCCTATCATATTCCTTACATATCTCAAATAATCTTTATATTCCATATCATTTTGAGAACTTATTTTCTCTAAAGCTTTAGCTACTTCATATGCTGGAGACTTAACAATAGAAAGTTCAAAAAATGAAAGTTTATGATTTATTTCTCCATTTCTTACTGCAACCCCTTTATTAGAAATCCCATTTAACACTTCATCAACATCTTTTTTGGATACAACTACATGTTTTAACCACTCAGGTCTTAATAAGTCTTTATCTAACAAATCTCTTATATTATTAGCAGATACAACTGTTATAGCACCTTTACGAATTGGTTTCATATGATCACAATAGTCTGATGCAAACCTAGCTTTGTTACCACAAACACTACATATGCTATACTCTACGTTCGTTCCCATAGAACAAAATAGTTTTTGTCCTGTATCAATCATTTTTATAATGCGTTCTAACGCTCTTTCTACTTCTGGTTCCAAAATCTTCTTTCCTAATAATGTTGTATCTATCTTCATTAATACTTCTATAGAACCATCTTTCTGATTTGGAATACTAAGAATCTTAAGTCTCTTTTCTGCATTATCCTTTCCGTCTAAATCACTCCATCTACCAACACCATCAGGGTAAATAAAACGATTAAGATACGCATCTATTAATTCTCCAATTGCGCCTTTGTCACCTAATTTACTATTATGTTCATAATGAGCTCTTTTCCCTATGAATGACTTGTATCCATAACCTGGTTCATCATCTTCAAAATACTTATAAGGAAATCCGTCCCAATTAGAATTAAACCCTCCTTTTGGTTTATCAACCTCTAAGTTCCCAATTGCTCTAAACCTTAAATACCTATAATCTTTTGTATTTAGAGGAACGACCCTCTTTTCCTTCACAGCTATTTTAGATAAATCATTCGAAGGAAAAACCATTTGTAAAAAAGATCTTTTTACTAACATTTTTTCACCTTTTTAAATTTGTTGTAAAGATTCTCTATACATATTGTTTAAACTTTCTATTGCGTTTTTATCATTTTTCAACAACCTATTAATAAAATCGTGAAATTCAGGAGATGGCATTTGAACAAGCTTATAATAGAGAATCGAAAGAGCTCTATTATTAATTTCTCCATCTATTAATGTTAAGATTTTTTTCCAAATTTCAGGTCCAAACCTAATATCCCAAGATTCATCTTCTAAAGAATCTGCTTGAGAAAGCACCTCATTTCTTAATTTCTCATCTTCTGGTAATCCATGCATTGATATTAACTCCATTACTCCTTTTACTAACTCTTGTACTAAAATAGGAAAATTCACAGCTCTTGCAATTATTTTTGGTACTTCTCCAGAAAGATCAACTCTTACCATACCACCAACAGGAGCAGGAATACCACCCTCAACTTCGCTATTAGGTGGCAATACTAACGGCGGGGCTACCCAATAACCTAATTCTGTAAATATTGAAAACAACGCATATTTATCTATTAATGAAGGATCTATATGATCTAACATTCTTTTTACAAGATGAAATGCATGTAAACTATTTATAGCAGCTCCTTGTATTAATCCATTTATAAATCTTCTTTTAGCAGATTCTAAACTAAGATCTATATTAGTTGTTAATTGTTCTTCTACGTCAACTTCCGGAGAGCTTAGGTTCTTGATTTTACTTCCTGTACTATCATTATTTACAACCCTTTCAATTTTTGCATCAAACTCTATTTCATCTTCTATCCCATATAGGTCTTTTACAATAGATATAGCTAAATCTTCTAAAGCTGGAATATATTCTGATTCTGTTTGTTGTATATCTTGTAATAAGATCATCATCCCTTGTGCAATATCAGAAACAGTACGAACTCTTATATGAGAATATCTTTCTAATAATTTTAGTAAGTATTGAAATCTTGAAGACGCTATATCTTTTAAAAATGTTCCACTTGGTATAGAAGGTATAGAATGATATGGAGTATCATTTTTATCGATCTTTTCTGCTATATGAGGATGAATCTTTAGTGCGGCTTTTTTTTTAAGTGCTTCTTTTACGTTAGCTTTAGGTTGAGGTTCAGTACCGGGCTTAATATTTGGTTTTTTAAATGGATTAACCTTTTCAGGAGTTTGTGGAACTTCTTTTGTTGGTATTTCTACTGGTTCTTCATCTGGATCAATAGTAATAGTTTCGGGAGGCTCTTCTGCAGGTTCACTTTCGATATTTTTTATGAGAGCTTCTTTCCAACTTATTTTAATTTTTTTAGCGTTTTCTGATAAATCCTCTTTTAAAAAATCTAAATAATTGTCTTTAAAGAAATTTACCCCAACCTTGTTTAAGCAATTAAACCATTGAGGAGTGTCTTTAACGCCGGCCTCTTTTAAAATATTTTCAAGAGACTCCCCATCTACAAGTATTGAGGACTCATTTATTTGATATCCATTTTTCTTTTTTGAAACCTTGTTAATTGATTTCATATCTACCTCTCTTTTTTATATTTTTTTCTTTTTTAATACTTTATTTTCTTTAATTAAAGTCATATCGTCTGAAAAAACTAATCTTTTAATAGGTTCTTCCATACTCTCTGCGATTCCTTCGGGAGCAGGTGGTGGTTCTGTACCTTCTGCTGTTTCTGGAGGACCTTCTGTTCCTGCAGGAATAGGTGGTTCTTCTCCTGTCAATCCTACCAAGTCTCCCCCTCCGAAATTAACTTCGTCAAAATTCATCCCTCCTCCTTTACCTTTATTTTTAGATAAATAAAAATCTAATAACCCCTCTTTCTGAAGTTCTTGATAAAACGCTTTCATTCTTTTAATATCATTAATTTTTGCTTTTAATTGATCATCCCTATCTAATTTGGCTAATCTTGCTATTAATCCAGAATCAACCAACTCAGGAAATTCTTCGTACATCCACCTTACGTAATTTTTCATATTTTCATCATAAGATGCGTTTAATGCACCAAAATCAAGTTTTGGAAATACATATTCTTTTGAATATCTCTGATTATTCTTATTATATTCTGCAGTTTTCTTTAGCAAAAATTCTTTAAAATCAGGATTATTATAATCCTCTTTATAACTAAAAGCTTTTCTTATCTCTTTAAGAAAATTGTCTTCTTTACCATACTTAACTTTCTTTACACCTCCGTATCCTGCAAAAACTTGTTTGACTCTATAAAAACCACACATATCAGCAATAGGCTTAAATATACCATTATGAAATAAATACTCTAACTTTAATTGTAAATTAAGAAATCTTTGTCTTTGTACTTCTAAAGAAATATAAGCTTGTCCATAAGATCCTCCTTGACCTGCAAGTAATTGTTCGTGAACTCCTAAGCCTATGAACTTTAATCTATAAATTCTGTCAAGCTCTGGTCCTACTGGTAAAGCTCTACCATTTGAACCATAATATTCAATTCTAAAACCAGGGTGTGTTATATAAGTAAAATTAGGGTCTAATTCAAATGCTGCAATTGCATCTCTTACTTCCTCTAAATCTGATTCATCAGGTAACCAATTAAGATTTGGATCTCCTACATGTGCAACGGTAAAAGGAACTGCGTGTCGAGTTGCTAATGCAAAATTAGCTTGATTAAGTCTATCTTCTAACATTAAAACTTTTAAAATTCTTTTTATTATAGACCTTCCTTTAGTTTCATATGGTCTCTTCGCATGAGTAAGAATAAAAGTATTGTTTGGATCTAATGGGATCTCTCTATTCAAAAAAACATATTTCTTTACTTCTTCGGGAATTTGTTTATATAAAAACTGTGGAGATTGTGTTTGAACAATTCTTTTTAATGCTTCATCTGGTATTAACTTAACTAAAGGGTTTTCATTTATCCACGTACTTTCAATTTTTACATAATCAGGATTTAAAATAGCAAACTGATCCCACATATAATCAATTTCATTATATGCACCAAATAATACTACAGTACCGATTTCATAATACTCCATAACTAAGTCAGTTATTAACTTATAAGCGTTTATTCTATCCCACATTTCTTCATAATGTTGTTGAACTCCACTATCTTCACATATACCTAATCGAAGACTCGAAAGAGGTAATTCCGTTAAAATTTTTAAAGATGCCCCAACTATCGGATCTGTTTCTGAAAAGAACCTATATAAACCATGTAAGCTTCTTTCATCTGTAGGAATTGCTAAAGTAGAGCTTGTATAGCGTGGATCATTAAAAAGAGGTGCTGTACGAGAAGTATCTAAAAAACCTACTTTTTGCATTAAAGCATAATTCTTAATCTTATCAGTATTCCCTGCAACTTTTAATGGTTTGGGTAAAGAAAAAGAAGTAATAGAAGAATTTCTTTGACTCAATGCACTTCTAAAATTTTCTTCTGTTCCTTTGATAATAAATGCCATACGTTAACTCTTTTTTTCTTATATTTAATATTTAGAAATATTAATCAGTTTTACTATCAAAATTTTTAGATTTAGAAAACCCTAATACATATACAGAATAAAGAATATAATAAAGAGCATTTTTTATAGAATTATCTATACTATCAATATTTAAAACTTTTAATATTTCCTCAATCTTTTTTAGTAGTGTATTTCTCACAAGACACCACTGATAAAAATTGTGCAATTAATCCATTTTCAAAATGCCTTACAAAAGCCTCTGCCGCTCTTTGTGCTCCTACAAAACCTTTATCGTAATGCCAAGTATCAGTAGCAGATAATGCTCGTAATACTCTTACCATAACACCTTGAGATTCGTCCTCTCTTAAATATGTAAAAATTTCTTTCTTATGATGTTTATCTCCAGTTTGCCACTCTCTAAACTTAGTAATAGCCCACCATTCGGGTTGTTCTAAAGACATTAACAAAGGCAACTTTTTTAAATCTTCATAATATCCATGAGTAAATCCTATCAAATTCTTGCCATACAAGTAATATTTCCTTTTCACTGCTCTATTATCTACTGTTACATTAGGATTGTTATGATACCAACATTCTAAAGAATCTCCTAAATAAAAAGTTCTTTCTTCATCATGATTTCCAGGAACTATAACAACGTCTACTGGTGCAATTGTAGATAACATATCAATCATTCTTATAGCTAATAACCTTCCTTTTTTAAAGGTTTTTTGATATCTTGTGTCTTCTTGTTGAAGAGTATTATGAACAGTAGTATTAAATTTATTGTTTACATTAAAATAATCATTACCTACTGGAAATAGTATTCTATCAATAGTATAAACGGAACTTTGATTAATCAAAGAACTTAATGAATCGAGAGCAACTTCTTCTGCAATTTTGATATCATAATCTTCTCCACTCTCTTCATTCCACGCAAGTTTTCCAAAATGTAAATCAGGCATATCAATTTCAAGCAAATACTTTTCTTTGTGTTTTTTATAAAAAATCTTTGGATATTTTGGAGAAAATTTTTTAATCTCGTCTTTAATTTCTTCTTTAATATTTTTTAAAAGTATTTCCTCTTTTTTTCGTCGCAACCATGCTTTTACTTGATATAAAGGTTTTATCTCAACTCCATCTTTAGGAGTTTTTACACCCACTTCCCACTTATTACAAACCCATCTTTCTATTTCCCATATACTTGTGTCGATGTTACAAACTCTTATTAAATCTTGTTCATTTAAAACTCTCTCATTAACAGTAGAAGTAATTTCCGCAACATCTTTATTAGCGGAAACAAGCTCTTTTAAGTATTTTCTAGAAGGCGGATGAAAGTCAGTTTCATTAATAGAAAAAGTTTTTCCACATACTTTACAAAAATATCTTTGTTTTTTATTAACAGAAAACCCCCGTTTTACGAAGGAAGTATTATTACAATAAGGACATACTAACGGTGGTGTCATGCGTTACTCCTTTATTTATATGGAACTTCACTTCTTAAAGATTCATCTCTTTCAACATTTTGGTGTAATCCTTTCTCAAAAATCATTTCTTCATCATTTTTTGTATTTCTTTTTTTATAATCTTCATTATCTTTTTGTTTACTTGGATATAAATTCAATTCGTTTAGCGGAGAAATATCATAAAACTCTTCTGATTCTTTATCTAAACTACTCCAACACAATTTAGAAGAAGTAACACCTGTGTAAGCTTGTTGAGGCAAACTATCTAACTCTTGATAAACTTTTGGATCTTTTTTATACTCCTGAGTGTCTTCTCCTATATACTCATCTTTTGGAAAAGGTAAATCTTTATCCTCCCAATGAAACATAACAAGATCTTTGTAAAATGGTTGATCCACATCACTTTTATCAGTATATGTTTCTGGTGAAGAAAATTTTAGTTTACTCATTATATCCATAAAGATAACCCATCTCTTTTAGTAGAATCTAAAGACTCTTCTTCTTTATCTTTTTTATCTATAAAAGGACGATTTAACATATCAGTATTCCAAGGTTGCTTAAAGTCTAAAGAATCCAAAGCAGTTCCTTCTCCTTCCCCCGGCTCGTTTATATTTAACTGTTGTCCTCGTTCTTTATCATAATCAAAAAAGATATCTTTATAAGACCTTTTTCTTGTAGCAACTATATTAAATCTTAAATCCTTCATTCATCCTCCTTAAACTTATACAAAAATAAAGTAAAATCATCTATAGCATAATTGTCTTTCAAAACAACTTTATAAGTTATTTCTTTTTTAACAAGTTCATAAACATCATTTGGATTATTATATCTTAAAGTAGGATAATTATAATGATTATTCTTTTTTAAAAAGTTAACACCTACTCCAGAAGTACAAATACGATACATTTCTTTTAACATATCTCTAACATAATCCTCCCAATCATCCCCATCAAATGCAAAAATACCACTCGCAAAAACATAATCAAAAGAATGAGAAGGTAATGGATCTATTAAAATATCTCTTTTTTCAAAAGTAACGTTCTTAACTAAATTAAACAAATTTTTTGCTTTTTTTATAACCTCTTCATTAATATCTACTCCGTGGTACTTCTTTACGTTAATATTTTTTTCTTTCAAAAAAGAAAAGAAACTTCCCCATCCGCACCCTACATCTAAAATTGTTTTGTTATTTAAGTCTCCAATCTTTATTAAGGTCTCAAATCTTGATTCTTGTGCTCTTTTTCCAGACCAAAAAATACTATAGTCTTTATTAAAAACTTTTGATCTTTTTTCATAAGCAATCAAATTGTTTAATTTATAATGATCATACTTACCACTATTTTCTGTCACTTTATTCCAAGCAAGTTTTGAATTCATTGAGAATTACCCTCTTTTTGATCAAGTGAAGATTGTAAAGTTGAGTCTTCTAAGGACTGTTTGAACCTCAAAACAAAATCTTCTATAAATTCTTTTTTTACAAAAAAAACACCGTCGTTAAGTTCTATAGAATTATTCTTAAAAATTCCAGTAGCAACAACTATTACTTCTTCTCCTTGTTCAAAAGGTTTTAAACTTTCAACACATAAAGACTCTTTATAACTCAAATCAACAAACTTAATATCATCCAAATATACTTTATTTACATTACCAGTAATTTCCATAATTACCTCTCTTTTTTATATTGATATAAAATATTAAAGTCATAATAAATTCCAGCATAAACATTTCTTTGAACAAAATCATATCCTAAATAAAAATTTCTATAATACCCCTCCATTCCTAAAGAAAATTGAGAGTTGTAGTTATTAAAGCTCGATAAAGTTTGTACATATGCTCTTAACTTCAAGATTGGCTCCTTTACAAGAACTTCAGAAAGTTGATTTTGAACATAAAAAGCAGAATCAATAGAATAATCAACATTTATTTTTACTCCGGGAGTAAGTGATTTTGTAAAAATTTTCCACATATTATCTTTATCTCTATACAACTCAGATTTAACAAAAATAGGATCAAATACAAAAGATATTTGATACATACTCTTATCAGTATCAAAAAAATAACGAGTAAATCCACTATATTTTACAATAGATTGTTTACCAGAAAAAGGTACTTCTATATATGTACTGTCTTTAATTGGAGTTGTGTATTGACTTGCATGTAAACTATCAAACAACAATTTCAAATAAAAAGCTTGGGTCAAATATTTACCCTCAATACTTTGAGTTTTTAAATTAAGATTTTTAACTTGTCCAATAAGTACTTGTATAGAATCTTCTTTTTGAGACAAAATATTACTATAATATTGAGTATTTTGAGACATGATTAAAGAAAAAGAGCTCAACTCTTTAGTAACTTTTTGATACTTATTATAAAATATTATAAAACTCACTAACAACAATGAGCAAATTGTTATAAGTACAATATTAGTCTTCTGCATACGTTACCTCTTTTAATATGCAAAAATTAGGTATATACTCTAATCCATATGCACCTCCACCTAAGTTAATCAAATTTTTACGTACATCTTTAAAAGAAACTCTTACTTGCAATATCTTATTATCTTTATTAACTAATGAAAAAGGAATTGACATTATTGAGTTCCAAAGAATTACATGAGTTGGAGATAAGTCTTGATCTTCGGGAAAGATCCCCATTCTAACATCCAGATCTTTCCTAACAATTGTATAAAGATCTTCATTATATAAATCTGCAGTTCTCTTCATTATTTAAATTATTTAAATAACCCTAAAACTTCTGTTATATAAAATGAGTCTTCTTTAACTACTATCATAGGAGGTTTAAGTATTCTTATCTTCATTCCTTCTCTAATAATCTTACTCTCTTTTTCAACTAAATCTCTAACGGAGTTATCAATGCTCCCAGGACGTGAAATTTGATAACTATTTGTAGATACAACATATTCTTCCATTTCATTAACATTAGAACTATTGTCAAAAACAACTCTATAAGTATTTCGAAGAGATTCTACAGTTTCTGGAGTTACAACACTATACAAATCCTCCGTTATTTCTTTTTCTTCTAGAGAAATTATACCTTGCTTAGAAGGTTTTTGCGCTTTCTCATTTTCTACATTTTTGATCTCTTCGTCCTCTATAGTTTGAGTCTTCTCATTTTGAGCTGAAAATTCATTCTGAGTTTTTTCGTCTTTTTCTTTCGAAAAGAAAAGCAAAACAACATCGTAATCTTTAAACTTATTTTGAGAAAACTCCCAAAAATCTGATTCAAAAGTAATTACTTCACCGTCTGGTTTTAAAATTCCAATTTTCATAATTACCTCATATTAATATATAGGATATTTTATCCAATAATTTGACCATTTATCTTTATTGGCCACGGATGTGGAGGATAAAATGGAACATCTAAAATCTGAATAGAATCTATATTAGAAATTAAGAACTGCCTGATATTATCGTTTGAATTTACATCCCATCCCCATACACAGGGTTCTCCTGCTTTATTATACCCAATCTCATAAATGCCACACACGTGAGTAACTGCTTCTCCAGTAGTCTTCTTCGTATAATTAATTACAACCTGTAATTTATTGGCAGTTGCTTTTTCTAAAGCAGCTAAATCTTGAGAGGTTAACATACGTTATTCTCCTTTCTTTCTTTTCGATTTTTTTTTCAAAAAATAGAAATAAATATACGTACAATACGAACTATTAATGCAATATACACTGGTATAGATATTATAGTTAACATTAAATAAAGAAATTTACCAGTATCAACATACTTTGAAAAAACTTTGTTCGAAACAAGTAAAATTATACCAAAAAGTGAAAGATTTAATTCAGAAAGAATATAAATAAGGTATATAATTAACGGCACATAAGTATAAATTGCTAACCCTATTCCTGCAGATCTTAAAATTTCACTTAATAAATTTTCTTCCTGTTCCATAAGTTTTTCCTTATTTTTTTTATATATAATACAAAACTAATGAATTCTCTTCGCCATTAAAGGTTTAGGTAATTTTTTTAATTGAAACGGTCTTACTCCATAATGTCTTAATTGGCGAATACTCTCGTGAGTAGGAGTAGAAATAAGACATAATCTATGAACTAAATTAGCAGTAACATCTGCAAAATCATCATGCTGAACAGGTCCTGTAGAAGGATGATGGTAAAATGTTTTGTTTCCTTGAATAACTCGTTGTAAATACTTGAGTTCCAACTTCCATCTCTCTACCCACCCCTCTTCATCAATACCATAAATCCTAACCTGTCCTAATGCTAGTTTTTCTAAAAAATCTCCATACATATCTGCTTTGTAACCAGCAGTAAAAGTAGTTTCAATAGCAGGAAGTCCTAAGCTTTGTAAAATTGCAACCGGAGAAGTAGAATCAAATTGGTCATAAACAATTTCATGTATAAAATTTTTCCCTCCTAAATCATCTACTAAATTTAAAATAAAATTTATTACATCATTAGGATCAACAGAATGCCTAATATATTGACCTCCTTCATATCTTGTCGTAGAATCAAATCCTTTTAACCCATCAATATAATATATCAAGTTCTTTTCTTCTGTCACATCTTCGTTTAAAACTCCTTCAACATGTCCCCATGCAATTGCATAAGTATCAGATGTTTTTTGTTTAGACTTACCACCAGGGTCTACAGATATTACATATTTTAGTCTTTTAGGATTACTACGTACGATAGTTATAGACTTTTGAATTGCATTTTCTATCCATTGTTCTTGAATACTAGACCCTGCAGGATTTCCAAAGTGTGCCCCGTATTCCATTTGAGCTCCTATAGGGTCTTTTCTAAAGTCATCTACAAAATCACTAAAAGTAAATGTTTCAAAACGAGCTTGCCATGTTGATAGTTGAATAAGTGCATAAGAAGGATCAGGAATGACACTTTCAAAATTCTCTTGTTCCATCCCTCCCGCAATACAATATTGATTATAAAACTCCCCTCCTTTGTCTCTGGGAGAAGATTCTATTAACACTTTACCATCTTCTTTAAAATCTTTGGTAGAGGGTACAAAAGCCTTCCATATAGCATAATCTGTCTTAGGATTCTCAAATAAAATAGAATCTTCTACATTACGTAATTTTGGTCTTTCAAAATGTGCGAACTCTGATAACATTAAAGTTTTTATTGATTTACCTCTATGAGTAGCAGCAGACGTAGTAACAGACTCGATCATAATACTACCCGGTAATAAGGACGCTCTTTGTATTCCAGATCCTCTCTTTATTAAACTATTCTTATATTTTATTTCATCATTAAGCCTCAAATCATAAGGAGTAAATAATCTTAATTCTGTAGTACTATCTTTATCAAAATCTATATATGGTTCAAAAAATGAATTCTTTCTTATATTATTCTTAGTCAAAGCAAAAACATCTTCTGCTTGGGATCCTGCGGCGGCAACGTGCATTATAGTTATTGTGTGTCTATCTCTAATACCATAATACTCTTGAGGATTCCCTTTGCAAATCAAACTATATGCTTCATAAGTTGCAATAAAAGAAATTGTAGTAGATTTTGTAGATCTTCTTCCTAAAACTAAAACTAAAAACTTTATAGGTGTTTTTCGATGTAAATCTATATTTATTCTCCACTCATTTTTTAAAATATCTAAAATTTTTTGTTCTTCTTTATCGGGGGGGTAAATTTCCCATAAATTATAAAAAGTCTTAATAATTACTCTTTGTACGGGAATTAGATCTTCGTTTTGGTACTCTGAAGAAGTAAGAAAAGTTAGAGCATCTACTTGTTTTTTAGGAACATAATCTTTTACAACTTTAGTAATAATTTCATTAGAATATGTTTGAAACAATAATTCACTCATTATATTAAACTATGAACAAAATCAATAACAATGTTTTTCGCCTGATCATCTAATAAACTGTCTGAGTTATCGTATATTTGAGTCTCCCCTCGAGGGTCTACAACAACTGCAAAATTTGATAGGTCATATCTTAGTCCACGTGTACCCTTAGAAGATCTAAAAAGATTTTTTTCAATTAGGAGTTGTTTTAATTGATCTAAAACTTTAGGATCTTTAATATGAACATAGTATAAAGTATTTCTTAAACGCACTCTATAATTATTCCAAAAACCGGAGTTGCCATGAGTAGTACACCAAGAACACTCCCCTCGTTTAGGATTTACAAAGTATCTAAATCCTAACTTTCTAGATGCTTCATGTGTATAAGGAACAACTATAAGTACTTTGTCATTATCTGCAATAACATCATAATCATTTTCTAATTCTTTTACAGTAACAAACTTACGATTCCTTTGTTCTTCCATGTAATTCTTAAAATCATCATATGACTCAAATCTATTAATATCCTTAACCTCGGAAATATTTCTATTAGAAATTATGAAAAATTCTTCTATATAATTACGTAATTCTTCTAAATCTAAATTAGGATTTTTTATGTACATCTTAACCATCCAATCCAAATACTTCTTAGTAGAAGATGGATCTATAGATTTTAATTGTTGTACTACCTCAGGAGAGATTTGACCTTTCGAAAGCATTAATTTTGTATAATCCCCAGAAAACTTAAAAATTTGAGTTTCTTCAGAATTAAGACTACCAACTCTAAAGCGAGATGGGTCTTTAGGTCTTACTTCTCCAATATCCGACTTCTTTAAAGAAGGTTGTCTTTCAAATAAATAAGGTTCCTTTTCAAGTTTTTTAACATAAGTTTCTTCAAAAGGATACTCTACTCCAGACGAAACTTTAAATACTTTTGGATAAATTATCTTGCCTTCTGGAGTAATTCCAACTATTGCAGTAGCTCTTGCTTTCAATCCTTTTCCATATTTCCACTCTAACTCAAATTCTAAGTTGTTCAAAGTAGATAAATCATTCCCTGCTTCTTTGGAATATTCTCCTCTTTTATATCTTGCAATACACTGAGTCATTCCTTTATTTTTCGCAAAATCAGCTAATTTTTCGGAAACATTATATACTACTCTTCTGTCAAGAAATGTATTATAAGTACCTTTAGCATTTGCATCTTTTCTAAGAAGATCTACATTTTTAGTTTGCAAAATTTCTCTAGTACTTGTTTTAGAAGGAACTTTCAAGACTTTATCATATGAAACTAATTCTGTACCACAATCTGGACAAGTAGGTATAAATTCTTTATTAGCTTTACTTGCTAAATTTTTCTGTTTTTGAAGTTTTTGATTTCCTAAAGAAATTACCTTATTACAATCTGTACAAAATAATTTTGTAGTAACTACTTCCGTAGAAGAAGTTTTTACCATTTTGTCAACAATCTGTTTTTCTTTATTACTAACTTCTATTACTTCCTTGATATCAACCCATTCAGGAAGTTCTTTTTTTACATTGCTATTAATCGTTGGAATTATTCTTGTCATCTCTTAAACCCCATTTTTTTTATTTAAATCTTAGAATTAATATCTTTTAATTTCTCTACAATGTCTATAGTCTCTTTCAAAATATCAAAAAGCATTTTATCTTCATATACACTATCATCAGCAGAGGTAGAAATTTTTTTCTTTTGTACTTCTGAAACTGGATACTTATATAAAAATCTTTCTAACACTAACTTAGTATTTTCTCCTTCTATAAGAGCCTTTATTTTATTAATTTCTTCTACAATTTTAGGATTAATCTCTTGAGCTTTTTTCAAAATTTGTGCTAACGTTGCGGATGGGGCAACTGCTTTTTCTCTTTCTACAAGAGCATATACATCATCCTCTAAAACAGCGACTTTATCTTGAGTTTTCTTTAATTCTTGATAAATCATATCCAAACAAGATTTTAACAAAGAAACATTTTTAACAAGTTCTTCATTTAATTCTTTCGTAGCGTCTATAATAGCTTGTTGTAAAGGTTCTGTTTTCTTTTTTATCTCTTGTTGTATTTGCTCAATTTTACTCTGAGTATCTTTAAATAAGTCAATAGCTGTTTTTACATTAGGATCTGCTTCTTTTAATACTTCTGGTTCTACATACTCTTCTAATTTTGGAGCTTTTTTAACTTCTTTATATTGTATAGGTAATTCTTCTATGTCACTATCTTGCGCAGATTTACTAAAACCTCCAATAATTTGATCTAGAGCAATCTCGATTGAAGATGCATACCTTTGTTCTGGAAAATCTTTCCTTAAATCCTTTATCTTCTTATTCTTTTCTGATCTTGATAAATAAGTAGTAGATTCTTCTCTCTTCTTTGTATAATCTGGTAAATATTGTTCGTTCTTAAAATGAGGTCGTTCTTCTTCAAACTTTCTGTCCATTTCTTCCATTGTTAACTCTCCGTATCCTTTCGGATTTTTAGACTTGTCTACATCCTTAGGAAACTCTGTTAATCCTACTTCAATATCATCTCCTCCCCTCATTGGTATTCCAGTTTTTCTATCTCTTCCTACTTCTTTAATAAGATCTCCTTTATATGGAGAATACTCCGCCTCTTTATTAAATCCTAATTCTTTTATTGCTCTATCTTGTCGCGACTCTTTAAGATAAGTAGGAATTGTTGCAATTTCATCCTCACTCATTTGAGAAAATGTTTTCAACTGCTTTCTCATATTTAACCAACTTCTTTTTGTATTCCAGTCTTTTCTCATATTTTTTACCTCTTTATTTACTTCTCTAAATGAAAGACTCACTTTTGGCAATTTTTCGTTAAGTAATTTTTCTAATATTTCTTCTGCAATCTTCTCTACAGAAAAATGAGATGAAGTTTTTATAGAAGGTTTAAGATTAACACTATTTTGTTCACTTACCATTACTTGTTGTTGAGTTGCAGGATCAATTAAAGTAACCCCTTTTCCAGGAACGTGTTGATACACTTGATACTCTTTCCCGTCAGCAGGATTAACCACAAACTCTCCTTGTTGAAATACTTTAGGACTTAAGTTTTGTTGAACTGGTTGATTCATAAACAAGTGTTATTTGTTATTAAAACAAAATTCATCTAAACTAAAAAAACTCTAAATCTAATTGTAACTGAGTTTCTTGTAATCTATTATAAGGATCCGTATCTACAATCCAATTAATCAATATTTTAGAAGCGTCTCTTCTAAAAACAATTTCGGGAAACTTCCTCAATAAAATATCTGCACCTTTCTTAAAAATATCAATTTTAAATTTTGATTTTACTAATACTCTATCTAAATAATTATAGTATTTATTAAACTCATTCATTATAGTTTTTCTTTCTGTTTAAAACTGAACTGGACTATTTAAGTCTTCAAATGACTTATTTTGAGATTGAAAATCACTCTGTAAAGGATTTTGTTTGTTCTTCTGCTTTAAAAAATTATCTAATTTATCTCCTTCATCTATAAATTTTACAACTACTTCTTTTTCATCAGGATTTGTAACAATTTGAAATATTCCTTTCTCATCTTTCGCTTTCTCACTATCATAAATAACATCATCTATAGCATTCTCTAAGTTAGGATTGGGAGGATTCGGCGGTAATGCAGATGGAACTTTTGTTTGATCCGAATTTCTATTTTTTACCCAAGACATTGGAGAAACACTATCTGCTACATCTCCTGCAACTTTTAATAAATCTTTCAATCTTTCATCCCCTTCTATCAAATCATATAACTTTTCTTCTAGTTTTTTCTTAGTATAAAGATCTAACTTACCTACATCTCTTACAATTTTTATATATTCTTTGTTCTCTGGTAAAAACTCAGATAAAATTTTTCTATACTGCTTTAAAAGATTATCGGGCAAATATCTACTAAAACTTGCAACCCATAAACCAAAGTTAGGATCTAAATAATGATCTGATTCTTTATTCATAGAAGATTTCTTTTCCTTTTTATGTTTAAAATATTCTACTTGTTTTAGTCGTTTACTTGCCTCTTCTTTTGTATCATAAGGACCTCCTAAATTCTTCCCTTTTTCACTAACTACATACCACTTGTTTTTCTTTAAAACTATTGAAGATTTTTTGTCTAAATCATCTTCTTTTGAATCATCTTCTTTTGAATCATCTTCTTCCATTTTCTTAAGTTTATCATAATAATCTTCATCTTCTATCAAATGATCTTTTGCAATTTCTTTTGCAATTTCTTCATCATCTGTATGTTCTTTTTCCACTTCAATACCTTCTTCTAAACTGTCTTCATCAAAAGCTTCGTCTGGAATATCATCTGCAAGTCCTCCTTCAAGACGATCTGTTTCATCTGGTGTCTCTTTAAATTCTTCTAAGACTTTTTCTAAAAAATTGTCTATTAATTCTTCGTCTGCATCAATATGTATATCTAATGAAGAATTTGCGCTTGAAAATTTTGATAAAAAAACATCTTTTATTTGATAAAGATTATATACAGATTCTAAATAACCAGCTATATAACTTGCTTCTTCTGGACTTAATTCAAAAGAGTCTACAAATACTTTAAACTCATTATCTACATCATAATAATTGTCAGAACCTATACTACTCGCAAAAACTTCTGCAAGACTGTTCAACTTTTCATCATCTCTAACATCCATTCCTCTTTTGTATTGCTCATCGTCTAAATAAAGCGCCATATCGGCTCCTGCCTTTGATTTATTTCTTCTTTGCTTTTTCGATAATTCATTTGTAAATTCATCTAAAGTATTACTTTTATTTTTGTCTGATATTTTATCAATCCATCCTGCAAATCTTACTAAATCGTGAGTATCTGGCCTCTCGAGCATTTCTCCGACTTTAATCTTGCTACTTAAGCGAATTGACACCTTTGCTCCATCCTCATTAATAAAATACCCATCTATAAAAGATGGAGTGTTAGAAGATAAATTACTCAAAGCTATTTTCCATGTATCTCCTCTTGGAATATTGACATTAGAAGAAGTATGTTTATATACCTTAATCCCTTTAACTCCATCTGTAAATTCAAATACAGTTGGCTTTAAATTAGACCACTTAACTAAAGAAGATGTAGATATCGGAAGAGGTTTAGTATCCATTTGTTGTTCTTCTGCAGATTCCCCCCACTTAACATAAACCACATCTCTATCAACTATTTTTGTAATAATTCCTATTCTTCCGTAAGAATCTTTTACTCTATCCCCTTCAAACAATAGTTGTCCATACATATCTTCTGCAACATCATTATCACTAGATAATTTTTTAGAAGCCTTTTGTTGTTGAACTTGTGGTTTTTGCACTTGTTGCTGTAAAAAAGGAGGAGGCGTTTGTTGAGTTGGTTCTAATTGAGAAGGTGGAGCTCCCCCCTCCTCCTTTGGAGCTTCTTCTTGCCCATTTTGTGGAGTCACCTTCTTCTGATAAAAATCTAATGCGTGTTGCGGATCTGTAAACTCAATTGTTACAGTACCGCCACCTCCACCTCCAGTTTCGTTTAATTTTAAGTCTTTTGACTTAATCCCTGGAGCAATAGGTATATTTTTAGGATCAATATTTGAAGCAGTAACTAATTCATCATCAAAAGGATTAAACTCCCCTATCCAAATATTAAAAATTTTATTAGCCTCAACTGGATCCAAATCTGGAAACTTTTTCATTAAAAAATCTACTCCTTTATCTAAAAGAGTTTGTTCACTATATGAATAAGGAAAATTCAATAAACGTAACAATTCTGTAAAGTATTTTCTATATTCTGGGTATTTTTCATATACAGAAAAATCCATCGATTTTTTCTTAAGCTTATGAGCACTCTTTGTTATTTTAGAACCAAATATTTCTTGAAATTTTTCATTAGCAACTTGTCTAATAATCTCATCTTCTTCTGTAGTATAAACCACTAACCAATCTTCTGCTGTACCAGTTTTTTCATCCACTATAGTCTTTTTTATCCAAATTTTTCCATAATCATCATCATCTGTAGCTTGTTTGTATAAACCCATACCAATTGGTATAAAATTCTTTAGTAAGGCGCTAGAAAATTTAATCTTACCAAAATCAGAATTATCGTAATTTGATAAGTTTGTAGAAGACGAATTATTAGACATTTCTTGTAAAGTTCTTCTTACAGAAGACAAAATGGACATAGTATTTCGAGATATTTTATTAGCGTTCTGAATTGGAGGTCTTCTTGTTATCATTTCTTGTACCTTTATCTTTATTTATACATTGAATACACTTATTTTCTTTAGAATTAAAATTTTCAATCAACACCAAATTTTTACATAAAGGACACTCAACATATTGTTGGTTCTTTGAATCTATTGATATATTAAACGTCTTTTCCAACATAATCTTTCATCCTTAAAATATATAGTAATAACTTCATAAAAAACTATAAAATTTTTAATTATCTCTCACTCTCCTCTTCTTTCGAAGAAGAACTTTATAAAAAGGCATTACTTGTCTTCTATGGTCAATATTTCTTTCATCAGAAGAAGACAACGCCACTTTAGTAATAATATTTTTTTTATCGATCTTTAAAATATCCTTAAAAGAATTCATAGTTTTCCTCCTTATAATTAATATATAGTATTTTTATTAAAAAGATTTGTTTCTTTCTTAACGATCTCTTTTGTAATACGCTTCATCCACAAATCAGAAGTTACTTTCTCCATTTTTAACATATACATTTGAGAATACTCTCCATAATATCGTGTTATAACAGAACTTAACATAAAATTCTTTCTCCCACTTTTAGATAACTCTTGATTAATTAAAACGCGTAAAACATAAGCAGATGCTCTTATATTAACATCGGGCAAATATAAATCCATTTTATTTTCTGCAATACCTTTAGAAATTAAACTATCCCCCCAAAATTCCCAAATAATTCCGCCTAATCCAATTGCATTAGTTACAACAGGTTTACCTTTTACCATAACAGTTACAGTAGGATGAGTAATATTAAAATGATAATCAGATTCTATACGAAAAATTGCGTGTAATAATCCAATAGGAATATCAAATTCTTTAGAAGCAGATGTAATTGCATCTTTGACAATTTTTATAAAACGACTAGAATATCCATAAGTATGTAAATCATCTTCTACAAACATCATTTCATAAGAAACATCTAAATTCTTGTTGTTTTTTGTAGAAACAGATTTAGATAAAAAATGAGTTGAATAGTAATTAACTATTAAAAACACTCCTAAAAAAAGGAGTAATAAAAATATTATAATCTTTAAATATTTTACACTTAAAAACTTCATCACATATTCTCCTTCTTTTTCTTTATACCTTTAATACATATATATAATACAAAAAAAATAAGCTAAATTACTTCCATTCAATTTCGCCTACTACCATAATGGAAGACTTGGTAAGTTTAGGAGAAAGGTATACAGGACATCCAAGTATGTAACAAATGGGTTTTTCTTTTGTAAAGAAGTAAGACTTTATAGCATTTCTATCTTCTTGGGAGTAATCTCTATATACAAAATTTATCATACAATCAAATACAACAGGACTTATTAATATAATCAAAGGTATTCTATTATTCTTTCTCAAATAAGAACTTTGTCTAAGTATAGAATCATAAACTTCTTCATTTTGATAAGTTAAGTACTTAACAAACTCTTTTTCCTTAATATCTATAGAAAGCTTAGATTTAAAATTACAAAGTCTACAAAGAACACAAATAGAAGAATTTACTACAAAAATTTCTTCGTAGAACTCTCCTTCTCCTTTAGAAAACTTATATTTATAAGGACAATGTATTGGAGCTTTAATAATGTTGTCTTTGAATACTTCTAACTCTACATCATACATAACTAATATTATAACTCCTTTATTGTACTTACATCATTATCTTTTATAACTTCATATACTTTATTAGCAGAAGATGCAAGAGCTTGACTGTGGGTTACAAAAATTACTTGTCTATTAAATCTTTCGCTTAATGACTTTATAAAAATTCCAACTCTATTTGCATACTCTTCATGAACTGAAGATGTAGGTTCATCTAATATGATAGGTCCTTCTATTTTTAGTAATTCCGCAAATAAAAATCTTAATATTAATCCTAATACTTCACTAACAGCTCCTCCATATAAAAAAGCAATATCACTATAATTACTTAACATTTCTTCAATCTCTTCTTTATAGTTTTCAAAATCTTTTAAATATTCTTGGTACAAAGTTTCTTTTTCAAGATTAGGAAGAACTACAAAATCTACCTCAATCTGATTCCTTCTATTAACAAACACTATATGAAAATATAAATTTTGATTAAAGATAAAATGTAGCGCTTCTGTAACTATTGGTTCAATATATTTTTTTGATTGAACTTCCATGCCTTTTATAAAAACTTCAAATAACCTCTTAACTTTAGAAAGTATAGAAAGATCTTTTTCTTTTTCACTTATATCATCAAGAACACTTTTTAAATCTTTTTTTAAAGAATCCCTTATCCCTACTAATCTGTAAATCTTATTATTTAAAGATAAAACCTTTTCATCAATAGTCATTGCACTTCTGCCTCCTTTATTAAATCTGCTGGATGTCCTGTATAAGCAGGGGGTTCTACTATACTAAATAGAGGAGCTGCAAATCCCGTGCTTAACATATGTAATACAGGACCAACTTCAAAAGGTGTCTTAGGATTATGTACTGCATAACATATATCATCTTTATCATTAACATAAACAACCTTTGCAATCCATCCACCTCTAGTATAATAATATTTACCTTCTTCTATATAAAGAGAAGGAGCCTTTTTCTTCAAAGGCTGATCAAATAACGGTAAGTTATTACTATTCTTTTTTAATTTTGATTTAGCCATAGTCAATATCTTTCTTTTAATCAGAAATAGATTGTAACTTTTGTTCTATTTGCAAAATTTGAGACTCTATATTACTAATCATATCATCAATTTCTTTTTCTAAACTTATAATCATATCAGGTATGTTTTGCACATCATCAATACCATTTTTTCTTAACTCTTCGATTGTTTCATTATATTGATCCTGAAGAAACTTCAACTCTTGTTCTGCTCTAATTTTTTTTGTTTCTAAATCCTTCACTTTTTTATTAATTTCTTCGATCTTTTTTAAGATATCATCATTTTTTCCCATAATATTACTCCTTCTTTTTTTTTAAAATGGAAAATCTTTCTCAGTCCAATCTTTCTTATCCCAATTTTTCAATTCTTCTAAAGAATCTATCTCAAAAACATCAATACTAGTATAATATTTATTTAACAATATCTTCTTTCTCATACCTTGTAAAGTTTCAACTTTAGAATTAAAAAATTCTAACAAATTGTCAATTCTTTTTAAAATAGCTAAATAATTATCTTTAACTGGACTAACATAAAAATTATCAATAGAATAAAGCTTTATTTTCATCTTCCTTTAACATAAGTTTTTTTAATAAAAAATCAACTTCTTCTTTCATATTTATTATACATAAAGACTTGCAAGTAGGACATACATCTTGTATTGTGTCATCTACAACTTGATACTCATCAGACTGAAACTCCGCTCCACATTCTTTACAATAAAAAACTAAATTTAAAGAATGTGATAAAATTTTTACGTTATTCTGTTTTAAAATTACTTTCATAAGTTCCTCTCAAAAGTAGACTTTGACTTTGGAGTTTCATAAAAATCTATCTTACTAACTTTAACTCCAGAGTCTTTTAATAAAGGTTTTAACATTTCTGTTACTATATCAAATACCCACTTCGACAAATTTTCTGAAGTTGGTACAAAGTCTAAAATAGTTAATCCTTTCCATTTATCTAATAAACATAAATAAAAAGAATCTTCTTCTGCTTTAGACTTAATCATTTCTAAAATCGTTTGCTTTATTACATAATAACCCTCTCCTTTTGATTCTAAATAATCATAAACAGAACTGTCAAAAATTCCTAAAAGATTTTTTAACATTTCAAGTTCAGCTTTGAATAGAGGATCTTGTAAATGAAAAAGAAACTTATGATCAAGATAATCATTTACCCACTTTTTAAATATATTAAGATTATTAAAGTCCGTTAACATTCCGTCTTCTCCTAAATTACTACCTTTCAAACTAACAACTATCTTACCTCTATGTCCATGTAAATGTCTACAAGCATTTGTAGATGTTAGACTAAAATCTTTATTCAAATCTTGTGTCCACACTCTGTGGCCGTAATCAAATTCAAATTCTTTAGAAATTTCATACATTTTTTAGTCCTCCTCTTAATTATTGTTTTTCTACTTGTTCTATTAAATTAAAAGCTTCTTCTATAATGTCATCAGAATAATCTAATTCTTTACAAATTTGATATAATCTCTGTTTAACATCAACAATACCTACCTTGACATCTTGTATAAGCTCTAACACTCTATCAACTGAAATTTCCGGAATTTCTTCTTTTATTATTTTATCTTTAAAGGGATGTTCTAAAGCACTTTTTAATTCTACAAAATTAAAATTAATTTTGTCCTCAATATCTATTATCAATACTTTAGGAATTCTTCTGACACCAGTATTATCAAGTCTTGCAATAGAGCCAGGATGTGCAAAAAAAGTACCCTTAATATTATGAACTTTCTTAAACCCCGGATGATAATGAGCACCTAATACTATATGAGATTCTGTCTTAACATTTTCTATCAAGACGTGTTCAAAAGGAGCAGGAGACTCTAATAAAGAACCATGAGTTAATTGAATTTGAATAGAACCATTCTTATATAAAGGCTTGTAATAATTTTCAGGATTAAAATCTAAATAATAAGTATGAGGAGTCCCACAAATAATAATGTCTTTTTGATTTTTTTTATCTTTCACCTCTACAAACTGTTGATCACCAATCCCTACTAAATCTATTATACCAGATATAACTAAAGCTCCTACTGCAGTTCTTCTTAAACTTTTTAACTCATATCCATAATAATCATGACTTCCTATTATTCCTATAATAGGTAAATTCCAAGACTTTAACACTTTAGCTAAATCATTAAAAGCGCTATAAGAAACATCTGGTCTATCTGTCCAATCCCCGCCACATAAAACAATATCACAATTTTCTTTATTGAAAATATCTCCACATTCTTCTAATTTTAAAAGAAGAGAATTTCTAAAATTATCAGTTCTTCCTTCAGGAGTTTCTAACCTCATATGTATATCTGTTAAATATCCTATCCTCATAATGTTTTCCTATGTTTAGTTACTCAAAATGGTCTATTACAAATAGGACAAATTTTTAGTTCTTCTTTTATTTTTTGTAAACATTGTACCTCTTTTTCTATTAACACTTTAATATCTTCTATCTGTTTTTCTTTTTCTTCAATATTATTAAACAAATAATCAAAATGTTTTTTCTTCTCTTTTAAGAAAGAAATATTTTTATAAATTGTTTCTACTCTATCTAAAGATGATTTTAAAGAAGTAAAATCCAATGAGTAAATAAGATGTAAAGATTGTATTCTGTTAAACAACTTTAATTGTTTTTCTAAAAGGTTTTTCTTGTAAAAAAGAAAACTTAAATGATCTGTATTAAGAGTTTTCGTAGTATCTAATACAGATAAAACAAGGTTGGTCGAACTTAAATTGTAACTAATAGAACTAAGTTTTCTTAAAAGAGTTAAAATAAAAGTTTTATTATGTAAAACACTTATATCAAAAGGTATAACAATTAAATCTACTATTCGTTTAACAGAAACTGCTTTAGTAATTAATAAATTTAAATCATTTAAACTCTTGTTAAGATAATTCAAAAAATCTTCTTTATTTCGATATTCAATAACTTGATTCTTTATAGAATCCATTTCTATCAAAATACTATCAAGGTCTTCATAATTAAGTAATTTTTTATCTAAATCTTCCTTCCTTTTTTTAAGAGTAGAAATTTCGGATTCTATCTTTTTCTCTTTCGTTTTTACAACCTGAAATGCTTTTTGTACAATATCTATTCCAGTAATCTTACTTATTATTTTATTTCTAATAGAAGCAAGTCCTTTCCCTCTTATCAAAAAGTCTTCATCTTTTTGAACGTGAAAATTTAAATCTATTTCTAAATTATCGTCTAATAGGATGGGAGGAGATACGCCTAAAGAATGAACTACCTCGTCTGGAATTCCCGTCTTAGAAAACTTATTAAAAAAATATTCTTCTTTTGAAGGAAGTAATACCTTATAAGAGTTTTCTCCATTTCTTTCTATAACACGAAATACAGTAGTTTCTCCTAAATTTTCTATAAAAGATTTAACAACAATACTACAAAGTTTAGAATCTTCTGGTAGTTCTCTTATAAAAGAATCTCCTAATGGTAAATTTCTAACTATCTTTCTTAAAGCCTTGAGAATAGCACTCTTTCCATGGTTATTTAATCCAATAATTGCAGTAACATTTGGGTCAAATTCAACAAAAGTATCTTTATGAGATTGAAAGTTTTTTATATGTAATGACTTAATCATATCTTCTTATACTTTGTTTTTACTATTTATTATATTTAATATAATAATATACACAATCTCACACTTATAAATTATTTATTTCTTAATTCTTTGAAAAAATCATTTTTTGTAAAATACTCCCTCCTAACAACTCTGCGTTAGTTTGATCCCAAATATTATAAAGTCTATGCGCAACAGTTGTAATTTTATTTGCTATCTCATAATAAGTAAATGGTGTTATTGGAGAAAGAGGTAATTCTTGCCCAAGAAGAGCAGCTTTTTTATATTGAGTCTTATAAGCATTAACATTATTAATCATATAATTACGAGTATTCTCGTCAAAACCAAATAAGAGATCTGCATCTGTCTTTGAAAATATTGAACTTGTCTTTTTCCAAATATCTACAACATCTACTTGTGTTAAATAAGAATCTTTCTTCTTAGAAAACTTATCAAAAACTACACTAACAATTGCACTGTCATAACATTCGAAAGTATCAAAAAATCTTAACAATCTTATATCTGCAGGTTTTAAATAATTTGCAACCACTTTTCCTAAAAGAGGCATTATAAATGAATTTTCACAATCTATTTTATATAACCCTGCGCATATTTGAAGAGGTTTTTTAGAAGTTAAAGAAGCATATAAAAACTCACCTACAAACATTGAATTTTGATCTGGAATTGATAATTCTTTAAAAATAAAACTTATCTTCATTAAATCTTCGCTTGCTTGTATCCTTTTAATTGGTTTTGAAGCAAAAGTATCCAAAATAGAAGAATATGAAATTTCTGAATATTTCTTTTTAATAATTGTAGATACACTAACATCATTTCTCCATAAAACAGTTACTTCCATACCACTATTAAGTTGTTGTATTGATCTAATATCATATATCAACACATCATAAGGAACTTTCTTTGCATAAATAACTGGTATACCTAAAACTTTTAAAAAGTCTTCAAACCCTTTTTTAGTTATATTACAAGATCTTCCAGCTATTTCTAACTCTCCGGTTTCCTTTAAAGTAATATCTTTTAAAGTACAAGTTTGAGGAATTATATTAATATTAGATAATCCTATGATAGCATCTTGAACATTATCAAAAGTATATAAAACTGGTTCAGGTGCAAAAGAAATAACACTGTAATACATAATAACCTCCTTTTTTTATATTATCTTCCAGAACTCCCAAATCCTTTAGTACTCCGTGCAGAATTGGAAAGTTTCTTTTTATGAAAAAAGATAACAGTAGGAACTCTAAAGAACTCTATTTGAGCAATTTTATCTCCTTTCTTAACGGTAAAAGGATATTTGCCATGATTATATATAATTACGGTAAGTTCCTCTCTATAGTCATTATCAATTATACCTAAATGATTTCTCAAACCTTTTCTAAAAGCTAACCCTGAGCGTGTGTGAATTTTATATGCAACATTACCAAAAGGAGTGATTGTTAATGATAAGAAAGGAATATAAAAATGAAACGCAGGTGCAATCTTAATTCCTAATCTCACTTGTCTCCATTGTTCAGTTGGAATTGTTACACTTTCAACAGAATAAACATCCCAACACGCAGCTCTTCCATAAGACTTCGTTGGTTTCTTTGCTAAAGGATCTACTTTTTGAAAAAAAACAATTATAGGCCCTAAGTATCTTAAATATATCCATATTCCAAATATTACAAGTATTAAAGTAAACATAAACACCTCACTAATTTACTGAAATATCTTACTTATTTGTTTATACAAAGAAAACAAAGAATCTACATCTCTTGTGTTATACAAAATAATTTCTTCATCAGTAGCTCTCAACATAAAATCTAAAGTGCTTTCTCCATCTTCTTTTATTTCTTTAGGATCAATTACTCCAAAAGAATAACACATCTCTTGTAAAGAAATCTTAAACTTACCCCAATTAGTCATAACCTGCATTACATCGTAGTGAGGATTATTACGAAATCTTATTAAATTACAAAACCTTTGAGGAGGATTTATATTATATAAAGCACATTTGTATAACAAATATGGGACATCAAAATCAATTCCATTATAAGTTACATATACTCCTCTATAGGTATTTTCAAAATCTTCTACTACACTAATAAAATTCCTTATAAGAGATTCCTCATCTTCTCTTGAAAAAAAAGTATCTTTATATGCAATATTTTCTCCATCTATAGAAATTAAATAAGAAATACATATAACTCGAGAGTATTGAGGTTCATGAAAACAATAAGACTTTATCTTTTCTTCCTTTTCTTCTTCTGGAACATTTCTTACTTTATATCTAACAAGAGTTTCTAACTTTTTATCATGAGTTATAGGAAAAGTTTCTATATCAAACACAAGAAAAGGCATTTTATTTCTCCTTTATTTTTGTATTTAAAAATTCCTTAGGATTATAAAATTTTATAAAGTCCTCTAACAGAGTAATACATAAAGAATCATTAAAACCATTCTCTAAATAAAAAGAAGGTATCACTATAGAAAACTTATCATAATTTGGGAAATCTTCTAACGCATACACACATAACACAGGATAATTATTAAACTTAATAATTAATAATCTCTTTTTGATATTTTCTTTATCAAATTTCATTTTAGTTTCGGTAATTTGACTCCACCAACTATAAATCAAACTCTTTTTGTAATTTTTAAAGAATTTTAGAAAATCCCATTGCTTATAAAACTTACATTCTACTATAAAGGGAAAATTTATAGAACGATCTCTCGGGACAATATCTCCTGGCTCCCAATTTCCACCACTATTAACACTTCTCCAAAAAGTATGTGGTGGAACGTTCCACCACATATCAAATATTTTTGAGATTCTTCTTTCGAAAGAAGACCCTTTTAATTTCCCTTTACCTTTTTTCATAATCTAAAATAATTATACTGGAAAATTAAATACTGATTTTTTATCTGAAGAAGGTTTCGTATCCTTATTATCAGAAGTCGTTGAATTAGGAGAAGATTGTGCACTTATTCTACCCCATGTTTCTTTAGAAACACCTCCTAATTTCTTATTAAAGATTTGTGTAGCTTTTCTTTGTTGTTCTTGAAATTCTTCTATACTCCATACATTTTTAAAATCATTTCTTTCTTGGTCGTTTACTTTAACAACTATAACATCTGCAACAAATTCTTTCCCTATTAATTCATCTGTATCAAATTCAATTTCCTTTTGTCCTTCAGGAATAGACATCCCTACAGATTGAAATACCTTATAATATTTTGACTTAGGAGAACACCCTGCAGGAGTAGAATGAGTAAAAGTATCTCCAACTAACTCTGGATGGTCGGGAGATTCTACTATAATATCCTCCCAAACTAAAAATTGACTTCCTGCAGTAACACCTCTTTCTGATGTACGCACATCTATTTTGTTAACTCTAAGTACGTACAATCCCTCTGGTTTTATTTCATAACCTTCTTTAATTTTGATAATTGCCATATTATATCTCCTTTTTTTGTTAATTGATTTTTTTAATTATATAATCAAAATAGCGTTTATTTTGATTTCTAAAAAATTATTTAAAATATATTATACAAATTTGTCTTATTCTTTTTGTCGTACTCCGGGAATCATACCTAACATAATTTCATTTTCTACAATTTTTTGTTGTCTATTAAGATTCAAATTTGCTTTATCTAATGTATCTAATTTAAGAGTTACAATATCAGAATCAAACTTTAAATCTTCCATAATCGAGTCTAAACCTTCTACTAAGTCTACTAATGCGCTTAGTTCTGATTGTATTGCTGCTTCTTGTAATTCTTTATTCCTCAAATTTTTAATATCTGGATTATTAACTAATAATAAATTTTTCGCTTTTCTATACAATGTATTAACTCTATTTCTAAAGTAATTCCATATCTTCATTTCTTTCTTTACTTGCATTAAAATATAAGATACTCTATTATAACAAGCTTGAATATAAGAGTACTTCTCATTAAACTTATCAATACTTTCTTCTGGAACTGAATCTAAAACCACGTTAATCTCGTCTAGTTCTTCATATGGAACTTTATAAATCATACTCTGTCTTTCTTGTATTTCTTTTATTAAAAAGACAAGATCTTCTTCATATTCTTTAATAGGATAATTAATTTCCTTTACAAAATTCTCTGATAGTTTAATCTTCGACATCATTTACCTCCTTCTGATGATCTTCTGAAACTTCAATTGCATCTTTTTTAGGAATTCTGGAAGATTCTATCTTATTAATTAATTCAGATTTTAATTGATCTAAGTCTTGAGGATTTTCTTCTAAATACTTCTTAAAAGAACTACCTTGTACTTTTTTATCTTTAAAAATATACCACCCTCCTCCTATCTTTTTTATTAAATCATAAGAAATAGATAAATCAATAATATCTTGTATATAATCTATACCTTTACCGAAAATAATATCTACAGTAATCTCTTTAAAAGGAGGAGCTACTTTATTCTTAACAATTTTAATTCTTGTTTTATTACCTAATACTGAATCTCCTTGTTTAATACTAGAAATTCTTCTAACATCAATTCTTATAGAAGAATAAAACTTAAGCGCATTACCTCCAGGAGTAACTTCTGCATTACCCCACATTTGTCCAATATTATCTCTAAGTTGATTAATAAATATTAAACAAGCTTTACTCTTAGAAGTCAAAGCAACTAGTTTTCTTAAAGCTTGAGACATTAATCGTGCTTGTAATGCGACTTGTAAATCACCCATATTTCCTTCTAATTCGTCTTTTGGAGTCAACGCTGCAACGCTATCTACAACAATTGCGTCAATTGCGCCTGATCTAATCAAAGCTTCTACAATTTCGAGAGCTTGTTCTCCATAATCTGGTTGGGATAGTAATAAACTATCAACATTTACTCCAATAGATTTTGCATAATCTACACTTAAAGAATGTTCCGCATCTATAAAAGCAGCCACCCCTCCTGATTTTTGACACTCTGCTAAAATATGTAAGCTTATTGTTGTTTTACCTCCACTTTGAGGACCAAAAATTTCAATAATTCTACCTCTTGGAATGCCTCCTACTCCTAAAGCATAATCAAGAGAAATACATCCAGTAGAAATTGATTCAATTTTTTCTATTTTTGATTCTCCTAACCTCATTATGGAACCTTTCCCAAACATTTTTTCAATAGAAGCAATAGTATCATTCAAAATTTTTATTCTGTTTACATCTGTCATAATTTTACCTCTTTATTATGTTTTTTCTTAGTTACCTTTTTTAAAATTTCTTCTGCTATTTCTTCTGCAAAATCGTGTAAAGTAGAAGAGCAAATAGAAGAACAACTAGTAAAAATTTTTACTATATAACTATAAATTATCTCAACAAGTTCAATTTTTGTAATTTCTTTACTAATATCAATAATCGGAACATCTTTACTATACGCAACTACGTTTTGGACTCTTTTAGAATTTCCTTGAAAAGAAACATACCAAATACCTTCAAACAAATCGGGTATACTTAATCCTGCGGGTTTATATCTTTTACCAACTTTTATATAATATACATCCATTTGTACTAAACCTTATCTTTTATAAATTTATTATACAATAATAATTGTTTGTTTCTAGATTCATCATAACTCCTCTTTTTTAAAATAAAAAAATATGCATGTGTCACATAATACATCAAAGATAACAAAAGAGAATAATACGTAAACCCATATTCAACTACAAACCGCTCAAAGATATGATTCGACTGAAAAATATTAAAATGTTTCCTATTTCCTAATACACCTTTTATCAAAAAAACAACATCTTCTTGTGTATTTAGAGAAGACTCATATAATAAACCTAACGCTCTTCTTACTTTCCCAATACTCGAGATCCACTCAGATACTTTTATCATATCAAACTCTAAATTAACTCCACTTCTTTTTACATGCTTCTTCTTATAAGTTAAAACATTACCAGATATTAAAAAAGCACTTTCATAATTCAAATTATATAATCCTATCCCTAATCCATATGACATAAATTTATCATAACAATTATAACCTTGCACAAAAGGAACCCATGTATCATTCCTAATACTAAACTTATATGAAGGAAGTATATAATTAATAAATAACCTATTATTATTTTTACCCCCTTCATTTATATCATAAACTTCATATTTTAATCCCTCTTTAAAAAGAGTATTCTCCACAGTTTCAACAAAATCTTTGTGAAGAATTACTTTATAATTTGAAGATACTATAGTTAAAACATCTGCTGTTGGGTTTTCTAATAAAGAATTCTTTCTTACAAGTATATTTCCTAAACATTCTTGTATCTTTTCTTGAAAAGAAACAATTATAGGAATCTCAACTATATCGTAGTAAAAATCTTCTTTTTTAAGATTTCTTTGCTTTTTTAAAATCATTAAATCACCTCGCTAATTACTAACTTTCCTTCTATATAAAATTTAATTTTTTTCATCAACTTTAATCCTTAAATTTTAACAACATAAAACAAATAAACTACGATAAGCTCATTTGATCTCTCATATCTTTGATACTATTTATCAACATTTGAGGGTGGGATGAATGTGCATAAATAAACTCATCGGGATCTTTTGCCCCCTCTAAATCTAGAAAACCTAATTTAATATTATCTAAACGTTTGGACATTTCTATAACTTTTTGTTTGGCTTTTCTTCCTGCATCATCATTATCAAAACAAAAAATAAAGTAATCTGCAAAAGTTTTCAACAATAAAAAATGAGTATACATAAAAGACGTTCCAAAAGGAGACACTACAATATGAATACCTGCTTTATAACAAGAAATTACATCTACATTGCCCTCTACAACAAATACGGTTCTGTATTTGATAATAGAATTTAAAGACTGATATAAACCATATAAAGATAAAGATTTTTGAAAAATTTCAGAAGTTTTAGTCATACGATATTTTGGTAAAGAATTATCTAATGTTCTACCACATATTGCTATTACATTTCCCTTTAAATCAAAAATAGGAAAAATTAAATGATGAGAAAAAAAACTATGATAAACATTATCATTATTTTTTTTCAAAACTCCTATTCTTTCTAAAAGAATTGGATCTATTTGATAAGTCTCAAAAAAGTTCTTATTGTATACAATTCCAGGATCATAACCAATCAAAAATTTATCAATCATATTACTATCAATTCCCCTTTTACTACAATAATCTAATCCTTTTTGACTGTGAAAGAGAGACTTCCTATAAAAATTCGCTAAATGATTCAAAGATAAAACAGCATCTTTATAATGTTTAAATAAAGCATCCAAATTCATAGTATGTCTCTGAATATAAAATCAAGATTGCGCTGACTGAGTAAAAAGTCTATCAATATAATCTTTCTCTTCGTCTGATAAAGATATAATACCTTTAGTAGTCAAAAACATACCCGCAACAGAAACTGCGTTTTCTAAAGAAAGTCTTGTTACTTTTACAGGATCAATCACTCCTATTTCAAATAAATCCCCAAAAGTATTATTCAAAACATCATACCCAAAATTTATATTTTTAGAGTCTAAAACTTCTTTTAAAATCGCATCTCCTTTTAATCCTGCATTCTCACATATACTTAGAAAAGGAATCTCTAAAGAATTATACAAAATATTTATCCCTATTTTTTGATCCTCAATGCTTCCTTTAACAAACTTTACGTCACTTAAATCTTTCAAAACTTCTCTTGCTCTTAACAAAGCTACCCCGCCTCCTGCGACAATACCTTCTTCTAATGCCGCGGACGTTGCATGTAATGCATCTTCTATCCGCATTTTCTTTTCTTTTAATTCAGTTTCTGTAAATGCACCTACTCTTAATACAACAATGCCTCCTGTTAACTTACCTAATCTCTCTCTTAATTTTTGTTTATCATATTCTATTTCCGTGTTATTAATTTGTGTCTTTATTTGTTCAATAGTTTCTTGAATCTTTTTTGGATCTCCTTTTCCTCCGAAAATAATAGTTCTATCTTTACTAACAACAACTTTTTCTGCTTTCCCTAAAATAGAAGTAGTAGCTTGAGTTATAGGAACAACATCTCCAAACACAGTCCCTCCAGTAAAAACAGCGATATCATTAAGCAAGTCTGTTCTTCTGTCTCCATATCCAGGAGATAATACTGCACAACAATTCAAAACCCCTTTAACACTATTCAACAATAATAATTTGAGTATGTCATCACTAAAATCATTTGCAATTACTAATAAAGAAGAATTTCCTTTATGATACACCTCTTCCATTATTTGTTTTAAGTACATATTATTAAGAATATCATTATATATCAATATATAACAATTTTTTAATTCTACTTCCATACTATCTTTTTTATTAATAAATCCTATTGATTTATATCCTCGATCAAACTGCATTCCCTCCGCAACATCTATGATAGTTTGAGGTCCTTTACTCTCTTCTACAATTACAACTCCATCTTCTCCCGCTTTTTCAATAGCATCTGTAATAATTTCTCCTATCTCATAATCATTGTTTGCGGATATACTAGCAACATTAATTAAGTCTTCTCTACTTTCTATTTTTCGAGAAATTTCTTGCAAACGACTCACTACCATCTTTACTCCAATATCCATACCTCTTTTCAAATCTATAGGATTCGCACCAGCTACTATATTCTTAATACCATAAGTAATCAAAGAATGGGACAATACTGTTGCGGTTGTAGTTCCATCTCCTGCTATTTCATTAGTTTTTAATGCAGCTTCTTTAACGATCTGAGCTCCTAAATTTTCAATTCCATCTTTAACAAACACTTCTTTTGCAACAGTAACCCCATCTTTAGTAATCAAGGGAGATAATCCGGGTCTTTCTATAATTACATTATTGCCTTTAGGTCCTAAAGTACATTTTACAATATTTGCTAAATAATCTACACCTTTTTTCAACTTAATTAGAGCATCTTCATAAACAATATTTCTTTGTTTCATAACAAAGATTTCTCCTTAATTTATTAAAAACTAAACAAACTATTATTTTTTGTTTCTCATTTCTTTAGATAATTCTTCTAAAAGAATTTTAGAAAAAGCAATAATCTCTTTAGCTGCATCTCTTCTAATAGAATCTCCTCCTTTAGCTAATTGAGAAGGATGAAAATGAGAAACATAAGTAGCATAAAAAGACCCAGCAGTATTAAAAATAAACTCTTTAAGCTCCTCAATGGATAAAGAAAAACTGCTCGAGGACGGAACCTCTATCTTACTTTCAAATTCAGTTGTTGTAGTATTAGAAAATTGATTTTTATACTCTTCCATTTCTTCTACATCTTCATCATCATCGTCTAAATAATTATCTACATCATCTTCATCTATAACTTCATCATCTATAACTTCATCATCTAAATAAATATCATCTAAATCTGAGTTAGTTGCTTTGGCTTTTTCCTCTAAAAAAGCATCATTTTTTAACTCTGTCTGAGAAGGCTTAACATCTTTCTGTAAAATGTTCTTCCTTTCTCCTACTGTTATTTTTCCCATAGTCATTCTCCTTTAATTTATTAATAAAAATAAGTTATTTATGAAATTCAAACTTTTCTCTTAACATTTCTCTAATAATGCTCCAATCTTTAGTTAAATCTACCTCAACTAAAGACCCCCAAGATTTTCCTATTTTAATTTCTGGAGATAAAGGAACAATTAAATCAGAAACTTCGGGATTCAACATTTTATTATACAAAAGTTTAGAAACGAATTCTAATTCATCATCTGGAACATTAAATACTAAAGAATCATATACAGTTAAGACAAGTCTTGATCTCAAGCTTCTTTTTCTTATCTCTCTAAATACTTTTACGCAAGACAAAAATGTTAAATCAGAAGCAGCACTCTGTATAGGGCTATTTATTGATTGTCTTTCTGCTTCTGCTCTTAGACCTTGATTCGAACTATTTATATTTAAAAGTCTCCTCCTTCTTCCAAATAAATTAACAACATATCCATCTCTCTTTGCTAAAGCGGTGGTTACTGCAAGCCATTTCTTTGCTACTTTATATCGATTAAAAAAAGTATCAATAATACGTTGAGCTAATGAAGGAGAAACTCCTAATTGTTCTGATACACTCTTCGCACCTCTCCCATACATTATTCCAAATATTATCAACTTCGTATCTTGTCTTTCTGCTTTTGTAACATCTTTCGTAATTTCTAAAAATTCTTCGTATGAAATATCTCTATTAGGTATAGGCACTTTTTTATAAGCAGCAGCTGCCATTAATTTATGAATATCTATTCCATTTTGTAAATCTCTTAAAGCTTGTGGATCTTTACTGTAATTAATCCATATTCTAAATTCTGCTTGACCTTGGTCTACTTCTACTAACCAATCTGACGTTCCATCCTCATAACGATCCGCACAAAAAATATCTTTAATATCCTCTGCAGTTCCAGTACGCGGAATGTTATTTAAATTAGGATTTCTAGAACTCGGTCTACCAGTAACTGTCCCAAACAATAAATAATCTGTATGAACTTTATCTCCTACTAATCTTTTCTTAATACCATCAAGAAAAGTACTTTTAAGATGAGACAAAGTACGATATTTTGCTAAGTATTCGCAAAACTTATTAGCTTTAGAATACTCTAATAATACTTCGTCATCTAAACTAGGATTATTCTTAACAGTAGTTTTTATTATAGGTAACTTCATCTTCTCTATAAGAAGTTCTTTTAATTGTTTAGGAGAATTAATGTTAAAAACAAATCTTGTTTCCTCTTTCTTAAACTCTAAATAATCTTCAAAATTAGGAAATCTTTTTTGTAAAAAAGCAGAACTTTCCCATTTTTCATATAGTTCTTTTATTTTTTCATTAGTCTTTTCTAATTCAAATTGTTTTACCTGAGGTACTTCATAAATTTTTTGTAAATACTCTTCCATTTTCTTTTCATACTTCTCAATAGTTTTATTTAAATAATCAATATCTATACTAACCCCGCAAAATTCAGTTTGAATCAAAATTCTCTGCATAGGCATCATTATCTCAAACAATACAAAATCAAGTTTTTGTTCATATATCTCAGGTAACATTTTGTTATAAGATCTTAAAGTACAATCAACATCTTTAAGAGCATATAGATACAAAATTTCTCCTGGAATATCAGAATAATTAGATATTTTATTTTGTAACTTATATTGATTAAGAGGAATATCATATCTTCCTAAATCTGTGTACTTTTCTGAAAGAACTTCCAAACCATGTGGACTATTTTCATCGAGTAAGTGATCCATCAAAATAGTATCACAATAATAATTATTAACTATAATACCTCGAGATAAAAGAAATTCAATATCAAAAGATCCATTATGTGCAATCTTTTTAGAATTATTTTCAAAAACTTCTTTCAACTTATCAAAAATATAATCTTTATCTATTTTTTGTGTTAAAATTCTTAAATCAATTAGTACTCCGGTATTCTCCATCCAAGAAAATGTAAGTATAAAAATCTCATCTTTCATAAAATCTAAACCAGTGGTCTCAATATCGAAAGCCCACAAATCATTTTCGTGTAATTGAGAAACTAACCAATCAAATTGTGCTAAATTCGTAACAACTTTATAATCAACAGGAGATTCATTTTCTATTTTAATTTTACCTTGCAAAAAATCTTTTACAGTTCTTAAATCATTAGTAAATTTAGTTCTTTCTTGAGGATTTCTAAGTATATAAGCAGGATGAAATAATGGGATAATCTTACAATTATATTCTTCACAATCAAATATCTTACCATGTACTCTTGTTATACCCCCTACTCCTTTTAAAAACTTTTTAAGAGGAGTATTACCTAAAGTAACAATAACTTTTGGTTTTAAACTTAAAATATCTTGTTCTAAAAATTCAAAACAGCTTTCAACCTCTTTCGGTAATGGAACTCTATTATCTGGAGGTCTACATGCACAAATATTTCCTATAGAAACTTTCTCTCTATCAATACCTACCTCTCTTAAGCACGCATTTAATAAATTTCCAGCATCTCCTACAAAAGGAATGCCTTTCTTGTCTTCTTCTACTCCAGGAGCTTCTCCTATAAAGAATATCTCCGAACCTTCAACAATTACTGAAGGAACTACTTGTGTCCTATTTTTATATAATTCACATTTTTGACAATTCAAATCATACATAACTTTTATTTAACCCAACTTAAAATTTTTTCAATATTATAAACTATACAATTATATTGTTCTGTGTTTAAAACAGTAGAATCAGAAAAGTTTACTTTTTCTAAAATCTTTTCGCAAGGAAGACCTCTATCAGTATACTTAATACAATGCTTACCATGAATATATGCAGAAGAAGAATCATTAGAATGAATCCAATAATAAGAATCTCCTTTATATCTTTGTAACTCTACAGCATCGCTTAGTCCCATTAAATGTGTTGGTTTAACAATCTTTTGTGAAGATGCTCTTATATATCTATTTATACGATCTACTAAATACCACCTGTTTAAAACTCTTTTTAAAGTTTGACTCTTTATATTATCAGATACTCCTTCAATCTCAAAATCAAGAGAAAAAGGAAGTCCAATATAAGATATTTTAGAATGGTTGTTCCAAAAGAAAAAAGACCCTATAATTTCATCTACATTTTTTCCTTGAGCCATTGCTAATATTGGAATATTACAATTTCTAGATGAATGTAATTCAATAAAGTCTAACACCATCTTTTTCGTTTCTGCTGCGTCTTCCCATGCTTCTGGGGCAACTACTACAGAAACTTGTAAATCTTCTGCAATATCCAATAAAGCATTTGCATCAAAACTTGTTCCTAATTCAAAAATAGAATTATCTAAAATGACAAAATCTTTTTCACGTATACGCTTTCTATAAAATTCATAATATTTTGAATCCGACTGTAACACATGTGGTAAAATAAGATGGTACTTAGATTTTGTTGCAAAATCTTCTAAATAAGAAGTTGGACAAATAATACAATGCTGCATTTTTCCTCCTGTAGTTTAATTATCTCTCTTTAAAGATTCTAAATACTTAGATAGTTTATTACTTTCTATATCCATAGAATTTTTAACAAATTTTATTTCTATTATTAAAGATCGTACTAAATTTTTTATAAAAGAAGGGAAAAGAGAAAGTAAAAACAAAAATCTTACAAACGTAACAAATCCTTGTTTTTCCATCTCAAACATTTGTCTTTCTTTTAAATTCATAACATATATTTCAAGATCCTTTCTTTTTTTATCCTTTTCTTTTAGATAAGAATTATACCAACGTTGAGAATTCAATAGGAAAGTCATAAATAAAAAGAGAATTAATATAATAATTAATTGTTCCATACAAACACCTCGCAATCTTTAAATTCTATAATATTTTTAGAAATTTCTGAAACTTTATTTTTAATATACAAAGTAGAAAAAAAATAAACATTTCCATACTCGTCTTCCCCTCTATACAATATCTTGTTTTTCATAAATGCATATAAAGAAGAATTAAAGCAATCTAAACAAATACAAGCGGCTTCTCCGTCAATAACAGAAAGAACATCCTTGATAGCGTCTTTTTGTTTTATCTTTTGAGATAAAAACAAATGTAAAAGTCTTACAATCAATTCAGTATCAACCTGTGTATCTTGATAAATATTATATTTTTCTTCGAATAATTTCTTTTGCTTCTCATAATTATACAAAACCCCATTATGTACTAAAGAAAGATTATCAAATGTTATAGGTTGATTATTAGAAAAATCAAGACCGAAAATTGCATAACGATTTTGACCAATAATTTTATCTCCTTTCTCTAAAGCCAAATCAAAAGATATATCCCTTGCTCGTATAGGCCACTTATAAGTATAAAACTTTTTATTTCTAAGCAAGGTCAATCCAGTTCCATCTTGACCTCTGATATCTGAAGCTTTAAGTAATTTAAAATAAACTTCTGTAGCAAAAGAAGGATTATTATTAACTATACATCCTGTTATTCCACACATATATCTACACACTCCAATTCTAAATTTTCAATACTGTTAAATACATCTACATTAGGACCAGAAAAAAGATAAACACCTTGTTTTAATCCTTTAGTAACTAAATCTTTAATTAAACATACTTCAAAATCCTTTGGTTTCTGTGTCCTTGACAAAGATACTTCTTTAAACCACCCTATATCTATATAACAATTTCTAAGAGATGAACGAAGAGGTTTTTCTTTCTTATTAGAAAAAACTAATAATTGTTCAGTACAATTTCTATATGTATTGCCTAATCCATAATGTAATTTTTTATGAGGAGTTTCTTTTACCCAAGTTATAATAGTTTTATAAACATAGTTATTAAAATTTGTCTTAAAAACTTCTTCTATCATTGAATTAGTACACCACAAAAATAAATATTTTGTATTTAAAAGACTAAATAAGGTATTTAACCCTTGAACATTATCCCATCTTGAATAAGTGAGATTATTAGAAATAGCAGGATTTTCTTTATCTTTATAATCCCAAGGAGGATCCACAATAGCAAAATCTTTTTCCGTAGCAGTTTTTAAATAGTCAACATAATCACTTTTAATTTTTATTACCATTACTCTCACACTTTTTTTTTGTTAAACAACTTCTTTTATTAAAAAATCATTCCTATTTTAAATACTTTTGTTTTGCTCCCATTTTTCTAAAACTTCTTTCCATTTATCTTCATTAACTAATGGATCTCTTACACCTGCTTCTATAAACCCTTTTATTCTCAACTTACAAGTATCACATTCTAAGCATGGTTCTTCTTCTCCTTTATAACAGCTCCAAGTATATTCATAAGGCACTTTCAAAATATTTCCTATCTCAATAATTTCAGACTTATATAAGTGAAGTAAAGGAGTTCTTAATTTTATAGTTCCTCCAGTTGTAGTTTTTTTAGTAGCATTATTTATTAAATTTTGCCACGCTTGTATATACTCTGGTCGAGTATCTGGATATCCGCTTGCATCTACTGCAGTAACTCCAGTAAATATAGCATCCGCGTCTATTTCTTCTGCATATTGTAATGCATAAGCAATAAATAATGTATTTCTAGCGGGAACATAAGTAACTGGAATTTCTTTACAAATTTCTTCTAGCGATCTTCCTTGTGGAACTTCAATACTATCAGTTAATGCACTTCCTTTTGGAGTTGGTAAGTTTATTATTCGATGTTCTTTTACTCCTGCAATTTCTGCCACCCTCTTAGCACATTCAATTTCCTTAGAATGTCTTTGCCCATATAAAAAGGTTAGAGCATATAATTCGTGTCCTTCTTTTTTTGCAATAAATAGACACGTACTAGAATCTAACCCTCCGCTAAGTATTACAACCGCTTTTTTCATAAAAACCTCCCTTTTATTAATTTATTACAATAAGAGGAAGACATTGTCCTCCTCTTATTAAGTTAGGAGAAAAAATAATTATTGAACTTGATTTTCTTTAATATGACTAATTATTAAATTAACTCTTTCCTTTATATCCGTTGTTTTTACTTCTATAAAAGGAATATTAAAATCTTTTAGTATCTTTCTTATTTTTTTATCCACTAAAAGTCTTCCTTTTTCTTTTCTTATATCATCTTGTACATAAGGAATAATCGGAGGGAAATAAAACAAAAGTATTTTTATTCCTGGTGTATTAAACAAATTTTTAATAAACTCAATATTTAAAGACTTTAAAAAAGAAGAACTCTTAATTGATAATGTATAAGCTGTTGTACAAATAGGAGTTCTTTCTGATAATACAACACAACTTTCACTATTAATTCCTTTCCAAAACAAATTCATTAATTGAGAAGTAATTACAATTTGATTATACTCATTACTTTCTACATCAATTTTATCATCAATGACTTTTTTTCTAATAAGATCTCTTACAAACTCACTAATTACAAACGTAGAAATTCTCATAGAATCTAACTCTTTCTTCACTTTTTTTAAAAGAGTTGTTTTTCCAGTACTATTAGTACCAGTAAATAATACTAACAATTTTTGATTAAACATATTTATCCCCTTTTCATTTTTTCTATAAATAAAATACAATTATAAAAGAAAATATTGCTTCATTTTGTTATACACACCTATTTTGTTTGGAATATGTGCATCTGTAGAATACAAAAAGTTTAATCTTTCTTTAACTTCTTTATAAAAATTAACCAAATGTTTTCTTAAATATCTTTCATTCAATTCAACTAAAACATTTTGTGCTAAACAAAATGAAATAAAGTCTTCAATCACAAAATCAGAAAGAGGTATTGTCTCTTTATGAAAAGGATGACCTAAATGATGTACTCTTGTAAGTAATGGATAGATACTCTTTAATACTTCTAAATAATGTAAAGAATCTTTATAAGTATGTAAAGATAAAATTATTTTATAATTTTTCTCTTCTAATTCTTTAATATCCCGTTCCATTTTATTATAATTTGAATTTGAGCTTAACTCTATCCCTATATTAATCTTACCTCTAAATTCTTCTAATCCTCTTACAAAATCATTTAACCTCATTTGATTTTTATGTATCACCATAATGCCGTCTGTTATTACATTATTAATATAATAATCATATTGATTATGATAGCGTGGATCATAATGAAAATGATAGTCTTTCATATTATTTCCTTAATTCTATTACACATCTCTTTTATAACATCAAAAGAAGTAAATAAAGGAGGAGTTAATAATATTCTATTTTTAATTTTTCTTAATAATACACCTTTTTCTAAAAACTCTTTAGTGCTAAGTCTGTCTAAATAAAAAGAAATTAACATTCCTTTTCTGTTATAATCTTTCATATCAGAAAAAAATTCATCAAATATTTTACCTTTACATTCTATATAATCATAAATACTTTTATAAGATGATATGTTTTCTAATATATGAAGAGCAGCACGCGCTGCAATCAAATTAAATGCAAAAGTACTACTATAAAATCCTCTTTTCAAAGAGAAATTATCAAATAAATTAGATTTATAAAAAACTCCATAAAGAGGAAGACCTCCTCCTATACTTTTTCCAAAAACAATAACGTCAGGATCTATTCCAAAATATCCTTGATATGAAAAAACATTTCCCGTTCTCCAAAATCCTGATTGTACTTCATCTACAATTAATAATATATCCATAGATTTAGCAACATCAAACAACTTCTTAAAAACATCTTGCTTTAAGAAAACTCCTCCTGAATTTGCAATCGCACAAGGTTCTACAATAATAGCAGCAACATCCCCTCGAAAAAGACTTAAAAAATGTTCAAAATTTTCAAAAGAAAAATCTTTGTTGTGAATAGAATCATATAATATTATACTTGAATCATAAAAAGTGTGTTGCAAAATAACTTCTCTTCTTCCTGAAAGAGAACCAAATTTTCCATGGTATTGACCATCAAACATTATTACATATTTTTTTTGAGTATATAACTTTGCAAAATGAATAGCACTAATAACAGAATCGGTACCACTCGCGGTATAAGATATAAAATAATTATTCGATACAAGATCCTCTAACTTTGAGGTCAGCATCTTTCTCAATTCACTATTAAACTCATAAGCAGTTGGAAGTGCATTATACTGTTCTCCTATTACTTTAGATAAAGTAGGGATCCACAAAGAAGTAGAACATGAAAAAGAATGTGCGTCAAAGTATTCTTTGTTATTAATATCTAATAATACTCCAGGTTCTTTATATTTCTTAAAAACAATATCAAAATCATATATATAACTACTTGTTATTTCCATTATTTATTCCCTCCATATAACATTTCATAAATTTCTTCCTTAGTTTTTCCCTCTGCCATAAGTTGTTTCTTCAATTCTTTTATTTCTTTTTGTCTTTTTCTTATAGCATCCTTTACTTGTTCTGGTGTCCAAGATTTTCTTGCATCTACATGAACTCCTTTACTTAACTTAGATAAAACATCATTTAATTCCCCTAAAGTTTCACTATTAAGTAATTGAAAAACATTCATTTTCATTAAATTATCCTTAATTTTCTCAAAAGTAATCTCACTTGGTATTTCTATTAAAGGCTTATTCAACTGATCACAAGCATACTTAAGAGCTTTTTTACCTTTACTCGTAACTCTAAATACTCCGATTACATACTTATAATCAAACTTTTCTAAAAACTTTTTTACTCTATCCCCGATTACTTGATAAAAAACTTTTTTTATTTCTTCTGGAGTTCTATGATTATCATCCCACGCATAATGAGCAAAAGGATAATACTTTTCATATTGGGTTGGTATAACTCCAATAGAAGAAATGGTTACTAAATCATAAATATCATCATAAGGTTTAGTAGCGCCAATTATCTTTTTATAAGTATGAGTCGTAGAATAAGGTTTTTTTGCAGTACAATTTGTAAAAAGAACTATATCGTGAAGAGGTTTAAAATTATCTAAAACAAATTGAAAAGCCCTTTCAGGATGTGGATGATAAAAATGTTCTTTTACTGGATGCAATAAAGGAGAATCCGGACCCAAATCCCATTCATTTGGTGGAATAATTTCTTTTTCATCCCCTACTAAAGAAGTAGTAACATTACGGGATTTGGAAATAGAATTATAAAAATTCCTAGAATTAAAAAGATTCATTTTTTTTTACCCTATTACTTATTATTTATATACAAATATAATACAAAATCAACTAATTATTTCAATGACTTCACAAATTTAATTAAAATTTCTATTTTTTCCTCATCCATTTCTTTTTTTACTTCCTCCCACTCTACCCCTTCAAAAACAATCTTTTCAACATACGGTCTTATATCATTTGGCACGCTACACCAAAAATCAACATCGTCTCCTTCTTTCTCACATCCGTGATTTGAGTCCAAAATAATATCAAATTCTTCTCTATCGTAATATTGTATTTCAATAACGTTATTTTTGCTAATCCTCCTATGTTCATTAGTTAGGATATTATTAACAATTAATCCCAACCTCTTTGAAAAGGTTTGATTATTGTACATAGGTCCGTAATACTGTAAGGACCTATAAGTCGAAAATCTGACTTCACTTATAAGGTCTTCAACATCAATACTTTCATTATAACTTCTACTTCTAATACAAGACTTAAAAATATAAGGGAAAATAAACCCCCACAGCTTTTCGAATCCCCTATCGTCCACATTATAAAATTCCCTTATCTTTCCTTTGTTCTTTCCTCTTATGTAATAAGGAAGGATTTTTTGTTCCTCGAAGATTTTAAATCTTTCTTCCAGAGAAGTGATGGGGGAACATATTGAATATGTAATATCATCAATAATTTTTTGTAATGATTGGATATCCATTTTTTTCTCCTAACTTTTAAAAAAATGTTAACTAAAATATAATAAACAAAATGAAATAATCCAAATCTTTTTTTTATTTTTTTTTTATTTTTTTTTAAATTGTTAATAAAATATCCAATTAACTGATTTACTAGAAGAAAGTACATTAAAAGGATGTATTGATTCTTCATTCTCAACTTTCAAAGACCACGCTAACACTTTTGGATTGTTTTGTAACATAATTTGTAAATCCCTTGCAATATCTTCAGAAAATTTAGGATTTTTATAACCTTTCTCAGTAACCCATCTTTCATCAGCTCTTTTTAAAAGTGGAAAAGTAGGAGCAGAAGCTTGAGCTTCTATAGATTTTATCAAATCTTCTATATATAAACTATCATCTTTATCAACTTGAATCTCTATTTTAATTAATGAACGTTGATTATGAGCTCCTAAACCTACAAATCTTCCTATATCTTTATAAAATTCTATATCTTTAGAACACTTACACTCCGCGGAAATTTCATTTATTATATAATCATTTTGTAATAAACTCATTTCTTTACTACAAGGACAAACAGATGCAGCAACTACATTAACTTCTAAAAGAAAATAAGTATTTCCATTCTTTTTTATACCAGTCATTGCACACAAATAAGACATCGGAGCAATTTTTTTAGAAACAGGAGCTTTTTTATTTATGTAATAATCAAATTCAAATCTTGCATAAACATCTTTACTTCCTAACCGTCTTTGCATATCTACTAATATATCTTCTAAAATTTGAAAGTTTAAAATTGAAGAATGATTATCCTTAAAAAACACTAAAACTTCCATAAATCTACTCAAATTATGTCCTTTAGCACTTTCGGGTAAAGAAGCAAATAATTTTACTTTAGCAGAGGCATTAACTTGAGACCCATCTTTTCTTAAAATAATAATAGGAAACTTTATATTAGTAAGCCCTACTCTTTCTAATCCTATGCCTCGAGGATCTTGAGAATTTTGAACATCTGGTAAAGTTTTTGTTAATTCTTCTATTGAGTTAGACATATCACTTCTCCTTTTTATTTTTTTTGATGTAAAAATTCATTATAAATTTGTAATAATTCTTCTTCACTAAAATTATATGATAAAATACAATTACATATATACAACCAATAGTTTGTAGAATCTATTGGTACAATTGGTAAATTATTTAAAATCTTGTATAGAATTCTTTGAGAAAGATTTCTATTATCTTTTTTTACTTGTTCTCTTTTATAAAAATCTATTTTCTTTTGTAAAGTATTTAAGTCATAATTATTATTTCCTTTCAACAATAAAAAAGCTTCTCTATCAGTTATTCCTTCCAATAACGCCACAAACCTAACTATACCTCCTCCTTTTCCACAAGAAAAACAATTAAACAAACCAGTTTTTTTATTAATCTTAGCATTACCAAAATGATGGTCATCATGAAAAGGACATAAAATATCTATTTCATCAGAGTAAGAATTTTCTCTATAACTTATATTATACTTGTTTAATATATTGATTATATCAATATTAATACTCATACATTTTTTTTGCTTTATTGTTCATACCCTGGATATATTATTTTTCTATCCCCTACGTAACAAAATGCAGGATTTGCAAATGTAGTAAAAGTAACATTCTTTTGACCATATCTATTTTTTCTTATCGTCCAATGTAATTGATTTGTAGCAGCATCAATTCCATTTGGATCCTGATGTAAAAAAACAATAACATGAAAAGGATTAGTAACATAATGAGATTCTGAAATATTCTCTAAATCTCTTTTCTCTCCTTCCTTAATCTTTTTCCCTTCTCTATTCAATTGCATACTTGTAATTAAACGAGTTCCATATGTACGAGCTATAACTCTAAGTTCTGACGCAAGCAACTTAAACTTTTCGGAACTACTACTATAACTTCCTAAAGGCTCCATTTCATTCAAATAATCAATTATAACTGCATCTGGATACTTTCCTGTTTTAGCAAAATATAACTCTATCTCTTTAATAACATCTCCAGAAGTAGCTTTATCTGGAATATCTACAATGTAAAGAGGATATTTGTTTTCAACAATATCTATTAACTTCTCTCTATAAATACCTCTATTTACATTCAATTTACCAGAAACTATATCCTTAAACTCTAATAAAGAATGTCTCGCATCAATCATTCTTTGATAATCTCTTTGGTCTCCAGAACCAGGAACTTCAAGTGTAAGTACCATTGTATCTTTTTTCTCTATAAAAGCATAATTATATGCAATAGACAATTTAGTAAGGGTTTTAAATTCTCCAGTTCCTGCAACAATTAACATCATATGAGTTTTTCTTAAACCTCCATTAGTATAATAATCTAAGTCGTTTATATGAAAAGGTATTGCTGTACTTTCAATAGTTTTGGATTCTACTCCTTTATAATACTCCCATCTTTCTACGGCAGAATCATAAATAAATTCTCTATTACTTTCTTTTATACCAAAAGGATTTACTAATTCAGATAAAACAGATATTTTCTCTCTTACAATTTCCCTTGGATTCTTTGATTGTAATTCCTCTGGTAACTTTGATGCTACATCAAATAACTTGCGTGAACAAAACATATCAAATAAATCTTGAATTCTAACATTCAGTTCTTGCAAAGTAATATTAATTTCTTTTAATTCTAAAACTAAAATTTTTACGTCCGGATCATTTGTCTTATCAATAATTATATCAGGAGTAGGAAAAGTAGAGTAAGGAGGTCTTAGAATTTTTTTAAATTCTTTATAACATCTTCTGTGTAGTTCTTCCTCAAACCAGCTTTCTGGAATCTCTTTCCAAAATTCTGGGCCTTTTAAGAAGGCAGCTAATACTAACTTTTCGACTTGAGGATCTTTAAATTTTATCATATTACAATTCTATTATCTTTCGAAGGTTTTCATACTGTTTACGATAAGAATTACCAACTAAAATAACATCTACTAATTCCTCAAATCTATCAACTACGTTATCTGCGTGAACCCTACTTTCCTTCAATACTTTTTTAGAAAAATTAGAATTAACAATCAATGATTTTTTTGTATCATAAATACTTCTAAAAAAATCATTTACCATTGAACCCAAAAAAGTAGTAGACTTATCAATATTATAATCTTTTTCAATTTCTTCTATAACTAACAATTTTACATCATTCTTAATCCATTCAATTAACTCTTTATTCTCTTCTATATTTATGTCATAAAATAGTCCTGTAAGTCGAGACATACTAATAGCATAACATATAATGTCTTGTTTCATAGCTTCTTTCAAAATATAATAACTAAGTGCTGTTTTGGCTAAACCATGTGCTCCTTGTATATACAACCCTACACCTTCATCTACCATAATCTTTATCTTATCTACATAATTTTTTATTATCTTTAACGCTTCTTTATTATTACTTATAAATTCTTTTGTTAAATTTCGAAGGTCAAAATCCCAATACTTTTGAGGTATATTAGCAGAAAGTAATTTTATCTGTCTTCTAAACTCTTCTACACACTCACAATCCATAAATATACCATTCGTTGTTAAATATGCACCTCTCCCTAAACACTTTCCTTTACAAAACTTTCCAATAACAGAATTTTTAATACTTTCAACTTTCTCTGGGGGTATTAAGAAACTTTTCATAAACAATATTTCTCATAATAGTTTTCTAAAAATTTCCTTACTATAAAGTTCTTGTTTAAGTTTTTCAAAATCATCGTTTGTAAATGATTTGCAAGATGTTAATTTTGAAGTTTTTAAAAACTTAATATTATAATATACTTTTTCACTTACTATTGCCCCAAAAGAAGGAACGTAATCCTTTTGAGTAAAAAAAATAGAAAATACATCATCAATAAATTCTTTGTATTGAAGAGAAGTTAAATTCATCTTTTCTCTAAATCCTTTTATCCTCGACATCATACCAACCCAAGCATCTTCTGGCACACTAAACTCTTTAGAAACAAACTCCTTATACTTAACTAAAAAATAAATTAAAATATCTCTATTAGACCATTTATCTATATCTTTAGTATTTGTTAACTTAATCTTCATTTTCTATATCCTCTAAAGTTAAATTACTAACATCTCTAATCTCTACTACAAAAGCAGGTTCTGACTTATATAAAGATAATCTCTTTTGAGAATGTTGAGATAGATATTTACATTGATGTATAAAATCTATAATTCCTACTGTTGTTTTTGATTCATGTTTGGTTATAGATCTCATACGTTGAAAAGTTGCTATATTGCTTAACCCTCCAACCATATTGATAGTATAATCTAAACTTGGAACATCTAAACCTTCTTCAAATAATGTAGACACTAAAAGTAAAATTTCTTTATTTTGTAATCTCTTTAATACATCTTGTCTCTTCTCTGTACTATCACTGCCTACTAAATACTCACATTCTAAGAATTTTGCTAAATCTTTAGTATGTTGAATAAATTCAGTTTGAACTACAACTGATTTTCCAAGAGCGTTTAGTTGTTTCGCTAAATTACGTACTAAATGAGTTAAAAATGGATTCTGTATTACAGCTTTTGTATAAACAGCTCTATAATTACCATCAACCTTAATAGAAGGAAGTTTATACATATATATGTAGGGAGTCATTAAATATCCTTCTTCGATCAAAGAAGAATAAGTAATTTTGTATATAACAGGACCAGTTCTCTCTTCTACTAAGATAGAGTCAGGTTTATCTGAAAAAGGAGTAGCTGACAACCCTATTTTCATAACTGTATTTATACACCTATCATAAATAAATCCTGTAGTGGAAGATTGTAAATGATGAACTTCATCTAAAAATAAGGTTTTTGTTTTTATTAATAAATTTCTTACTCCTTCTTTATCAACTACTTCTTTTTCTTCGTATAATCCTTTTTCTTTATATTTCTTATTATAAGCAGAATAAGCACTTTGAACTGTAACTACATTAATATCTCCTATCTTACATTCACCATCACAAATAAAACCTATTTGTTTATCTTTAAAATTCTTCTCAAACACCCTTAAAGTTTGATACGCTAAATCTCTGCTGCGCACTAAGAAAACTACGGGAAATTGATTAAAATGATAAATAATAGAAACCGCAATCAAAGTTTTACCACTTCTCGGAGGAGCTTGAATTATACCAAATCTTTTTCTTATAGCAGTCAAAGTTGCCTCTTGTTGATAGTGTCTTAAAGTAACAACATTATCATTTGCATCTTTAAAATCAACTTTTGAAATCTCCGATATTGCATGATTTGGAAAATTTAATATCTCTATCTCATAATTATTACTCTTAAGTATATCTACTACTCTTGGTAATAATCCTGTTCTGAATTTCTTAGAAGCATGTTTATACAATCTACAATATCCATCCCATATACCATTTTGGTACTTCGGAGAAAAATAATATCCTTCTGGTCTATACTTTAGAGTATCATATAAAAGATTATACACCGCGGAGGGAGCAGAAATAATTTTACACCAAACAAAAGAAAAATTAATAACTACTTTTCCCATCATCTACAAACCTCTTGGGGGTATAATAACCCATCCTTTATAAATTAGGTTTCTTATAATCTGTTCTGCTGGTATATAATAATCTCTATCTGTTTGAACCCATTGAGCTATTTCTTGATAAAAATCATCAATAGCAGTTGCAGAAAATCCTTCTGTAGGATAACTTTTCGCAGGTAATATATCATATCCAGAATTTTCTACAATTTCTAATACTTCTCGAAGAAAATTGACATCTAATCTTAAGTTTTTACGTAATACAGGTGAATTATATCTTCTTCTTAACTCTTCTAATATCTCATAAACAACTCTTTCTTTATCTAACATAAACTAAACTCCTCTTTTATTGTCATAAGCAACAATGTGAATTCTATCAGTATAATTATATCCTTTTTTAATACAATACTCTATTAAAGGAACTCTAATCTTATCTAATTCCTCTCTCGTAGCTCCTGCAGGCATCAAATATACCTTACAGTTTGGAATTTTTAGTTGTTTTACCATTTCTTCAATTTCTTCAATATCCTTCTCAAAGTTAGATACTACTGGCTTAAATTGATAATCATAATAAGAAATAAGTTGTAACATAATATCATAATTATTCCTTAATGATTTATGACGAGTAACCCAAGCTTGAGGAACTTTGATAACTTTATCTCCTGCTTTGTAAAGACCTCCAACTTTAGGAGTAGTACTTGATAATTTAGGAGATAAAGAAATAAAATCTGCTTTTGTTTTTACAAAAGCAATACCGGCTGTCTCTATAGTAACAAAATGACCAAAATCTTTCGCAATATTTACCAACCTATTTAACAAAGTTGGATTTGAAGTAGGTTCTCCTCCTGTTATCATAGTATGCTTTATATGAGAATTTTTTTTATAAAAGTTTATAAGTGTACTCTCTACAACACGAAAAGGTTCAGGAGCCCAACTAGTATACCAGCTATCACAAATAGAACTTCCAAAAACACATCTCATAGGACATCCTACCATACGAACTAAAATATGAGGGACTCCTGTATATTTTCCTTCTCCTTGAATACATGTGTAAAACTCTGATATTCCTATTTCTTTTTCCATATATATCCCTTCTTTTTTTATTCATATAATACAACATTATTACCATACTATACCTTTTTCAACAGTATATAAACCATACATATCTCTAAATTTAACGCAAATCTTTCCATTTTCACACAACTTTCTCTTAGTAAAAATACTTTTCATAATTCTCAAAAATTCATCTAAAGTAACTCTAGATTCAAAAGATGTAGAAAGTCGAGGTAAATCCTCAAAAGAAACCATAGGATAAATAATAACACTTCCGTATCTCTGTAATAAATCAAGTAAATCTTCAAAATAAAAATTTAAACTAGGATTGTTTACTTCCAAATAAACTTCTCCTAAAAAAGGAAAAAGATAATCTACCGGAACTGGACATTTGATTATCATAATCAATTCATCATTATCTTTTTCAAATTTATAACCACACTCTAAAAGATAACTTAAAGACTCCTTTAAATAAACAGAAACTCTATCTACAGGAAGGAAAAATAAAATTTCTAAAAACTTAAGAGATCCCAACTTCTTCAAATCTTCAATTATATCTAATAACAAATCTTTGTTGATCACTTTTTTCTGATAATCAGTCATTACTTTTATTATATCAAATAAACTAACATCATTTTCGTAATTAATACATACTTTAGAAATAACTTCATTACTGCCTCTTCCTCTTCGTGCAACAAGAAAAGGTATTTTTAAGTCATTAATTGAGAGATATTGCATATCTATACCTCTTTTTTTGTTGTTATCAACCACACCCACCTGTACTACCACAATGAGTACAAGTATAACAAGTACCTGTTCTTACCATTAAATTTCCACAATTAGGACAAGTTTCTCCTGTTTGATACTCTTCTTTTTTCTTTTCAGAACCTAAATTATGAGAATGAAATGACAATAAATGTCTCATATACTTTGCTATATAATCTGGAATAGAAGAAGCAACTGGAATATTAGGATTACTTGTAAATCCACTTGGTTCAAATTGTAAATTTTCAAATGCATCAATAATTTCTTCAGGAGGAACTCCATACTGTAACATAATACTTACTAAAATAGCAATCGTATTAACCAATCCATTTAGAGTACTACCTCCTTTGCTTATTTCTGCATACATTTCTCCTAACTTATGAGTATCTGGATAAAATCCGAATTGTAAAAATCCTTTCTGATTACCTATCCTAAACTTATGATTATATCCCGGTCTATCATCTGGTAAAACTCTTCTAATTGGTTTAGGTCTTCCATTACTCAATAATTTTTCACTTTTGTCTAAAGATAACGGTTGACTTCCTTTACATCCATCTCTATAAACAGAAATGCTTTTTAATCCTAATCTCCATGCTGTCATAAATATTTTGTCAATGTCTTCCTTAGTAGCATTGTAAGGAAGATTTACTGTTTTAGATATACCACCGCTGATAAAAGGTTGAACAGCTGCCATCATCTCAACGTGTGCGCTTGGAGATAAAGTTAATTGCGGTAGAGAAGAAAAAGAAGTTTGTAATAATGGTAGGTGTTTTGCATCTAATAAAGAAAAGAGAGATTCTGGATCATTTTTTAATGATTTAAAAATAACATTTATTTCTCTATCTGTATAACCTAATTTAAGTAAAGCTTTCTTTACTGAAGGAACAGTTAATTCAATGAACCCTCCTCCTACCATTTTCTTATAATAAGTCAAACCTAAAACAGGTTCTATACCAGTTGTTTCTGCTCCCATCATAAAACTAATAGTACCAGTTGGTGCAATAACAACTACCTGTGCATTGCGAACTGGTGAATGATTAGAAGGAAAATTCTGAATAGCTTGTTCAATAATATAATTTATCTCTGTTTTTATGTCTTCATTTATTTGAGAAAAAGATAAATCGTTCTTTAACTTCTCCATATAAGATAAGTGTTTTGCTAAAACTTCAGACACATATTCTTTGTTTGTTTCATATTTTTCAAAAGGTCCTAATTGAGAAGCTAATTCCTGAGATGTACTATATGCAAAAGATAAAAGAAGAGCGGTTATTGCAGCTGCATACTTACGTCCTTCTTCACTATCATAAGGTAATGTCTTAGATAAAAGTAAAGCTCCTAAATTAGTATACCCTAATCCTAAAGTTCTGTATAACTTTGTCTTCTCTTTAATATGTCTAGTTGGATAAGATGCATTATGCACGGAAATATCCATTGCGGTTATAAATATTCTCACAGCTTGCTTAAACTTACTTATATTAAAAGAATCTCCTTCTAAAAACTTTAATAAGTTTAAAGATGCTAAATTACAACTAGTATCTTCTAAAAAGAAATATTCGGAACAAGGATTAGACCCTGTTATCTCTCCATCTGCTTTACAAGTGTGCCAATTATTAATATGAGTGCGAAATTGAACCCCGGGATCTGCACATTCCCATGCACTTTCACAAATCATATTCCATAAATCTCTCGCCTTTACCCACTTAATGACCTTTATATACTCATCTTTTTTCTCTAAATACCAATTACCTTCGTATTCAAAAAAATCTCCTTGAAATGTAGTTATAGTCTTAAGTTTTTTCTTATCTATATCGGGCAAATTTGTAGGATATCTTTCAAGTAATGCCCATTGTTGAGATGATATTAAGCATTGCATAAAAGAATCAGGTATAGATACTGACTGATTAAAATTTTGTAACCCTAACAAAGAATATACTCCGTTAGGATCATCAAAGTCTGCACTCCATCCTTCCTTTATCAAAATCTTTGCAGCCTTTTCAACTTGTGCTTTCTGTACTATAAATTGTTCTATATCGCCATGGTCTATATCTAATTCCATCATTAAAGCACTTCTTCTTGTTTTTCCTCCACTCTTAGTAGCTTTCGCAATTTTGTCGGAAATCTCTATAGGAACTAAAGGACCCATTGCAGTTCCACCTGTAGAAACTCTTTCTTTGCTAGATCTTAATTTGCTTCTATTTAATCCTGCTCCAGAACCTCCTCTAAATATACTCATTTCTATCTTCATATTATCTGATATAGAATCCATAGTATCATCTGCAGATAAAATAAAACAAGCAGAAACTTGCGGGTCTTTCCTCACTCCTACATTAAAATATACAGGAGAGTTAAATGCTGCATATTGATAAAGCATTAAATATGTCAACTCATCTTTAAAAACTTCTGCATCTTCTTCAGTGTCAAAATATTTATCCGCAAGTCCTTTTTCATAATACCACCCTACTACTCTTGTTATTAATTGTTTTAAAGAGTATTCCCTATTTTTAGGAGTACTTCCTGCAAAATATTTTTCACAAACAATATCAACACTTGTTTGATCCCAAAATTCAGGAAACTCTACATTTTGTTGTTCAAATATTTTCTTTCCTTCTTTATTTGTAATAGAAGAATTAAAATTCTTCCATGTAACGGTATTAAAAGGGTGAAGTCCTTCTGCTGTAAATACTCTTTCAAATTTCATAAATTTCTCCTTATTAATTTTAATAAAAACTACAATTTTTCTTAATTTTTATTAAAGCTTGTTCCTTTATTTGACGTACTTTTTCAGAATCTAAATGAAGTAATAATCCTATTTCTTTCAAAGTATAAGACTTAAAATAAGGTGGATCTAATCCAAAATATAATTTTATGATAGACAATTCCTTATCAGTTAACACTTTCTCTATACTCTTAACTATATCTCTATAAGCTTTTGTCTTAACAGTAATATCTTCACTTTCTTCACTTTTAATATTATCAAAATCAAAACTTTCTGGTATAGTATAAAATTGACTTGTTTTAGAGTAAAATGCTAAAGCTCTTCCTATATACCATAAAATATAATGTCTTGCATAAGTAAAAACTCTACATTCATAAGACGGGTCGAATCTTTGTAATCCATCTATTAACCCTAAATTACCTTCTTGAATTAAGTCCATTACATCTACCTGAGGTGGAATTTTATAATCTCTCAAAAGATAAATCACAAAACGTAAATGACAATTTATTAATCTTTCTCTTGCATAAGAAGAACCTGAGGCAAATTGTATTAACAACTCCTTCTCCTCTTCTTTAGTAAGAGGTTCATATTTAGGATCTCCTAATTCTTTTATATACTGTGTGAGAGTATGAGAAAATATCATAAAAATTTATTATTCATTATTATACAATTTAATATTTCCGTCTTTACATACATCTAAATCTCCTTTAGCAATACTTTCAAACATTTTATTTAATGCAGTTACTAGCATTGGTCTTTTTATTTTAAAACAAATATCTAATTTCTTTTTTAAATCAACATACTTACTAATATTATTTTTTTGTTTTGCCTCTGCTGCAAGATCTTCAAGTATCCATATTCGAATATTTAAAATTATTAGTTTTTCAATAACTTCTCCTATAGTTTCTGATTTTATCAACTCGATATTATTATCACTCAAAGCTTCTTTTTTAAAAGAAGCAACATTCCTTCTAAGAAGGTTGTTTAAAGTAACTGCAAATCGGTTGCTTACTTTTTTTCGTTTCATTTCTCCATCTCTTTTTTGTAAATTTCTATAGTTTGTTTAATTCCTTCTTGTAAACTCGTAAACTTATAATTAGAAAATAATTGTTTAAACAACTCTATACTCATTGGTTTTCTAAACTGTCCGTTAGGCATATTTACATCAAAGTAAAAAGGAATATTATCAAAATTAGAAGAAATTATCTTTGCAAGTTGTTTAACTGTATACTCTTTTTCATCTCCTACATTTAAAATTCCTGGAGTTGTAAATTTTAATAACGCCTTTTTACAAATATCTACAACATCCTTTACATAAATAAACTGTCTCATTGGAGTACCATCTCCCCATACACAAAAAGCATCAGTTTTATTCTTCCAAGATACATATGCTTTATGAATTAAACTAGGAACTAAATGCCCGGATTCTTTTCCGAAATGATCATTAGGGCCATAAACATTACATAACACTAAACAATTGTAAATAACACCATACTGTTCACAATATGTTCTACTCATTATATCTAACACTCTTTTAGCATAAGCATATCCATAATGTGCTTCATGAGGCATTCCATTATGAAAATCAATTTCTTTATAAGGTATAGGAGCATCTACGGGATACGCGCAAGAAGAAGATAAAGATAATACTCTTTTAACCCCTACTATTCTCGCAGCTTCTAATACATTAGCATTAATAACTACATTCTCATAACAATACCTTCCTTTTTCTTTAATGTTCCCATACACTCCTCCTATCTTGCCTGCAGTATGAATTATAGCATCTGGTTTAATATCAGAAAACACTTTTATAACTTCATCTAAATTCATTAAATCACAATCTTTTCTACTAATCTTAACACCTACATCAAAATTACTTCCAATAAAACCATTTCCACCAGTTATTAATAATCTCATAAAAGCTTCCTCATTTTATCTAAATATTCTAAATAAAATGTTTTTTCATCACTTGTAATATAGTTAAAAAATAATGACGAATCTTTAGAAATGTCACTTAGTAATTTTTCATTATTATAATATCCATTTTTTTCATTTACAATATCTAAAATTATATCATGAGGATTTCTTCTTTGAAAAACAGTAGGTTTATCATAAACTACGATAGGATCCTTAAATAAAGACTCTATATAGTAGGATATCCATATATCAGACATTCTTCCTAGAGAAGAAAACAAAAAGTAGTAAGGTACAATTCTTCTATGCAAAATAGTATTTTGAGAATTAAAAGGAGAAAACCGTAAAGTAACAAAAGGACAAACACTCATATTAGAATCTGTACTAAAAAAATCTTCTGTTGATTTTAATAATCTGCATATACCATCTACATCAGGTTCTCCATACCAAAGATTAGTCTGGACATAAGGAGTAACTTTTACTTGTTTCTTTTTAACGAATTTCCTAAACTTCAGTTGTTTTAAAGGATAACCTCTGTGCCATACGTAAGGATGTTGTTTTACAATAAATATAGGATCCACTGTTTGAGCATTTACTCTATCTAAAAAATAACAAGTATATCTAGATTGTTTTCCTACTAAAATATTTTGACCCCATGCCCTAATTGGATAATTATCATCGTCTACAAGCGCAATCACATCTGCTCCTTGAGTATAAGCATAATATATACTAAACATCTTTCTTGTATCAGTGTTCTCTTTTAAAATAAAATGAAGATCACTATACATTTTCTTTTGATCATCTAAACTTAGATATACAACATTTTTATTATCTTTAGCAAATTTTTCATATATACTATCATCTGTCTTGCTATCTCCTGAAATAACCAAAGTCCAATCTGGATGATTTTTTGTAAAATAAGTATAAGATGTTTTTTCGAGATTATTAATAGTAGTTGTAGCAATAAATTTTTTCATAATACACCTTCTTTTTTACTCGTAGAAAAATTATTAATAAAATCAAGCAATTTTTTTGCATCTAATTTCCGTTGGTTTAATGTTTCTCTATAAAGATTATCAACTTCTAGCTGACGCCTTCTATAATTATTAAAATTAAAATCATAAGTAGTATCGTACAATGTAGAATCAACGATCCAGTGATTGTGTCGAACAATTACTTCCCTTAAAAAAATCCTTCTATTTATCATCTTAGCAATATCATCAATCCAATTATCTGCATAGTTATAAATAAATATTTTAGGAGTTAAATATCCTAATGCATCTACCCAATTCTTATGAACAATTCCGTGTACTGCTAAAGACCCGTCGTTGTGTATTACATCATTTACACCTACATAAACAATCTTATCAGAAAAATCTTTAAAAACGCGCAATACTTTCTCATCCCAATTTTGAGTTTCAAACACAACATCATCTCCGCAAATCATATAATAATCTTTAGTAGCAATACTTAAACATTGATTCCAAAGATCCGAAAAAATAACTTTAGGCCCCTTTTTAAATTTAACAACATCACAAAAGTCTCTTGATAAAATTTCTAACTCTTTGATTGTACTTGTATCGTCTTCATCTGCGTAAAAACAAATTTCGTTTGATTCAGAATATAATGAAGTATTTAAAATGTTCTTAACTAAAGAGCGCAGCCTTTCATGTCTGCCTCTCGTAGGAATTAATATTGATATCATAATTCTTTTCTCCAATATTGTAATAAATCATTAGTAATATCATCTAATGACTTCTTAGCACTCCAACCAGTATCTTGTTTAAATTTTGTACAATCTGGTATCTGAAGAGTTATATCTGTAGGTCTTACTCTTAAAGGATCAACTATTATTTGAAACTTTTCTTTTGGAATAATACTTTTACTTAACATATTTTCTAATGCATCTCCTACTGTACAAGTATAATTTCCTCCTATGTTATAAATCTCTCCTACTTTCCCTTTCTTTGCACATAAATAATATGCATATATAGCATCATCTATGTGAGAATATGTTCTAACAGAGTTTAGATTTCCTACTTTAATAAGATAATTCTCTTTTGTTTCTTGAGACTTCTCGTGAGAAACAATTTGATAAGCAAAATTACTTAAAGCAAAAACTTCTCCTCTTCGAGGTCCTTCATGAGAAAACATACGAGTAACTATAATTCTCATTCCATATGCTTTATAATAATATTGACTCATTAAATCATGAGCTACTTTTGATATTGAATAAGGATTTGCAGCTCTTATAGAATTAGTCTCTTTTATAGGGACCTCTTCAGGTGTTGGATTTCCATAAACCTCAGAACTACTCACAGAAATTATAAGAGGATCGTGTAAACCTAAATCTCTGAAATTTTTTAAAACTTCTAATAAATTAACAGTGCCAATTACATTTGTCATTAAAGTACTTATTGGAGCTTGAAAACTATAAGCAGGGTAACTTTGAGACGCAAAATGATATACATAGTCCAAGGATTTAAAACCTTTAATAATATCCATTAAGCTCTTTATATCGAGTAAATCCCCTTCTACAAATTTTACTCTACTATTACTAAATAAATGTTTAATATTTTTATTAGAGCTCCTCCATCTTTTCAAAACATATATAAAAGAATCTTCTTCTTTTTTCAAAAGAAAATCAATCATATGACTCCCTACAAACCCTGTGCCTCCAGTTATAAAGTATATCATTTTTCTCCTCTCATCTTTTTTATCAATAATTCTTTATTAATTGCTGCATTTTTACAATCTTCTTCGTGAGAGAGATCATTTTCACATCTGTGATTCTGATGAATTACAGCAGTATTCAAAACTCCTACAATCTTTACCTTATTGGAGATTAATGTATGACCTAGCATAGCATCTTCATATCCATATCCTGCAAAATCTTCATCAAAACCTCCTACTTTATCAAACACTTCTTTTAATATACAAAAATTTCCAGAAAAAATAGAGTCACATTTATGATAAAATTCTTCCTTGGAATTATCAGAAGATATAGAAGTTGTTTGATATCCATAAAAAGATTTGACTAAAGTATCTATCTTTTCTAAAGATGAATAATCTATCATCTCTTTACCATCATTAATGATTATAAACTCATCCTTTAAATATAGGTATTTCCAATAAGAGTAAAAAGCACCTTGAATAACTTGAAAAGAATGATTGTTTATGTATCTTACATAATTTTCTACATAATTTGGATATGTTATACAATCACAATCAAGAAAAATAATATAAGGAGTAGTAACCTTGGACGCTCCTAAGTTACGAACCGCAGAACGGTTTTTAGGTAAATTACAAACAAAATAAGAAGAATTTGGAAAGTATTTTAAAAATAAAGATTTAGTATCATCATAACTATTGTTATCAATAGCAATAACATCAAAATTAGAAAACGTTTGATTTTTTAAACTTATCAAACATCTTCTAATTAAAGGTAGTCTATTAATATACTTACGTGAATCAGAAAATAAAGATAATACAATAGTTATATTCATAAACCTTTCTATATAATCTAAAATACTATTTACATAAAGAATTCCATTCTTTAAATTCAGCTGCTAAACAATCTGTTTTATAATCATATCCTTTCTCTTCTTTCAATTCTGATAAAATTCTGTTCTTCATTAAGTTTCTTATCCCATTTAAACTGTGTGTTAACTTCAACTTGTAAAGATCTTGATCTTTCCCTTCTCTAACTGATTTCTCATTATACCATATATGAGTATTAATTTGAGATAAAATTATCAGAGACTTTAGTAAAGTAGACGTTATCTTAATATCTTCATAAGATCTTAGTATCTGATCAATATCGTGTAATATATCATCTATCTCTTTTTCATACACATCTTTTTTATCTTCTATAAAAACAATCTTCAATAAATCTATACTAAGTCTGTCTAATAAATCACTAATAGAAGGTAAATATCTTCTATTAATGTTTTTCTTTTTTTCCATATAAATTATTCCTTAAACTTTTTTCTTTAAAGAAGAAAGAAAATTTTTGAGATAGGACTTGACTAAAAGCCCTTCTTTAGAGCTCCAAATTGCTCTCTTTTTCAAAACCTTAAAAGGTAATTTTTCGTTTTCAAATCTACAATCTATCTCTCTTAACACAAATAACTCCTTGTTAATCTCCTTGGATATCTTTTTTAAAACTTTTTCGTCTTTTGTAAGATCTAAATCCCCATACCAAATTTTTCCCGTGTTCCTTGTAATTATATTAGCATTAAATAAAACAAAATTTTTAGGATACAAAGTTTTATATAAACCCTTAGAAAAAGATAATAATCTTCCTAACTTAAATCCGTGTTTTTCAAACACATCTTTATATTTTTCATAATTAACTTTCATATTGTATCCTTAAATTTTCTTTTATTTTAGAAACAAATTGTTCGTAATTATTATCCTTAAACTCTTTTATTCTTTTATGCATAACTTTTGGATGAGTTCCAGTAAACTTTTTTATTTTATTTTCTATAATGTCTTTTTCAAATAAAAATAAATAATCACAATATTCTTTTCCTAATTTTTCTTTCATTTCTAACATCTTTGGATCGGGAAATCCTATATCTTTGAATAATTGTTGAAAGTCCCACTCTTTCTTCCATCCTTTTTCACCAGAATGAACTTTACCATAGTGATAAACTGTAATATCCGTATGTAATACCTCCCGCTCTACCCCTCCTGCTAATTGATGCGCATCCTCTACTAACATCCAATTACTCCCCCTTCTGTGTATTCTTATTATTTCATCATAAACAAAAGGAAATGTTGTTTCATAATTACATACAAAATGAATATACTTGGTCGTAAGTGCAGTTACATTTAAATTATGTTTTTCAACTAATTTAATCCATGCTTTAATATTATTATATTGGTTTTCATGTATTACTTCATCAGATTGAACATGCCACTTAAAATCTGTATCTAAAAATAGTGCTGCATAGTTCCCAATTACAGATAACTCTGTAAAATGTTTTGCCCACGAATGTCTAACAATCTTAACTTTATCTTTATACTTTTCTCGAAATTGTTGTAATAATTCTAATGTATTGTCTTCGCTTTCACACTCACAAACTACTATTTGATCTGCAATTGGTACTACAGATTCTAAAGATTCTAAAAATGGATAATCATAAATTACTCCATTTCTTATAAATTGATATACTCCAAGACTCATTTTTTCCTCTCTTTAAGTTTTTCTGAAATTTTTTCTCTTAAAGATTTCTGTTCGTAACTATAAGCTTCCCATTTTTTCTTCAAACTATTATTCTTTTCCTCTATAATTTTACCTATATTAGTAACACTATCACTATTAGAAGACTTAACACTTACATTAAAAAAATTGTAAACTTTTTTTAAAGGTTTTTTGCAAATTTCACAAACTTCATCTGAAGAAAACTTAAAGGAAACTCTTTTAACTATTACTTCGTAGTTAGAACAATCAACATTTATACACTTATAACTAAATACTGGCATTTTATTCACTCCCTTTTACCATAATACTGTTCTATTTCGAATAATAATAAAAATAGCCTTTACTGCTCCAAATACTCCTCTCAATAAAAAATATATAAAAGTAAACAAAATAAAAATCACTCCCCATGGATTCAATATTCTAACTCTTAATTCTTCTTCTTTGCTTGTTATTGCACCTAAAAAATAAAATGTGTAAAAAATAAAAGCCAAATATTTATCATCTCCTTTCATCCTACTACCCTTTCTAAAAATCTTAAATATTGTTGTGTTGTATTTTCTTTAGTATACTTTAAAGAAGTATTGTATGCATTTCTAATTAACACTTCAAGTTTTTGATTATCTAAAAGTAAAAAATTATATAAAGAATCTGCTAAGGCATTTAAATCTCCGTCTTTTACAACAAAACAATTTTGACCATCTTTCATAAATTCTTCTCCACCACCTCCTGTAAAACCAATTACAAAAGTATTAGACGCCATTGCCTCCAATGCAGGTAATCCAAATCCTTCTGGATAAGAATGAGCAATAAAAACATCATGTTCTCTTAAAACATGTGCGAAAGCAATCTCCGATACATCTTCTAATGTATAAAATTGAACTCTTCTCAAAAGAGTAGGAGAATATTTATTAGAAGAGTAAAGAATATTTATTAAATCTTCTCTAACTTTATCACCATTTTTTCTTTTTTGTATTAAAACATTACAACGATTCGCAAAAAATTTCAAATTAAAATTCATCGGATAAAAAATATCTTTTCTTATAAAAGGCTCTACAACGTGAGCATCTTCTCTCAAAATAAACTTTCTCACAAACTCTGAAATACAAAGTATGTGTTTATCTCTGTAATTATTCAAAATAGGATTCCAAAATACATGCCCTTGTATGTAACAAACTTTAATAAAATCATTAAACATAGAATCTAATGGATAAGTATCTTCCCACCCTATTACTACAACTTTTTTACCAGATTTCTTTGAAGTATATGCATATTGTTGAGCTTCTTTATATGAAGTTATTCTTCCTGTGTCTCTTTTTGCCATCCAATGAGGAATCGAATTAACATTAGGAAAACATATAATAGACTCAATTCCTAATTTTTTCTCTATCTCAGATAAATCATAATGTACTTTTATTCCTCCGCAAGGAGACGTATTTTCTGGAAGTACGTGTATAATCAACAACTCTTCTGTAGATATCATAAAGCCTCCACAAAATTTCTTATTTTTTTCTTAAAAAAAAATGTTTTATCATTACTTATCAAAAATTAAATTTTTTCCTAGTTTCCCAATATTTTCAATTGAATATTGTTGTGCTTTTATATAAGCAATTTCACCTTTTTTCTTTATTTCTTCTCTATTATTATACAAATGTCTAAATATCTCTGTAAGATGATCAACACTAGGTTCTGCCCATTGTCCTCCTATATAATTATGAAAATACGGTAAGTATTGTAAAGGAATATCTACAAGTTTGTAATCAATCAACCACCCATTTTCTTCTCCTACATAATCTAATAATCCACTATAACCAGTAGCTATAGAAGGTATGCCTAGCGCACCTGCTTCTATAAATGGTAATCCAAATCCCTCCGCTCTTGTTGGTAACACAAAAACATCAAAATTTCTTAAAAAATTTGGCATAAGCTTGTCTGATATGTAATTTGTTGTTACAAGTATAGAAGGACGATTTTCAAACGGTACAATAGAGTTTATCCAATCAACTATTGACATTCCTTTTTGTTCTAAAACAAACTTCATAGATAGTGCGTGAATAGTTAAAGTAACATCATCATTCTTTGTAAAAGCATTACAAAATGCCTTTACTAAAATTTCGGGGGCTTTTCTTTCTCCAAAATGGAAAACAGAAACAAAATTTAATCCTTTTAATCCATCTATATTCAATCTGCTTCCTTCTTTTTTGAATAAAGAAGTATCAACTGAATTTGGCAACACAAAAATAGGAGTCTTAACTCCACACTCTAATAAAACATTTCTAAAAAAAGTAGAAGTTGTAAAAACTTTGTCTACGTTATTTAATTGTTCTACCCACTGTTTTGGAACTCTGGTACTTTCTCCTGTAGTATGTGCAATACGTTGTTTTCCTGGAGGCATTAAATACATATGATCCCCTTCTGAAGATCTTAAAACAACTCTATTCCAGTAATCATTAGGTTTTAAAATCATCTCCTTAATTTCCCAATCAATCATATTTTTCTTATCATAATGATATTCAACTGGAGCAATTGAAACATCGACTCCATTTCTTTTTAATCCTTTTGCTAAATTTCTCATTACTCCACAAAAAGACCATTCTCCATATATTTCAGAGGATATCAAAACTTTATAAGGATTATCACTTTTATATTCTTCTTGTTCTCTCTTTAAATAGAATTTAATTTGATTCTTATCACTTATTTGTTTCTTAACATCTTCACTATCTCCTTTAACTATATCTCTAGAAGTAACGTTTTCATAATGAATAGCTTGTGCAAATGGTGTATATACAGTTTTATATCCTTCTTTTCTAGCTCTATAAACATAGTCTACTTCCTCAAAGTACCCTCTCTCAAATATATTATCAAAAATTCCAACTTTATCAACTACCTCTTTCTTTATATAAAACAATGCACCAGTAACATACTCTACTTCTGTAATTTGATTAATAAAAGAAGTAGGAAGTCCAGCATCTATATGTTGTCCCCATCCAAATACATTTAAAAACGCACCTGCATGTTGAATAGTTCCATCTGGAAATAATAATTTACCTCCTACAATTCCTATATCATTGCTTAAGTATGCAGCAGTAACTAAATTATCAATACATCCATCAAGGAGAATCATATCATTATTCATAATCAAAAAATCGCAGTCTTCTTTTAAACTCAAAATGTATTTTATCCCTAAATTTGCACCTCCTCCATACCCTAAATTTTCATCACTATGAATAAAATAAGGAAAAAAGTTTGGAGATTCTTTTAAGTACTCTTTGCTCTTTAAATATTGTAAAGTCTCATCGGTAGAATTATTATCTACTATTACTAAAAAGAGTTTGTTTATCTTAGTAGATTGTGAAAAAACTCTACGTATAGATTCTACAACTTGCTTAGTATAAAATAACTGATTGTAAACTGGAATAATAATTGACAAATTCATTTCCTAAGTCTCCTTTTTAACATATTCGAAATTACGAATTCCTATTATATAATCGTATTATATAATCGTATTATATATGGCGTTTATTATAATAATAATATTAATATTAATAAATAATTATATGTGTATCGCGCGAAGCGCGATTATATAATACAAATGATTTTTGCATTTTTTCATACAAATTTACATTTCTTTTTATTTTTTTTATAACTTGTTGTAAAATAACAATTTATAGAAATAAAAAATTTAAAAATTGTTAAAACCTAAAAGATAATTTAAGTTCAAATTTTTTTCAAGATTGTAAAACTGTTAAAAAAATGCTTTTTATAGTTTCTATAACTTATTAAAATATAATAAGTTAGTTTTCTTACAAAAAATAAAATCAAAGAACAAATTTATATTTAAAGTATTCGAGATGCTAAAGCATCTCGAATGTCAACCTTTAAAAAGGTTGACATACATCACACCTTATCTAAAGTCAATATATTTCCTAAGGAGCTTTTGGAAATAAGAGATTGAGAAAGGTTACTAAATAAGTCAATTAATTTACTATAAGTAGATTCTTTTGAAAATGATTTTCTAAATATTTCTCCTGCTTCTTTTGCTTTTTTTCTGTTTTCTTCTTCATTATCTATTAAGTCTTTAATCTTCTTTTTTGCGTCCTCGATGTTAGGGTATGCCCAAATCATATCTGGTGTAAAAAATCCAGTAGATAATGCTCCTTTAGAAACAGGTTTTAAATCGAAATCTATAACATTAAAATATTTAGGATTTATAAAGTGCATATGTCCACTCCAACCAGTTACTGCTACGGGTAAATCACACGCAACCGCTTCTGCAATACCTCTTCCCCATCCTTCTCCGCTTGTTAGAGATACAAACCCTGTTATTTTAGGATGTTTATAAACAATTGCCATTTCTTCATCTGTTAAGTTTCCATGTAATAAAGTTATCTTAGGATATAAAGCGTTTCCTTTAATAGATTTAATTCTTTGTTGTACATGGTAGTAATCATAAGAAGAATTATTAGAAATTTGTGTTTTTAATACTAAACCTACTTTTTTGTTATTTTCAAAAGTTTTTACAAACAAATTTAGTAGCAACCCTATCCCTTTTCTGTCTTCTCCGATTCCTCCTTGCAACCATTGACCTACACCTAGTAAGTTTTTTTCGCACGGTAAATCATCTAAAAGTTTGTATACAAAGACATCGGAATTAACTGGATTATTATTAAAAATACTAGTATCTACTCCCTCTTCTACTACTGCTATCTTAGTAGTAACCCCACTATTTTTGAAAACATCTCTTTGAAAATTACTTGGAACAATTACTAAATCCATTAAGTTACACTTATCTACCCACTCCTTAGGTATTTTGTTTGACTCTAAACCTGCTGTAATTCCTACGTTTAAATTGCCTACTTTTGTAAACTCTGGTGGTATTCCAACATGTACAAATATAAAAGGAACATATTTGTGTATAACATTATTACACATAAATAACAGTACTTCTTTATCTTTTACGGGAATAGTATCCGCAGTATTTGTTGATCCACCCCATTGAGTTGGTAAAATTGCAATGTTAAACTTTTGACTATTCCACAAAGAAATAGCAATATCTCTACTGTGAGCTCCGTATCCACTTTGAGAAAAAACTGGAGCTCTTAAAACAATATTCGGTTTATTCATAATTCCTCTCTTTATATTGTTGTTAATTTAACTCTTTTATAAGATTTTGGTTGTTCATAAAGTTCTTTTAAAATTTTATCCCATTTTTCTATTACTTGATTTATATGAAAATGAGATATGATGTGTTCTCTTGCTTCTTTTCCAATAGTTTCTTTTAATGTTTTGCGCTCTTTATACATAGTATGCAAAGAATTAATTGCAGTGTCAAATGAAACATAATCTTGATATATATAAGATGCACCGGGAACTCCAAATAAAGTTCTTACATCGGGTTCCATCAATATTCCATATACTTTGTTCCCATCCGTTAATTGCTCTGTCATACCACCAGTTTTAGTCGCAACAACAGGAGTTCCTGCACATAAAGATTCTCCTACACAAAGTCCGAAACCTTCATTATAAGTTATCGTAAACGTTACGTCTGCTATATTGTAGAATAAATTTAACCTATCAGACTTTACTTTTTCAAAATTATAAACAACTGGAACTTTTTCAAATCCTAAATCTCTATGAAATTGTAGTATATCTATACCTTCAACATCTATTGGATCAGTATTCATAAGAAGTAAAGAGTGTGGATGAGTTTTATGAAATTCTTTAAAAATCATTAAAACATCTCCTACTCTTTTTCTTATAATATTTCTATTGTTCCAAAATATAATGAACTCAAGATTTTCCATATTTACAAGATTTTTTAAGTTTTCTCTTTCTTTTCTAATAATGTTTTGTGGTAAAGGATAAAATTCTGTAGGATCAAACCCATGTTGAACACAATAAATTGGTTTATCTTTAATATTTTCCTTCATTAATTCATAAGAAAATTTTGAAATCATTACTAACGCATCACAAGATTCATAAAAAGGAAGGTTAAATTTTGGAAAAGGGTCATTATCCCAAGTATGGTAAAATACTATTCTACTATACTCTCTGATTTCATCATCCATTTTAAATAAGTATCCAAAAAATCGAGGATCAGAAAAAGGAATTATAAAGTCGGGCTTCTCTTTATCAATAACATACCTTACAAAGTTCTTATCCCCATACTCTCTACCTATGTTAACTGGATATATTAACACATCTTCTTTAACAGGAGTTAGGTCTTTATGATTTAATGCACACCCTATTACTACTACTTCATAACCTAAGTTTGCTAATCCTTTGGTCAACTTTCTTGCTTGTATTCCTACTCCTGTATTTAAACGAATATCATCAGTAATAAATAATAGTTTCACGATTATCTCCTAATTTTTTTTTATTAATAATTGTATTATACAAAATTTTACTGATTCTTTAGTTTAGTTATTCTTAAATATGTTGCATATCCTCCATGTAGATCATTAAAATTAAATAAATTTCGCGTGTTTCTCATACAAATGATAGGTTGAGTAACATAATTATATCCAGTTACAAGTAACTTATTATAAATACCACTTGTATCATCTACATTTACAATTGCTTTTGTAATTAAAGAATTATATGTGTAATGTGAGTCTACCTGAGCAAAAGACCAACCAGCAACCTGCCACTGTGGTTGTTGCATACTTCCAGAAGGATATGGCTTAATTATAATCATTCCATATGATCCCGTAACCTGATAAGAGCAATAATGAGTACTACAAAGCGCTACTTCATATATTCCTTTTTCTTTGATCGTAATTTGAAAACTTCCGGTGCCAGAAGTGGGATTACCCGTAATTATATCTGCTTGAGATATTTGATTACCAGTAATATTATGCCATGGTATAAATTGACAAACATCAAGAAATTGATCAAAATCAAGGTTTGCAGGAGTAGGTGGTATATATGGATCAAAAAGACTATAAGGAATAACATAAATATCACTCTTATTTTGCAAACTCAAATGAGTATGGTAGGGATCTGCATCTGAAGTAGGTCCAGCTGTTAAAGGATTGGAAGATTTCCAGTTACTGCCTGTTCCAGTAAGTGCTTTTCCTATTTGATAGCGTAATCTTTGCAATGTATCTTTAAGAGAACTAGTTAATGTTAACTCAGATGTAGAAGGATTTTGTACACCCTCTTCATAATCTGCAGCAATGTCAAGTATATTATTTCCATAAAATGTTCTACAATCTGTCCATGATAATATATCATCTCCCGCATCTGCTATTTCAGCAACTCCTAATGGATAATATTCAATTCCTTTATGACCTGTACTATAATGATATCCATTTAAGTTAAATGAAAAAAGATTATCAATATAAGTAAGGAAAAAACTATCAAATTCTTTCCACTCAACTCCTCCTTGTGAGTTTACAACTGCAAAATATAAACCGTCAGACGGAGCATCAGATGCACGTAAAATAGGTAAACTTCCTGTTATTACATTACCATTTACTAACAAAAAAGCATTAGAAGGAGGATTAAAAGAAATATATGCTCCAATATATTGATCATTGATTACTCCTTTATAACTATCAAGAGTCTGTTGGTTTCTTACTCCAATAGGGATAATTCCATTTACATGTAAATCTGTTGCGTGTCGTTTTTGTAATAATTTTAAATCTCCTCCAAGATCGTCAAAACTTAATCCATGAGGATTGTTTGGTGTTGGAGTTGCAGACCCTGTTGAATATATATGATCTGCAACTGATTTGTGAGTAGGTACTGGAACTTTATAAGGGTCTACTCCAACAGAATCTGCAGTAGTAAACCATTTTGTATACAATCTAGTATCTTCTATACCACTTGAATCAATATTACCATTACCATCTGCTTGAAATCTTGCTAATAATATTTCAGAAGATGTTGATGGAGGAAGATTATCTATTGAAACAAAGAAAGACCTATAGTATCTTGTAGGATGTAATACACCTAAGTCATCCGCTTTTAAACTACCAGTAGCTTCTGCGTAGGAAATTTTAACATAATTAATATCATTAGGAGAAGAAGTCCATCTATAATAAAGTGAAGACTCTCCTTTAGATATAGTAAGAATTCCAGGTAAAACTATAAGTTCTCCAGGATCTAATATAGCAGCCCCTGGATATATTCTTATTGTATCATCTTGAACTTTTACTACTTTTAGATTTTTATTCATAGTGTGTTCTGAGGGACTTCCTATAACCCCGCCTTTATCTTTACCATATGTTACAAGTTGATCTTCATTGTATCCCCCGCTTCTTCCTAAAAAGGATCTTATTACATTTTGCAAGTTTCCAATAAGACTATCACTTATACTATTTAAATCTTCGCTTAAAACTAACTGATCATTAAAAAAATAAGGTCTCTCCATTTTGAACCTCCTTTATTAATTTTTTTCTCCTTGAGGATTACCATATTTCCAAATTTTTGGATGTATTCCTCTAAAATAATTTCTTTTGCTATTATAAATAAATTCACAATTTTGTATCTTTTCTGATAAATAATTTATTACATCCTGTGATAAATATTGTTTATTGATAATATTAACACTTATCTTTTTTGTCATAAAAACTGGATTAACTAACTTCTCTATCTCCTCTGTAGATAGTTTAAAGAGATCGTCTAATAACATTACTAATGCATTATCTCTTGAATCTGATATAGATAAAACGGGTTTTCCTTCTATTATTTCGAATTCTATATCATATGGTGGTTGAAATCCTCTTTCTGATAATTCTGGTAAGAAAGTTTTAATCTCATAAGTTTTATGTGGTAAGATTATTTGAGTAACCAATTCATTATTTTCATTAACAAAGAATATAAAAGGATTTTTTACAAGAACTGAAGTAGGATGATAATTATAATCAGAAAAAACCTGACTTTGAGAAAAAGACCGACCTGGGTCAAACCAACTCCAATCAAAAGTAGTACTACCATAAACTGTTATTACTTTGTATTTAAAAGTATACCAACTTCTTTGTAAAACAAAATCAGAATGATACTCTTCTTCAAAGACTATTTTATTGTGATATGGTTGTATCCAAATAGGAAGCTCTATTTTCTTACCCGTAAAGTTGTACCCCCACGCCACCATTTTTCCATCTTTAGATGTCCATCCTTGAGGACTTGAATACCATCCACAAGTTAAGTCTATGTACATTATTCCAGAGAATAATCCTCCTACGTAATTACAACAAAAATATGAACCACAAGGACTAGGCAAAGTTTTGCCCTTCTTTATATCGACTTTTATTCTTTCAAAACGATAGTTAAGAACTTTTTCTATATCTAAATAAGTAAATGCTCCAGAGTATACTCCACTCGATTTTCCACTTTTTCCTAATGTACCAGAAAATCCTGTTATACTAGACCCTCCTTCTGGTATAGGAGTAGTAGCTACTACTGCCATCTTTTCTCCTACTCTAACCATACCACAAGCATCTATTCCTTTTCTAAACATTCTTAAAGGAATTTCTACGTAAGTAATATTCGGTATTTGAGTAGTATCTTGTACTTTATAATAGCCAACTCTATATAATATACTATCAGGAGTTACAAATATTACATCCAAAGTATCTAATCCTACGCTTAGTATCTTTGCATGTATTACAGTATCTACAATCATTGAAGATAATACTGCATTAAGGTCTTTTTGAAAATTTCCGGAATTTACTGGATTTAAAACGTATATGTTTATATATAAAGAATCAATTTCTACATATCTATTTGGCAGATAACTTAAAAATAAAGTATCTGGTATTGGAACAACATTATTTTTTGTAATTGGTTTTCCAATAATAGTAAAGTTAAATTTATGAGCTGAGTCTGGTAAAGGAAGAAGGTAAGTTGTATTATTATAAACATTAATAGAATCTTGCAAAAAAGATACAAATAAAGTTACAGAATCTCTCGAAGAATACCATTTAATCTTTACAGTATCCCCTTGTACAAATAAAGAATTTTGATAAGGACTTAAAAACTTTAAAGTGTCATACTTTGTTAATGGAGCCCATCTTAAATAAGGATATCCTTCATTTATTGAAGGATCGATTGCCCAAGTGTTATCAAAATCCCATGTTGTATAAGTACTTTGAGTTTTCATTTCTGCAGTTAGCTTCGCTATAGCAGAATCAGAATTTACTAAAACAGAAGCGCTTTTTTGAGTACCACAAATTTCATAATTAAAATATGAATAGAATATGTTTTGAGAAACTCCAGACCATCCTAATTTAGTAAAACCTCCCGCGGGTCCTTCAAATTGTGTGGTACTATAACACCTTCTTATAATTAAATTAGGACTTCCGCCTGAATATCCTACTCCTGTAACAAACCCTACAGTAGCTCCTCCAGAATTAGTTGTTAATGTTATTTTACCTTTGAAAAAACAATCTTCTATTATTACGTTTCCACTCGAACTTGCAGAATATCCTATATATCCTAAAAACGCTCCAAGATTTCCAGAAGATGTTAAGTATCTTCTTCCTTTTATATGTACATTTTCTGCAAAACATTTTTGAATTACTCCTTCTACAATTGTACCACAAATTGCCCCTGTTGAAAATCCTGCGCCGCTTGTCCCATCCCCTGCTGTCCATATAAGAGTATTTCTTATCGCACATTCTTTTACGCTATCTAAAGTAGTAGTACCAATATATCCTATAATTCCACCGACTCCATTTTGCATGTTAATATAATTTTCTTTCAGTATTATTTTTGAAGAATCAACTATTACTCTATACAATAAATTTCTAAAATCAGAAAAAGAAGTTCCGAATCTTCCAGCAATAAATCCTATGTAGGAATTTGTCATATTATTATTTAAAGTAGAGTCTACTATTTCAAAATTCTTACAAGATAAATTGAATACTCTAATAGTAGTAGCACCTGAGAAAAGACCTATATAATTACCACTCGTAACTTCATAATACATTTTCATATTCCTTATAACATGACCATTTCCATCAAGAGATACTCGTGCAGATATATTTATTGGAGTCCAATTTCCTCCGCTACCTACTCCTAAATCATCTAAGTTTATATCATTAATTAATTTGTAATAAACAGTTGTATTAGAACCTTGGTTACGAATTTGATTAAATTGTTGAGCGGTAGAAATAAGATAAGGATCATTTTGAGTACCACTTCCTCCTGCAAACTGTCCTAATAAATTTTGTGATAAGAATAAAATGATAATTATGATTCTTTTCATATAGTATCTTCTTTCTTTATTTCTTTATCCAAATCCAACAATACCATAATTCTCTTGTACTTGTAGAAGGTCTAGATACAATAAATCGATCGGTTTCAATCCTAACTCCTAATACATCTTGTGGATCTGGTATTGTATTTAATATAGTTACAACAACAACATCTTGTGGTCTAATGCCTTGTACATAAATAGTATCATATTGTTTGTTAACCACAAAATAGTTTTGTCCTGAAAAAGAAGGAGAAAACTTTAAAGTATCATTTATTATTTGTAATTGATTTGGATCTGTAAAAACAATTAATTCGTTAAGTAAACTATCAATATCTGTCCAATTTTTATTTAGCGAGTCTGCACTTGGTCTTGCTGATTGAGCCCATTGTCTTAATTTATAATATTGTGTTCTTGATGAAGGTGGATCAAATCGTTGTTGTGAAATTACATTTATATAAGTTAAAACTACAAATAAAAGAAAATATAATAATTTTTTCATAAACTCCTCCTTTCTTTTTATAGGTATATTCCATAATCTTCGGAATATATATCACCATACCCAGATGCTTCGTGAGCTATTTTAAAATAAGGTAATGGAATAGAAGATGTAGTTACTCCTCTAATAGAACATTGATGCAACTCAAATTCTTTTACATTTGCTTCTATTCTAAATTGAAATTGATGTATCGTATCTTGGTTCATTATTTTACGAGATGTTATTTTAGGCAATGTATCATAAAAACGATTTCTTAATTCTCCAGGAACAATACTTCCTGTACTTAACATTATTTCATCAAATCCTATTCCTATAGAATTAGTATCAATTCTTAAATACCCAGATGGTATAGAAGGAATACTTCCTGTTATTTGTTCTGAATATATTAAATTATCATCTACTTGTAAATAAATAACATTATCAATACCTAGACATGCAAAATAATGAGGTCTATATGGTAATTCTTCAAGATACTCTGAAATATCTGCCCTTACAGTAGTAATACTACCACTATTGTTTATATTAAAGCTAAAAAACCCGCTAAGAAAATCATATGATTCTATCGCTATTGAATACCCATTGTTTTCCGGTATAACAGTCATTTCGTGAGGAGAAGGAAGATCTTCATATTTATAAACAAATACACCTCGAAATGTAGTATCTATTCCATAAATCCATCCTTCCCATAAAAAGTTAGTTTGAGATAAATCCAAAGCGACATCATTATATATTAAAATTAAAGACCCAGAACTTAGTTTCCACCCTAATTTTAAAGGTTCTCTTCCTCTTATGTAAGTAGTTTTAAAAGATCCACTAGTCCAAAGAGTTAAATTATTTACAGTCGAAATATCTTCTACTTCATTTAGTTTATTAAATATTAAGTGATTAATAGGTTGTAAATCTTTTGAAGATTCTATGTCAGATAAAAGACTAAACTTATTATATCCTGGTAAATATTCTCTAAAGTAAACTGTTCTTGGAATTGGTTGTCCAGGATAAGATCTCATATAAACTTTATATCTTGCGTCATTTCTTAGTAAAACAGACCAATCATAATAATAAGTAATGTCAGGGTTTATATCCACAATTCCTAAATAACCAGATGTTAAAGCGCCTTTATAGGAAGGAATATCTATTAAAGAAACGTGAGGATCTGTCTCATATATTGGATCTCTCCAAAAAAGAACTTGTTGAGTATTATAAATGTACCCTCCACTTGCATACATAAATAAGTCAGAAGAATAAGAAGGTATACTCATAGGAGAAGGTTTCCATATAGATATTTTATCAGAAACATCATAATAAGGAATTATATCTACTTTTAAAACATTATTAATAGAATTTTCTATACTTCGAACTATACTACTTGTAGCAATAGTACTATCTAAGAATAAAGTGCAATTAATTCCACTATTATAACGTTTCTTTCCTAACAATTTCGTATTAAAACCAAGTTTAGAATATGTATATAAATAAGGATCTCCTACACTCGCCGGAAGATTAGTATAGTAAAGATTTCCTTTTTTAGGTATTTCTGCATCAAGAATTACTAAATTATCTCCTGTACTCAATATAGAACCTGTAACAGTTTGTAACTTCCATCCTAAAACATCTCTTACAGACTCTCTGACTAAAGGAGAAACTCCGTTGTAAGCTTGTCCTACTTGATGGATACTTTTAATTGTAGTACTATCAAAGAGAGCCTCTGATATAAATCGAAGTTGTTGTCTGTATCCTTGTAAAATATAATTATGAATTTCATATTCTTGACTTATATTTTTACTAACTTCAAATAAATAACCAAAGTTCTCATACATTTTACTACTACTTCTGTCAGTAGGAAAAGGAGTAGTTCTTACTCCTTCAATAAAAAGATCATTAAATAATTGAAAACTTTCGATAGAAGCAGAAGATATTTGATCTGCATACATTTTTAGTATATTGTATATATTAGACCCAATAATATTTACAGGATACCAACGAGATGAAAGATAAGAAAATAAGCTAGATAGGATTCTGTTTATACTTCTGTTTGCGTAATCTTTCCAGTTTATAAAAATCATACTGTAAACCAATTTATAGTTAAATTACTTAGTGTAGGAAAACAATTAAACGGAATTTCAAGATTTCCAAAGTTATTGGGTAATATACTATTATCTTCACTTTTAAATTCATTAAATGGAAGCTTTACATCATCAACTCCATTTGTATTGAGAATTACTCTTGCAATATCGGCTTGTTGTAATTCTTGTCCTATATGTAAACTGTCGATAAAGGAAGATATTTCATCTCTAATTAAACTTTCAAGACTGAGTTGGTCATAACCAGGTAAAGCTCTAATTGTTATATTTAAGACAATAGGAACGACAATTGCTTCTTTTACTAAAATATCTACATTTTGAATTAATTTGTCTTCTCTTAAAAGGTAATTTTGCAAATCGGATATAAGAGAATTATAAGAGTAATTTACTATAACAGATCCCGAAGAAGAAAATAAAGGAGGACTAAAGGTTATTTTGTCGTTTCCTTTAACTGAACCCGCATAAGCTCCAGAGTCTTTTACAAAACTATAATTAGTAGTAATCTCACTTCCTCCTTGAGCTATATAAAAAATTTCTCTTACGGGTTGATTAGATAAAACTATTTCGTCAAATGAAGGATTTAATACTGCAGAAAAAACTTCTTGAGTATTACTTATTCTGTATCCTTTTACATAAACATCTACTGCTCCCGCATCTTCTCTCCCTACATCATTGTGCCCCAATACTTTTGCATCAATTACATCTTCTGAAAACATTAAGACATCACTTAATAATCCGCTTAAAGTTCCTAAATTACTTCCTTTCCATTTTAAAGCAATCCTATTTCTAAAAGTTTCTGTGTCTTCTCTATCCATTCCTCCTGTAGTTGACTCTTTATTATAACATCCTTCGATTCCTGTAATTGGAGTAATAATAGTATTAATAGATAAAGGACCAACAACACTATTTGCACCCGGAAATACAGATACAATTGGCGCAGTTACTTCATATACACCAGTGTTGGGATTTAAATAGGTTTGTGAAAACGCTGTGTACATTGTAACAGTTGATAATGTAACAAAACGCTGTGCCTCCGTAGTATTGGTAGGAGATGTAGATACTACTGTACCAGCAGGAATTGTTATATCAAAACTAGGTGCAGTATTTCTGAAAAATGTTACATATCCTTTTGACTGTCTTGCATTTTTCCTAACTAATCCTAAATTAGAAGCTATTTTATCAAGAACTGAGTCTGGAGCTGTAAGAAGAGATTGACTTAAAGAAATTGTATCCATTTCGGAATAAATTTTTGCAAGCTCTTGAGAAGGAGCATCAATTATTACATCTCTAACAATCGTCCCTTCACTTGTATCAATAGTTGGTTTTACACTTTTTATAAAAGAGATCATTGAATTTACAATATTAGAAAAAGTTCTTGCCATTTCATACCTCTAAAGATAAGTTTATTTCCGCTTGTTTACCTGAAGTACTTTTACAGACTATTAGTATTTCTACTTTCCTTGGATCAGGATTCTCAAGTATATCGACTTTATCAATACTATCAATCTTTTCTGTAGGTAAGTAATAGAATCCTTCTTTCTCTTTTTCTTTTTGTAAGTTAATTAAATAATTAATACATCTATATATTTCACTTTTAACCCCAGATTTTAACTTATCATTATAACTTAACATATTATAATTAAATCCATATCCAGTATCTCTTGTTGATTCTGTTAAAATCTTTTTTATTTTTTGTTTTAATAGTTCTATGCCTCCTACGGTATTTACTTTACCATTACTATCAAAACTGATGTCTCCTACTACTCCTTTACCATTACATTTCGGACAATTCTCTAAAGTAAATTTTTCAATCGGATCTCCAACAATATGATCACAAATGGTTATTCCTAATAAATCCATTAGGACGTTCCTTCTATATTATTTATTTCTACTATAATATATAGTATATTTTCAAGTTTTTTCATTTGTTCATCTGCCATAAAGGTAACTTTCTCTACGTAAGTAGATAAAGCAGTTGCTCTTGAAGCTCTGTAAGAGAGTTCTGTTATTTTATCTTGTAAATCTGCAAAAGTTTCTACTCCTTCTAAAAAATCAAAATCAGCTAAGTTAGATATTATTGTAGCTTGGTTTGAAGGTATCTTAAGAGGTACTTTTGTTGTTATTTCTTGTAACAAATCTGCAACTTCTGGAATTTCTTGTAATCCTAAAACTTCTAATGGAATAGATTTTAAAGTATTTCTTATTGGAGATAGTATAATATTCAAAGCATTAATAGAATTGTTAATTTTTGAAGATAATATATTTGCTTTATTACTTAATGTATTCAAAGTCCCTTTGTAAGATCTTAAATAAGAAAGTTTAGAACTTAAATAGTCATAAATTACCATTCTTGTTGATCTGGTAAGATTTATAAGGGTTTGTGTTAAGACTGTCCAATAATCTCCAGATAAACCCAATTTGTTACAAATTTGATATGCTATAGGAGAAACTTGCATTTTATGAGACCTTTACATTTAATATTGAAGATTTACTAACTCCTATTATTTTAGAAATAGAAGAAATTCCCCAAATTTTTCCAGACCACCCTACAGAAGTTCGATATAACTCAGTAGTGTTTAATACAGAAGATCCATTGTATCCTCCAAAACTTAATGCATAATCACTATCTCCTGCTCCCCCTAATATATATCGTGGCACATTAAGTGTTGCAGAGTCTACTGCCCAAGAAGTGCCATTAAAAGTTTCTGTACTTGAAAGTACTCTATTTGTAGAATTATAACCACCAAATACAATTATATTGGAAATTCCTGTACCTCCCGCTCCTCCATAACCTCTTGCAACATTTAAGCTATTTACTGTTACCCAAGATGTATCATCATATCTTTCACATACACTATAATAGTTAGATCCATCATATCCTCCTATTTTTAATCCTTGAGTTGTATTTACATATCCGTCTCCTCCTAATGGCCATCTTACTCCTATGCTTAAGTTAGGCCCAGTTGTCCACGATACTCCAGAATATAACTCAGAAGTGTATAATGCTGCATACCCTCCAAAAATGACTGAACTTCCGTCTGCCCTTCCTATCGCTCCTAAATATTTTCTCGCGACGTTTGTGTTACTACTATATTCCCAAGACACTCCGTTGTAGTATTCCGTTGTATATGTATATGCATCTGCATCCCCATTTATTACAAAAGAAAGTATAAACCCAGGACTACTCGTAACACCCATTCCCCATCTTTGTAAATTTAATGAAGCAAGAGAAGACCAGGTACTACCACTAAAAAGCTCAACACTCGTTAAAGTACCACTAGATGTAGAAGTTCTCCCTCCAATTGCAAATGCAGATGCCCATCCTCCTCCCCCTCCTAAATAACATCTTGCTTGATTTAAATTTGATGTTACATACCATACTTTCATTACGCAATCTCCAAATATACATCGCTTGGTTTTATAAATAATATGTTTGAAGTAAGCCCATAGCCAACTATTCTAACTTGTTGTCCAGAAGTAGTAGGAACAGTTGTTGTAATACCTCCCGCAGTAGTTGGACTAATATAATAAACACTTCCTACGCTTATACCAGATGTTATAAAAGGTCCAAATAAAACAAACCTCCCTACATTATTAGCAGAAATAGAAGAACTTGCAACAGCAATCAATCCTTTTGTAGTACTTTCACTGTTTGCTTGTGCTTTCCAAAATTTTCCATCGCTTTTTAAATAACAAACATTTCCTGCACTAAGATTTTCTCCTGCTGTAAAAGTTTCAACTATAGGATAAGAATTTAATAATAACGGAGAAGTTAATGTCCAATTATTTACACTTCCGCTTGCAGCTAATTGATTTATTTGATTCTGCAGATTATTATCTGCATTGATTCTATTTTGAATTTCATTAGTTAATGAACTTGAAACTGAAGTAATTTGACTTTGTAGATTATTATCTGCATTGATTCTGTTTTGAATTTCAGTTACAAGAGAACCTGAAACTAAAGTAATTTGGTTTTGTAGATTATTATCTGTGTTGATTCTGTCTTGAATTTCATTAGTTAATGAACCTGAAACTAAAGTAATTTGGTTTTGTAGATTATTATCTGCATTGATTCTATTTTGGATTTCAGTAGTTAATGATCCACTAACTAAAGTAATTTGGTTTTGTAAATTATTATCTCCGCTAATTCTATTTTGAATTTCAGTTACAAGGGAACCTGAAACTAAAGTAATTTGACTTTGTAGATTATTATCTGCATTGATTCTGTTTTGAATTTCATTAGTTAATGAACCTGAAACTAAAGTAATTTGGTTTTGTAGATTATTATCTGCATTGATTCTATTTTGGATTTCAGTAGTTAATGATCCACTAACTAAAGTAATTTGGTTTTGTAAATTATTATCTCCGCTAATTCTATTTTGAATTTCAGTTACAAGGGAACCTGAAACTAAAGTAATTTGACTTTGTAGATTATTATCTGCATTGATTCTGTTTTGAATTTCATTAGTTAATGAACCTGAAACTAAAGTAATTTGGTTTTGTAGATTATTATCTGCATTGATTCTATTTTGGATTTCAGTAGTTAATGATCCACTAACTAAAGTAATTTGGTTTTGTAGATTATTATCTGCATTGATTCTATTTTGGATTTCAGTAGTTAATGATCCACTAACTAAAGTAATTTGGTTTTGTAAATTATTATCTCCGCTAATTCTATTTTGAATTTCAGTTACAAGGGAACCTGAAACTAAAGTAATTTGACTTTGTAGATTATTATCTGCATTGATTCTGTTTTGAATTTCAGTTACAAGGGAACCTGAAACTAAAGTAATTTGGTTTTGTAGATTATTATCTGCATTGATTCTGTTTTGAATTTCAGTTACAAGGGAACCTGAAACTAAAGTAATTTGGTTTTGTAGATTATTATCTGCATTGATTCTGTCTTGAATTTCAGTTACAAGAGAACCTGAAACTAAAGTAATTTGGTTTTGTAGATTATTATCTGTGTTGATTCTGTCTTGAATTTCAGTTACAAGGGAACCTGAAACTAAAGTAATTTGACTTTGTAGATTATTATCTGCATTGATTCTGTTTTGAATTTCAGTTACAAGGGAACCTGAAACTAAAGTAATTTGGTTTTGTAGATTATTATCTGCATTGATTCTGTCTTGAATTTCAGTTACAAGAGAACCTGAAACTAAAGTAATTTGGTTTTGTAGATTATTATCTGTGTTGATTCTGTCTTGAATTTCAGTTACAAGAGAACCTGAAACTAAAGTAATTTGGTTTTGTAGATTATTATCTGTGTTGATTCTGTCTTGAATTTCAGTTACAAGAGAACCTGAAACTAAAGTAATTTGGTTTTGTAGATTATTATCTGTGTTGATTCTGTCTTGAATTTCAGTTACAAGAGAACCTGAAACTAAAGTAATTTGACTTTGCAAATTATTATCAGCATTGATTCTATTTTGAATTTCATTAGTTAATGAACTTGAAACTGAAGTAATTTGGCTTTGTAAATTCTGACCACTAATTATAACTTCATTATTAACAGTACTTACATTTATATTTTCAGAACCTTTTAATGTCTTAAACTGTAGTATAGAACCCGAATTACCAATGTAAATTCCTTCTCCACTACCTAAATTTTCACCAGTACTTATACTTCCACTTACAGCTAATTGACTTATTTGATTCTGTAAGTTGTTATCTGCATTAATTCTGTCTTGAATTTCATTAGTTAATAAACTTGAAACTAAAGTAATTTGACTTTGTAAATTATTATCTGCATTGATTCTGTTTTGAATTTCAGTAGTTAATGATCCACTAACTAAAGTAATTTGGTTTTGTAAATTATTATCAACATTAGTTCTGTCTTGAATTTCAGTAGTTAATGAACCTGAAACTAAAGTAATTTGGTTTTGTAGATTATTATCCTCACTAATTCTATTTTGAATTTCAGTAGTTAATGATCCACTAACTAAAGTAATTTGGTTTTGTAGATTATTATCTGCATTGATTCTATTTTGGATTTCAGTAGTTAATGATCCACTAACTAAAGTAATTTGGTTTTGTAGATTATTATCCCCGCTAATTCTATTTTGAATTTCAGTTACAAGAGAACCTGAAACTAAAGTAATTTGACTTTGTAGATTATTATCCTCGCTAATTCTATTTTGAATTTCAGTAGTTAATGATCCACTAACTAAAGTAATTTGATTCTGCAAATTATTATCTGCATTGATTCTATTTTGAATTTCAGTAGTTAATGATCCACTAACTAAAGTAATTTGGTTTTGTAGATTATTATCAGTATTAATTCTGTCTTGAATTTCAGTTACAAGAGAACCTGAAACTAAAGTAATTTGGTTTTGTAAATTATTATCCTCGCTAATTCTATTTTGAATTTCAGTAGTTAATGATCCACTAACTAAAGTAATTTGGTTTTGTAGATTATTATCCCCGCTAATTCTATTTTGAATTTCAGTTACAAGAGAACCAGAAACTAAAGTAATTTGACTTTGTAGATTATTATCTGCATTGATTCTATTTTGAATTTCAGTAGTTAATGATCCACTAACTAAAGTAATTTGGTTTTGTAAATCTTGACCATCAATTATAATCTCATTTCCAATTGTACTTACATTTATACTTCCAGAACCTTTTAGTGTCTTAAACCGTAGTATAGAACCAAAATTACCAATATAAATTCCTTCTCCACTACCTAAATTTTCACCAGTACTTATGCCTCCACTTATAACTAATTGATTGATTTGACTTTGTAAATTATTATCAGCATTGATTCTATTTTGAATTTCAGTTACAAGAGAACCTGAAACTAAAGTAATTTGGTTTTGTAGATTATTATCTACGTTTTGAAGAGTAGTTAATATCTCATATAAATCAGTTTGATCAGATATACTTCCTAATATACTTCCCCATAAAATAAACCCAGATACTGATCCAGAAGCCCCTAAATATTGAACTAAAGGTTTACAAATATTAAGCCACGAGTTATAAATATAGCCACTTTTATCATTTTCAGTTAAATCTCCTATAGTTTTTCCCGCCCCCGCATCTTGCTTTAATATACTTTCTGTTATTTTTTGAGCTAATAACTCTGCAGGTGTCATTTACTCCCCTCCTACTATAACATCTTTTGCACCAGATGTTATTTCTCCTTTTAAACTATTGTTTACCCCTAAAACTCCGAGGTTTAGAAAACATGGTCCCATAGGAGAAATAATTGACATAGCTAAAGTTTGCAAAGCATTCAAATTTTGAAGGTTCTTTTCAGATAATGTTTTATGTTCTACAGATTCAAATTGTGTACTTATAGGAATAGTAACTTCATCATGTTCTCTTGCAACATGTTGTCCTCTTGTACCTAATAATGCGTTGTTTTTTTCTAATCCTAATGCAATATCTGGATCATCATAATCAACACTTCCTTCATTTATATTTATCTTCATGTTCTTTATACTTAATCTTCCTTCTTTATCTATATCAATTTGAACTCCATTTTTTAACTTTAAATGTAAAAGTACTTCTTTATTTGAGTATAAAGTTTTGTTTAAATTTTTATCTACTACATTTCCTTCTTTATCAACTAAAGTTCCTAAAGTCATTTCAATTAAAGGAGAAGCATTTGGATCAATTCCAAGAGAACCATCCGCTTTTTCTATAACTTTTAAGCTTAATTCTGTATAAGCGTCCCCATTAAAAGATGTTATTGGTTTGTATTCAAGATTACCTTTTTCATCCTTTACAAGCCTTTTAACAATTCCAAAATATAATATTCCTCCTTCTGTAATAACCTTCCAGTTTACACTTTCAAACTTTAACGATCCTGAAGTGTTCTCTATTTCTAGATAATTCCCGGTTAAAGTAGATATTATAATATTTCCATTTTTTCTTATATAAAAGTAAGAACCCCCTGCTTCAAAAAATTTTTCACCAGGCTTAAATTTTGGCAATGTATTTAATTTACGCACTCTGCTTTCGTGTCCTAAATTTATATATCCTACTATATAAGGCCTTTCAAATTTATCAAATACAACTATAACAATATTGCCTACCTCTGGGATGTTGAATATTCCAGAGGAGGGCTGTACAAGAATAACATCAGAGCGTGTACTAGGAGTATCGAGAAATCTTATTGTACACACTCCTTTTTCTGCTTCTACACTTATAACTTGAGCTAACCTTGCGTGTTTGTTTAAATTAGATGGTACTATAGTAGAAGTTATGTCGGATAAATATTGCTTTCGAAATCTCATAATTTTATTTCTTCTATTATAGAAGCTTCCTCTATTTTATCTTGCTTCATTTCAGAGTTTAAGACTTCCGCTAAAAACAGTTTTTGATTATCTGGAAGATCTTTTAGTACTTCGTTCAATACTTCTTTTCTTATACATTCTTGCAAAGCATTCTTCAAATGTCCTAATATACTTATCTTTACTGCAACTTCAGTATTAGAATCTATTAACATTGCTTCTTGTATAAACCTCTTGGTATAACTAATTAACTGATGATTGTTTACATCTTCCAGTTCTTCTTTTGTCATATGTTTCATTTCTCTCTTCTTTATATCGCTCCACTCCTTTACTTCTCTTAATCTGTCTCTTGCAACTTTTTCCATTTGTCTTAAATGAAATTCTTCTCTCTCTATGTCAATTTGAATAAGTTCTCTTTCTAAATCATCTTCTTCTTTTTCTAACTTTCTTTTTAACTTCTTAATTTCAATACATTTTCTTCTATACTCATAAGATAATTCTACTAACTCTGTAAAATGTACGTTTTGTTCTCTTACTGCTTGCCAGTATTTAGCAGCATGAGTAGGAAAATGTAAGTCATTCAAAACAGAAACTTCCATTTCTGTTCGAGTTCTAAAAACTTGAGATTTAGCAAATGTTTCTGCTAATTCTTCTTTCAAGTTTAAGATATCTTGTAATTCATTTTCTTTTAATAAATTAGAAGTATTAATAATGTTTACTGCATTTTCAATATTCATAAAAGATTCTCCTTATTGTTTTTGATACATTATTTTTAATTCTGTTTGACTAATTGCCATCCCAGCAGGATAATCATTTTTTGTAGTAGTTAAACCATTACCAGTATTAATATTATAATAGTAAGTACTTCCAGGAACAAGTCCACTATGTACTTTGCTTATATCCCCAAAAAGTGCTACTGGTTTACTTTGACCAGCACTTCCACTCTCTTGTAAGATACCAACTACTTTCCCCATAGTTTGTTGACTATAAACTATCCCATAACCTTTAGCAATAGACCCAGAAGAATATACAAATGCACTAAGCGTAGGAGATATAGTAGTACCAGCATTGTAGGAAGAACTTATATAAGATGAATTATAAGGTATATTAGAACCAAATTCTATTTGATTTTGAGAATCTATGTTTCCTGGAACTATTCCAGATGGATGATATACTATAAATGTAGATTCAGAAAGAACGCATACATCATAAACATTAGAAACTCCTGATAGAATTATAGGAGATGTAAAACTTATATTAGGACCACTACTAATTACACCTATTCTAAAATGATACACCCCACTTTTAGAATATACTAATAAGAAAGAAATATCGGTTAACCTTTTTATTCTTACATTAGATAATGTAACTCCTGTTTCAAACATAAATAATGATGGATCAAATACTAAGTCATTATTTAAGTATTGTATTATACTTACATAGTGATTATTAGAAGAAGTTCTATAAGTAACAAAAGTAGTAGAGTTAAGAGCGTCTATAACATATGCGTAAGTATTGTTATCTATATAAAGATAATAATTATCAAAACTAAAAGGAGATAGATTATAGGAAGCAAAAGCTTTTCCTACCGATAAAAGTACTTTATTACTTGATAACGGAAATAATTTTACTGTATTAAAACGATCAAAAAATTGTGGTTTGAGAGTATAATTATAAAGATCATGCCAATTTGTTCCATTAAATAATTCTGTTGCTGCAAGATATTTTTCAGAACCATGTCCTCCGAAACTTAATGCTGAGTTGGAAGTTCCAGCCCCTGCTAAATCGTAACGATCAACATACATACCATTTTTAGTAGTCCAACTTGTTCCGTCAAATAATTCCGTTGTTCTAGTACCCCCTATTCCTCCGAAACTTAATGCTGAGTTAGAAGTTCCAGCTCCTGCAAGACCGCTTCGTGCAACATTCATATTATTTTTAATAGTCCAACTTGTTCCATCAAATAATTCTGTTGTTGCAACAGCACCAGCACGATATCCTCCAAAACTTAATGCTGAGTTAGAAGTTCCCGCTCCTGCAAGACGTTCACGATCAACATTCATATTATTTTTAGTAGTCCAACTTATTCCGTCAAATAATTCTGTTGTTCTATAACCTGGATATCCTCCAAAACTTAATGCTGAGTTAGAAGTTCCCGCTCCTGCAAGACTTTCACGCGCAACATTCATATTATTTTTAGTAGTCCAACTTATTCCGTCAAATAATTCTGTTGTTGCAACATATCCTGTAGAACTATCTCCTCCAAAACTTAATGCTGAGTTAGAAGTTCCAGCTCCTGCTAAACCGTAACGTGCAACATTCATATTATTTTTAGTAGTCCAAACTACTTTATCAAATAATTCTGTTGTTGAAAGATATATTCCAAAATTAGGATTATATCCTCCAAAACTTAATGCTGAGTTAGAAGTTCCAGCTCCTGCAAGACTGTTTCGTGCAACATTCAAATATCCAGAGGTTAAACTAAGACTTATGCTTTGCTGAGTTATTATTGATGTACCACTTGTTGTAAAAAGAGTTAAGCTTACTCTTATAGTATCAATAGTTGCAGGTGATCCCATAAAATATTTTATAAATAATGCTCCTGTACTCGAATCATATTTTGATAATTTTGCGTCAGGAAGCGTATCATTAAAATAACTAATAAGAGGATTACTCCCAATAGTTATTGACCCTCCTGAAATCTGAACTACATTAGTTATAATTCTTCGGTCACTAGAAGAAACGTTTCTTTGATAAGTATAAACAAATACATCATTTTGTAATCCTATAACAGATAGCATAAATACACTATCATTTACATTACTAGGAGCCAAATTAGAAATAAAAGTAATAGGATTATAAGTAATCTTTGAAATCGTACCATTTGTATTCAATACTACAAGATCCCCTGCGCTCATATTTGTAGTTAACGTAAAATATTTATAAGGATTATATGGAGGTGGGGCAACTCCTTGTAAACTCATCCACTTAATTGCATCTGTAGAATTTGAGTTATATACATAAATAGAATTGTTACTTGATCTTACTACTGCCCAGTTGTTTTGAGGAGTTACATATACCCAACTTCCTCCTTGTCTTATAGCGATTTTATTAATATTTGTTCCATCAGTAATAATATATCTATCATTTTCTTGTGGAGATAAAGAGTTTAATTGTGCTTGTGTTACAAAATTAATTACCGGATTTTGCCATGATATACCTAAAAGTAGATTGTCTACATATGATTTAGTTGCTTTTGAATTCAGTTCGTTTATCAAAGAATCATAGATGCTTTGTACATATGATCTATCTGCTTTAACTTCTAATAAATCTCTTACTTTGTAACTACTCCAACTTCTATTATAAGATAAATTTTCGTCATCTATTATTACACTTAATAAATTATCCAAATTCACAGTAACATTTTTAGCTGAGTCTAACGAACGAGTAGTATCAAGCACTGGAACATATTTTAGATGTAAAGATTCTCTTATACTAGAATCTTGTATTTTTTCAAGCTCTGATAATTTTTTTCCTGTTACTGCCATATTTTATTACTCCAATTGTATATATGTATTATCTTCACTAAACATTATAGTATTATCTTCATATAGTAAAACTCCACTTATATCCTCTTCCTTAGATTGTTCTTTATCAATAATTCCTCCAGTATCAACAATTTCTTTCTTATAAATATAAGGTATAAATACTGATTTTTTAGCTTTTGTTACATCTTTAATTAGTTTAATCTTATCAAAAAAGAAAACTCCTGGAGAAGTAGTATTATATATTTCATAATAATAAAGTAGGTCAGTGTATAAATCAATATTTAAATTATTATTTATCTCAGTTAAAACTTTAACTAAAGTATTATAAATAAAAGAATTAGGCCTAACATTATCAAAATCTCCTATAACTCCAATAACTAAACTTTTGTCTTGATAATATATAGGTAATATATCTATGTAAAAATGTTCTTTGTAGTAAAAAATTTTATAAAAAGATGCGTTTACTTCTAATAGTTCTCTTTTTTGAGATCTTGTCCACCGTTGAGATAAAGATAAATTACCAAAAGAATCTATTATAATATCATAAGGAGGTCCATAATCTCCCATCTGTAAGTGATATTGATTTAATTCTGTTGCAGTTATAGGAATAGAATCTCCAGTATGCTGAATTATTACGTATTTAATATCTCTATTACTTCGGATTTTTGACATTTTTCTTTGCTTCGTTAGTTAAGGTTTCTACATATTGATAAACGTGTGCATCAACTAAGTAAATCTCGTCGCTTTCCGAAAAAGAAATAATCTCTGGTAAATATTCCCATGGTTTTCTTCCATAACTTAAACTTAGTGTAGTAGTAAATTGACTACCAAAAGAAAAACTATGTTCAACTGTTTCTACATAATAAACTCTATTAACTAATGGAATATATACAGGTCTGCCAGGATCAATCTCTGGTCTACCTACTATTGTAACTTGTCCTTGATACCTTCCTGCAAGTAATCTTTGCAAAACTGATTTTGCAAATGCAATGATTGCTTTATCCGTTTTATCTTTAGTGTTTATAATAGGATTGTGAACTGTAAAAAATCTTTGGCCATATTTCATAGTAACTCCATCATCTCTTACTGTTCTTGCATACCACCCTAATGACTGCAAAGATTCATAAGCAAAATCTGGTTCGGTAGAAGCATAAACAGTAGAGTATATATTTTGATCTGATTCTACAAATCCATAGCTTATTATACTGTCTGTGTCAATAATATAAATTCTAGGATCTTCACACGCAAAAATCCAAGAGTTGTCAAACCTTAGAGGATGAAACCAAATTTCCCCATTACGATCTGCATAAAAGTTAAAATGACTATCTTCTGCAACTCTTTCTGCTATTTCTCTTCTCGTTTTCCATTCTCCTTGATAGTAACTCCAAGATAATGATAAAGAAATTTCGTATGGGCGAAATCCTTTCAAATGAGTGTTTTTATTAAAAGGATCTACTATATGAACAGTACTTGTTGTAAACAACGCCCCTAATGCTTCTTTAAAACTTATTTTCTTTCTATTACCATCTTGAGTTACTTCTATAAAGGAATTGTCTTCTGGACTAAATCTAATACGAGTTCCTATTTTGGGAACATTTGAAGCATCATAATATCCAATACCATCGATAGATTGTGTTTGAGATGTTTTCTTAGATAAATGTTTATGTCCTAAAGTTACTAAACGTATGATATCTGGAGCCCTAAGTCCTTTTAGTATACTAGTCCAAATAGTTAGTTTTTGATCTGGAGTTTGATTAATATCAGTTGCTTTGTCAAGTAACAATGCGGGATTTACATTTATGTAAGAAAGTTTCATATACTTAGTAACATCTGTACATTGGATATTTAAAAGTTCTTGGTCTCCACTATAGCTGTCTTCTACACTATCTACTACTCCTGTAAATACTCTAATCATATCAGATACTTTTCGATTATCAAACCTTTTTGACATATAACAAATTACTCTGTCCATCGGTTCGATTCTACATCTTCCTCTTTCATACTTTTTCCCTTTACCTTGTACATCAATATCTTTGTATGTAGTAGTAAACGCTTGATTATTATACTTGTATATAATAAATACTCTCGTACTATTGTTAACATTTATAAGAATTTCTTCTCCCGATACCTTTTGTTTTATCTGATTAATATCTTTTATAACAATTATATTCCCGTCTATATCATATGTCCAATATTCTTGAACTTTACCTAATGAATTTCTTGTATTAAAAAGAGGATATCTTAATTGAGTTTCTTTATCTTCAAGAATTATGTATTCATACTTTTCCCATTCATCGTAACTACTGAATTCATAAAAATTACTATGCTCTTCTTCTGAGACTGTTCTGAAAGAATCCATAAGTTGCGAATTTGATGAGATATTTGCATACACATTTATTTTTTTCTTTTTATTACTATAGTTATATAATATTGGAATTTCCTTTTCTGGATCGTCTTCTCTAAAAAACTTTTTACCTGTATTAACTATTGTGGCGCTTAAAGTTCCAGGAGATGACTTTACTGTTAAAGAAACACGAATAGATTGTATTTCCTTAACGTCTCCTAAATTAGAAAATACTACAGATGATAAATTATTGCTATCTTTCTGATAAGACGAAACAAATATGAGCATTGCGTTAGGATAATAATGTGTAATGTTTTGCCACGACATAATCTTAATCTGCTTTTAAATATTGTTTTCCTTTTGGAGTAATCATATATGTTTTTTGACCATCTTTTACAACAACAGTAGGAGCAATAAATTGTAATTCTTGTAAAGCATAAACTGCTTTTATAATTTCTGTTTTTACTTTACGTACATTTTCAGGAGGAACACTTAATTTTTGATTTAAAACAATCTCTACAATGTTGTCGAGAGATAACAACCCTTTTTCATTTAATGTTTGTAAAATCTTGTAAGGAAGTTCTCCATATGTTACTTCCATCTTGTCTTGTTTAGACATTTCTACCTTTTGAAAGTACTCACCTAATCCTTCTTTTGAAAACCAAAACCCCCATTTATTTCCTTCAACATCAATTACAAACCCTCCTTTGTATTTAGAAGGTAAAAATTCTACTACTCTGTAAAATTCTCCAGGATATACAGCAAGTGTTTCTTCCGGAGATACAATTGTAGTAGTAGGCGTTACATAGTCTCCAATCTTTAATTTTCCTTCTTTTATACTATCTTCATTAAGTTGTGTATAGCTATAACTAAACTTTAAAATTCTCATTTTTCTTTAACCTCCTATATTCAAAAACTTACATATATGCAGTATCCAACTGCATATAGTCTAATACTTTGAATGTAAACCCAAATGTCATAAGATAAGGTTTTTCAGCATCTGCTATCGGCCCGCTAAACTCTGTGAAAAAGCCTATCAAAAAAAGATCATAATAATTTATGCCAAGTAAACTTTTTAAAGGTTGATTTCTATACTTATGATCTTCTTCATATATCTGTCTTAGTTTTTGTACTTTCTTCCACGCTTGAGATTCTACGATAGATTCAGTTTTAGATAATTTAGAACCATCTTCTTTTAATAACATCCCTCCAGTTATACAATCTACTTTTAATTCTGTTAACGCATTTCCCCAGTGTTGTACCTCCCATCCTCCTCTTGTTCTAATTTCGTTATATATCTTCCTATAAATAGGAGTTACTCTTATTGGATTTACATAGAATTCAAAGATTTGATCGAATTCTCTTCTTTCAACACCAAAACTCTTAGGTATATAATATTTTGTATTAGTTTCCGTTAAGAGTACGTAATACTCGTTTGTTACACTATCCTTTTGTACTACACAATCTATCGGCATTGAAGAACTAAGAAATATCTTAGATGCATCATTTGAAGAAAAATTATTAGGAGTAAGAGTAATATGTAAGTAGTCATCTTCTTTCTTTACTATATCTGCTTCTGTAACTCCTATTAAGTAATTCTGAGAATTTAATTTTGTTTTTATTTCAGATGAAGGAACTACTGGAACTTTGTATATTTTCATTGATATTCTTGACATATTAAGATCTTCCTGACATTGAATTTATAATTGCGCCAATGTTTATATTAATAAATGTTTCTTTTCCTATCTCAGCTATTGTTTCTCCAAGATTTATTCCAGAGGAAGTTGAAAATATAACATTTAATGTACCAGAAGAAGATTTGTCTTTTAAAGCAGATAAAGCATCTTCTCTTGTCGTATCTAATTTACTAAGCTCTTTGCCAAGACTAACTCCAGTTGCGTCTGATACTGAAGGAGTAGTCATATATTTACTAAGAGATTTGAAACCTTGAGGAGATCTAAAAAACTTACCTGGTGTAGTTCCTATTCCTTTTGATACTTCTTCAATCTTTTTATACTCTCTCTCTGCTTGTGTTAACTCACTTTGTCTATTTATTGAATCAACTAATAAATCTACTATATCATAAACAGCAAGTATAGCACCTATTGGTCCAAAGAATTTTGATACTGTTTTTCCTAATGCCCCTAAACCGAGTTTTGTACCTACCTTTGTTGCTACTTCTTCTGCAACTTCCCCAGCAACCTTACCTCCTACTCCTTCTGCAACCTCTCCTGCAACTTTACCTCCTAAAATAATGTCTCTTAATCCACCAGATTTTGTAAGCGCCCCTGCAATTCCTTTAAGTTTTTTTATCCCTTTAATTCCTGTATAAGCAAGAGCTCCACTAACAAGACCTCCGATTATAGATTGTAAAAGTAATGGAGAAATTCCTAAGTCCTCTGCCTTCCCTGCAGCTTGTGTAGAAATCCAATCAAGAAAGCCTCCTATTACGTCTGGTAATTTTCGAGCTCTCTTTTCTCTTTGTTCTAGTTCTCTTGCATGTCTATCTGGTATTCCTTGTATAAAGTTTTTTAATGAATTTACTTGTTCTGTATTTAATGAATTTATACTCTTAACTACTTTTTCTATATCTTGTACCTTAAAGGTAATATCAGGTAATTGTGCTAAAGTAATTAACTCTTGATAAGATCTTCCCATCTTCGATCCTAATTCTCTTGTAACAATATCCTGAACTTCACTTCCTGGCATTCCTGCTAATCCTTTACTTTTAGCCCACTTTTGTAATGCTTGAATTGTAAACAATGGACCGTAAGTTCCTAAATATTGTGCTCTTTGTGTTAAAGGTACTCCTAAGGCTCTCATTAAAATTTCTTGTTCTGGAGCTCTGCCAGGATACATACTTAATAATTCAGTAATTAAAGTTAAAGGTAAAGGTTCTCCTCCCGCTCCTCTTACTTGAGATAATCCTAATATTGAAGCTTGAGCCATTTCAAATGATTTTACTCCTAATCCCCTACTTTTATACAACTCTGCAGTTCTTAACAAAATATTCATATTTTCCCCAACATCTGCGGTTGGAATCATTCTACCATAAGCTGCCATACGCGAGAAATACATAGCAGCATTTATTGCGGCAAGAGGAGTCATTCCAAAACCGCCATACTCCTCATATAATCTTCCTGCTAGTCGTGGAATGTTAGCTTCTGGATATGCACGAGAGTATAAAGTAATTTGTTTCATAAAATTTTCGTATACTTCTTTTGCCATTAGTCCTCTCATTCCTGTAACGCTTGAAATCTGTTCTGGTGTAATTAATCTCCCTAACATTTGTTTAATTTCTGCGTTGGCCTTTGCAAAGTCTGCATTTAACTGTAAAGTCTGTAATGCTCTCATTCGTTGAACTTGATACACAGTTTCAAAAGGAGCGCCATACGGCAAAGCATTTAAGTTAAAGTACCTACTTAAATCTATAGTACCTGCTCTTAATTGAGATTGTAAATATGCTACTTTTGTAGTAAATGATAACAATGAGCTTGTAGTAAAATTAATTACAGATGCCCATTTATTCCAAGATGCTACTTGAGCATCTGTTAAGTTTTTAACTTCTCTTAAATGTTGAATAATTTCTTTTTGTAACGATCTTCCTATTTTCTCAAAAAATGTAAAACTAACAAGAGGGTTTCTTGTAATAAAATCTAAGGTACTTCCTAATTCTTGTAATACTCCTAATAATCCAGTAGTTTCTTCTGTAAGAGTAAATGCTCCTAATGACGCATTTTTAAAACCTTCTCTTAAGTTTTCTGCACTTCCTGAGAGATTATTTAAATCTTCTGGTTTTATTCCTTCAGTTGCCATATACCCTACTTAATTATGTCTAACTCTTCTAATATTTGTTTATGTATTTTTTCGTAAGCAGAGTTAAACCTTGCATTTTCCTTTTGTTTTTGTACTTTGTCCCATAACTCTGGGTTTATCCAAGGTAACAAACTGTCTCTTAGTTTTATCATTAATTCTATTTTCTCTTTTTCATCATTCTTACTACAATAAAATATCCATAAAGACTGTTCTAAAGATAATGGCAGACTTAATACTGTATTTACCCCCGTAGTTTTGACTAAAGTCCATTTTAGTTTGCTTTCAAATGTTTCACAATATTTTTCAAGGTTATTAATAATATAATCTTCCCACTTTTCAATTCCCTCTTTATATTCTTTAATAACTCTTCCTAACATCCATGCAGGTAATTTTAAAAGATAATTGTATATCCGGTCGTTTTGTACAGCACTTTTTAATATTGTATAAATATCACTTGTGTTTTTATCAAATAAAGATAAATATGTTGGAATTATTATTTGATACTTTATTATATCCCTAAATGGTGTAATAAAATAAACAGGTTTTTTATTATAAAATAAGACATTCGTAATATCATCAAAATTAAATTGTGTCGAAGTCTGTTGTTGTACAAGTGTCGTTGTGTTTAGAAAATTCTTCAAATTTTTCAAACTCCTTTTTACATTTTTCACATTTAAAAACTTCAATGTCAAAATCTTTTGTGTCTATTCCTTCTTCAATACATTTTCCACATATAATTTCGCTCGTAGAGTATTTTATCTTTTTACTATTATCTGGTAGGTTAGTGTTTTCATATACATTACCACAAGTTGCGCATTGAGATTCTCCCATTACTAAGCGAATTTGTTTTAGTTGTAAAGCTACATAAACACTATATAATGTATCAACAACTATTGTTTCTAAATCTTTTACCCAATTTCTTAAATACTCAACTCTCGTTAAGTTAGTATTATGTTTTTGATTATACTTTAATACTTCGTCTGGAGACCCAATTGGTATTCCATTTATTTCATAAATAGATCGTGCTACTGTCTCTATTTTTATGGCACGGTCCTTTGAGTCGCCAGAAAATTGTTCTGCGTAGTTTGAAATTTCTAAAACCTCACCCGCATTACATAACCTCATTTTAAATATAGCATTTGACCAATACTTACTTCCTTTCCAGTCTTTAAAAGGTTTAACATCTATTAAGCCGTTTCTTTCAGAAAGTGCTGCTAAATCTTCAAGCTGTCTCATTAACGTGTTTCTAAACTCTTCCATGTGCTATTGTATCCTTATTTTTTTATGATAAAACTTGTACACGAGTTACCCATAATGTAACTGATTCTGATACAGTAATGGTACCCTCTCTGATAGTTTTGTTTACACTTTGTATCCAACAATCCTCATAATGAATGGTTCTGCGTTTTCCATTCGGGCCACTTATCTCTTCTATAATTTGAATAGGAGTAGTAATTTGATCTAGTGTCGTAAAATTATCATATCCTAATGCTTGAATTAATGCTTCATCATAAGTTTCTAATCTATCAATGGTTGCAGTAAATTCTGTTCTTCCTGGAACGATTTCTACAATATCATTTTCTTCATTCATAATTTCACGAACTCGATCAAGCATTCTTGTTCCTGATGGAGTAAATGTTTGAAGTGTGCCAACTGCTTTACCATTTACCTTTACTGTATATGCGTAAGATACAACTGTTTTTGTTTCTGGTATTCTTGTCATTTTTCTATAAACTCCTATTTTTTTTGTTATATTTATGTTTACTAACTAATATTTAGTATTTTTTCCTAATAAATACTATTTTATTTTAAACAATTCCTTCTCTCTGACTATTTGAAGTAATTAATAAAGGAGTAACATTACCTATAGAACCTTCTTTAAGTTTTTTCATAGAAGGAGAAATATGTTTATCTAACAACATGCTCATAAGAGATATAACTTCTTTGGCTTTCTCTGTATCATCTGATAATACTTCATAAACTAAACGTGGTATAAACTCGTCCATAAAAGATTTTAAGTCGTTTTCAAATATGTTTACTACATTGTTGTTTATATAAGTATTTCCCGGACCTTTTTCTACTTTTATATCTTGTAAAATAACAGATTGTATATCTCTTTCTATAGAATCAATTTGAGATATAATCTCTCTTATTTCTTTTTCTGTTTTTTTAGCATCCTCTCTAGATAAAGGATCTTCTTTACTTTTATATCTTTCATACTCTTTTTGCTTATCCTCTAATAAGTCTCTTAAGAATTGAATATTATTTATACGTTCTTTATATATTGCATGTAAAACATTTTGTTTATCTATACGCTCTTTAAATCTTTCTGCATATAGAATAGAAACAAAATCACCTGGAGTAATAGGTTGGTTTTTTCTACGGAGAATTTCTTCTGCAATTGTAGAAGGATCACAATGTTTTTTATGATTTAATAAGTTTACATGATTTAATGGTGGTATATTCTCAGGAATATACTTCCCATATTCATTAATAATTTCTTTTATAGTTTTTCTTGATAAAATCAAATCAATATTAAGTTGATTTAAAACATTATCATCTGTTATTACAGTACAAACTTTACAAGCTTTATGTCTTCTTGTTAATCCAATTAAAGACATACTAGTTTACTCTTCGTTTTTTTCTAACATTAATTCTTTTTGAAATCTTCTTTCCATTCTATCTACTTTTTCGTTATTTTTTTCGATAATGTCTTTGTCCCTTACAGGATCTAACCCATGGTTTAGCATTCTTTTCCAGCTTTCGGGAGTAACCTTGTCAGATATTCTTCTATTATAAGCATAGTTTTTATAAGTAAGCTCGTCAATAATATCTTCAGGTAACATCATACCTTCATTAGTCGGAATAAATCCTGGATTGTTAAAAGATAGAGATGTTTTTATTTTTCTTGCTCCTTTGTTCAAAGTAGTGGTGTCACTTCTGTTCGATATGTTATCATCATGTAAATGCTCATTTAAGTAATTATACCAATCCTTCTTTTTATCATAGCGATTAGGATTTACTCTTTTCAATTTAACATCGTCTAATTCATTTGCAAAATTTCTATCTTCAGGTTGATCTAAAGAAGTATCTATGTAATCATAAGAAGTTGATTTTTTCTTCATCCCAAATCTCTTTTTTTTAATATTTAATATATAGTTTTTACTATGGAAAAGAAATAAAAGAAAAACATTTTGTAAATATAATAAATTCTTACAAATATTATATACTTTGTATAATTAAGTTATATAAATATATACCTCCTTCTAATATATTTAATACAATACATTTAAGTTTATGTTCTTTTATACTCCTTATAGACTATCTTTTTAGTTGTTAAAGCTTAGTTTATTCAACATATACTCTTCCTCTGATTTCTACTTTACTTAAAATTTTATTTAGTTCTTCTTCCGAAAGTTTTGATAAAGGAGTGTTTTGTAAGAATAAATCCCATCCTACATATTCAAGGTTTCCTAAGGATTGAATGGGGGTATCGCGTAAGAATAAATCCCATCCTACATATTCAAGATTTCCTAAAGATTGAATAAAGGTATCACGTAAGTTTAAACTTCCTTCGACTCTTTTAAGATTACCTAATGATTGAATAGGAGTATTTTGCAACCATAAACTACCTCCAACATAATGAAGATTTCCTAAAGATTGAATAGGAGTACTTTCTAAATCTAAACTACCTTCTACTCTTTCAAGATTTCCTAAGCTTTTGATAGAAGAATTGTATAAGTATAAATATCCTTTTACTTCTTTAATATTTCCTAAATCTTCAATCCAGTTAATTCCACGTAAATCTAAATCTCCTTCTATGATTTCTTGTTGTAGAAGTTTTTGAATTTTCGTTTTTTCCTTTTCTTCTATTTCATTAAGTTTACGTGGAATAAATATGTTGTTAAAGTTTAGTTTATTTAACATGTACTTCCTCTCTTATTTCTATCTTACTTAAAATTTTATTTCGTTCTTCTCTCGGAAGTTTAGATAACGGAGTGTTTTGTAAGAATAAATCTCCTCCAACATACTCAAGTTTTCCTAAAGATTGGATTTGAGAGTTTTCTAAATTTAAACTCCATCCTACTTGTTCAAGATTTCCTAAAGATTGAATAGGAGTGTTTGATAAATTTAAATAATTTCCAACATACTTAAGATTTCCTAATGATTGAATAGGAGTGTTTTCTAAATCTAAACTACCTTCAACTCGTTCAAGATTTCCTAATGATTGAATAGGAGTGTTACGTAAATCTAAGTCTTCCCCAACATAACAAAGATTTCCTAATGATTGAATGGGAGTATTGGATAAGTATAAAGACTGCCCTGCTCGTTCAAGTTTTCCTAAAGATTGAATAGAAGTATCGTATAAATATAAATCTCCATCAACATATTGAAGATTTCCTAAAGATTGAATAGGAGTGTTTGCTACTAATAAACTTTCACCAATATAACGAAGATTTCCTAAACTTTTAATAGAAGAGTTTTGTAAATATACACTACCTTTTACTTCTCTAACGTTTCCTAAATCTTCGATCCAGTCAATTCCTTGTAAATCTAAACTTCCTTCTACGACTTCTGATTGTAGAAGTTTTTGAATTCTCATTTTTTCTTTTTCTTCTATTTCATCTATCTTGCGTGGAATAAATATGTTGTTAAAGTTTAGTTTGTTTAACATATGCTTTTCCTTCAATTTCTATTTTGTTTAAAATTATATTTAGTTCTTTTTTTGGAAGTTTTGATAAAGGGGTATTTTGCAAGTATAAGCTTTCCTTTACATATTTAAGGTTTCTCAAGGATTGAATAGGAGTGTTTGACAAATCTAAATAACCCTCAACATAACAAAGATTTCCTAAGGATTGAATAGGAGTATTATGCAACCATAAATTTCCTCCTACATATTCAAGATTTCCTAATGATTGAATAGGGGTGTTTTCTAAATCTAAACTCCCTCCCACATATTCAAGATTTCCTAATGATTGAATAGGAGTATTTGATGAGAATAAACTTTCGCCAATATACTCAAGATTTCCTAATGATTGAATAAGAGTATTGTGTAAATCTAAACAACCCTCAACATACTCAAGTTTTTCTAAACTTTTAATAGAAGAGTTTTGTAAATATACATTACCTTTTACTTCTCTAATATTTCCTAAATCTTCGATATAGTTAATTCCATGTAAATCTAAATCTCCTTCTATAACTTCTTGTTGAAGAATCTTTTGAATTCTCATTTTTTCTTTTTCTTCTATTTCATCTACCTTACGTGGAATGAATATGTTGTTAAAGTTTAGTTTATTTAACATGTACTTTTCCTATGATTCTTATCCTACTTAAGATTCTATTTAATTCTTCTTCTGAAAGTTTTGATAAAGGAGTATTTTGTAAGAATAAATCCCATCCTACTCGTTTGAGATTTCCTAAGGATTGAATAGGGGTATTACGTAAATCTAAATCCCATCCTACTCGTTCAAGATTTTCTAATGATTGAATAGGTGTATTTCTTAAGTCTAACCGTCCTCTAACACGCTTAAGTTTTCCTAAAGATTGAATTGGAGAGTTTTGTAAATTTAAGTCTGATCCAACATATTCAAGATTTCCTAATGATTGGATTTGAGTGTTGTGTAAATCTAAATAACCGCCAACATAACGAAGATTTCCTAATGATTGAATAGGAGTGTTTTCTAAATCTAAACTACCTTCAACTTTTTCAAGTTTTCCTAATGATTGAATAGGAGTGTTTTCTAAATCTAAACTACCTTCAACTCGTTCAAGATTTCCTAATGATTGAATAGGTGTTTTTTCTGACCATAAATTTTCTCCAATGTATTTGAGATTTCCTAAGGATTGAATAAGAGTGTTTTCTAAATCTAAACTACCTTCAACTCGTTCGAGTTTTCCTAAAGATTGAATAGAAGAATCATATAAGTATAAATCTCCTCTTACTTCTCTAATATTTCCTAAATCTTCGATCCAGTCAATTCCATGTAAATCTAAGTCTCCTTCTATTACTTCTTGTTGTAGAAGTTTTTGAATTCTCGTTTTTTCCTTTTCTTCTATTTCATCAAGTTTACGTGGAATAAATATGTTGTTGAAGTTTAGTTTATTTAACATATACCCCTCCACCAATTTCTATCTTACTTAAAATTTTATTTAGTTCTTTTTTTGGAAGTTTTGATAAAGGAGTATTTTGTAAGTATAAGTCTTTTCTAACATACTCAAGATTTCCTAATGATTGAATTGGAGTATTTTGTAAATATAAATAACCTCCAACATAATGAAGATTTCCTAAAGATTGAATAGGAGTACTTTCTAAATCTAAACTACCTTCTACTCTTTCAAGATTTCCTAAGCTTTTGATAGAAGAATTGTATAAGTATAAATATCCTTTTACTTCTTTAATATTTCCTAAATCTTCAATCCAATTAATTCTTTGTAAATCTAAATCTCCTTCTATGATTTCTTGTTGAAGAATCTTTTGAATTTTCTTTTTTTCTTTTTCTTCTATTTCATCTATTCTACGTGGAATAAATATATTGTTAAAGCTTAGTTTATTCGACATATACTCCTCTACTAATTCTTATCTTACTTAAAATTTTATTTAGTTCTTCTCTTGGAAGTTTAGATAATGGAGTATTTTTTAAGTATAAAGCTCCTCCAACATAACGAAGATTTCCTAATGATTGAATTTGAGAGTTTTGTAAGTATAAATTCCATTCTACATATTTGAGGTTTCCTAAAGATTGAATAGGAGTGTTTGATAAATTCAAATAACCACCAACACGTTCAAGATTTCCTAATGATTGAATAGGAGTGTTTTGTAAATTTAAATCTCTGTCAACTCGTTCAAGATTTCCTAATGATTGAATAGAAGTTTTACGTAAATCTAAATCTCTCCCAACATAACGAAGATTTCCTAAAGATTGAATAGAAGTGTTTTCTAACCATAAATCTTCTTCTACTCTCTCAAGATTTCCTAATGATTGAATAGGAGTATTTGATAAATTTAAGCTACCCTTTATATGTTTAAAATTTCCTAACGATTGAATTTGAGTGTTTGCTACATATAAACTTCCACCAATATACTCAAGATTTTCTAATGATTGAATAGGAGTGTTATATAAATCTAAATAACCTCCAACATAACGAAGATTTCCTAATGATGGGATAGGAGTGTTTTGTAAATTTAAGCCTAATCCAACGCGTTCAAGATTTCCTAATGATTGAATAGGAGTGTTATGTAAATCTAAATCCCATTCTATTCGTTCAAGGTTTCCTAACGATTGAATTTGAGAGTTTGATGCTAATAAACTTTTACCAATATGCTCAAGGTTTCCTAATGATTGAATAGGAGTGTTACGTAAATCTAAATGACCACCAACATAACGAAGATTTCCTAAACTTTTAATAGAAGAGTTTCGTAAATATGCATCACCTTTTACTTCTCTAATGTTTCCTAAATCTTCAATCCAGTTAATTCCACGTAAATCTAAATCTTCTTCTATAACTTCTTGTTGTAAAAGTTTTTGAACTCTTTCTCTTTCTTCTATTCCATCTATTATTTGTGGAATAATAAGCAGGTTGTTAAATTTTAGTTTGTTTAACTTATGTACATATGTTTCTCCTTCTACTTTTACTTTACTTAAAATTTTATTTAGTTCTTCTTCTGGAAGTTCGGATAAAGGCGTGTCTTGTAAGTATAAGTTTTTTCCAACATAATTGAGATTTCCTAATGACTGAATAGGAGTGTCGGATAAATCTAAATTTCCTCCAACATATTCAAGATTTCCTAAGGATTGAATTTGGGTGCTTTGTAAACTTAAACTGCCTTCAACTCTTTCAAGTCTTCCTAATGATTGAATAGGAGTGTCGGATAACCATAAATCTCCGTAAACCTCTTTAAGATTTCCTAAAGATTGAATGGAGGTTTCACGTAAATCTAAATTTCCTCCAGCATATTCAAGATTTCCTAATGATTGAATAGGGGTATCCTCTGCGTATAAATTTCCTCCAATATATTTAAGATTTCCTAATGATTCAATAGAAGTATAGTGTAACCATAAACTACCTTCGACTTTTTCAAGATTTCCTAAAGATTGAATAGAAGAGTGTTGTAAATATACATTACCTCTTACTTCTTTAACATTTCCTAAATCTTCAATCTGATTAGTTTCTTGTAAATTTAAGTCTCCTTCTACAACTTCTTGTTGTAAAAGTTTTTGAGCTCTTACTCTTTCTTTTTCTAATATTTCATCTGTTTTGCGTGGAATAAATATGTTGTTAAAACTTAGCTTGTTTGACATATGCTTTTCCTCCAATTTTTATTTTGTTTAAAATTATATTTAGTTCTTCTTTTGGAAGTCTTGATAAAGGAGTGTTTTGTAAGAATAAATCCCATCCTACATACTTAAGATTTCCTAATGATTGAATAGGAGTATTGCGTAAGAATAAATCCCATCCTACATATTCAAGATTTCCTAATGATTGAATAGGAGTATTGCGTAAATCTAAATCTCCTCCAACGTGGCGAAGATTTCCTAACGATTGAATAGGAGTATTTTGTAAATTTAAGTCTGCCTCAACATATTCAAGATTTCCTAAACTTTTAATAGAAGAGTTTTGTAAGTATAAATCTCCTTTTACTTCTTTAATATTTCCTAAATCTTCAATCCAATTAATTCCATGTAAATCTAAATCTCCTTCTACGACTTTTTGTTGTAGAATCTTTTGAATTCTCATTCTTTCTTTTTCTTCTATTTTATCTATCTTACGTGGAATAAATATGTTATCAAAACTTAGTTTGTTTGACATATACTCTTTTTCCGATTTCTATTTTACTTAAAATTTTGTTTAGTTCTTCTTTCGAAAGTTTAGATAAAAGTGTGTTTTGTAAGTATAAGTTTTTTCCAACATAACGAAGATTTCCTAAAGATTGGATGGAAGTGTCTGATAAACCTAAACTTCCTCCTACATGTTTAAGATTTCCTAGTGATTGAATAGGAGTGTTGGATAACCATAAATTTCCTCCTACATGTTGAAGATTTCCTAATGACTGAATAGGAGTGTTTTGTAAATGTAAGTCTGCTCCAACATATTCAAGGTTTCCTAATGATTGGATTTGAGAGTTTTGTAAGTATAAACTCCACCCTACATATTTAAGATTTCCTAATGATTGAATGGGAATGTTTTCTAACCGTAAACTGCCTCCAACTTTTTCAAGATTTCCTAATGATTGAATAGGGGTATTTTGTAACCATAAACTGTTTCCAACATACTTAAGCTTTCCTAAACTTTTGATGGAAGAACCATGTAAGTATAAATGGCCTCTTACTTCTCTAATATTTCCTAAATCTTCGATCCAATTAATTCCGTGTAAATCTAAATCTCCTCTTACTTCTCTAATATTTCCTAAATCTTCAATCCAATTAATTCCATGTAAATCTAAGTCTCCTTCTACGACTTCTTGTTGTAAAAGTCTTTGAATTCTCATTTTTTCTTTTTCTTCTATTTCATCTATCTTGCGTGGAATAAATATGTTGTCAAAACTTAGTTTATTTAACATATACTTCTCCTTCGATTTCTATCTTACTTAAAATTTTGTTTAGTTCTTCTTTTGGAAGTTTAGATAATGGAGTATTTCTTAAGTCTATCCATCCTCTGACATACTTAAGTTTTCCTAAAGATTGAATTTGAGAATCGTGTAAATCTAAATAACCTCCAACATGTTGAAGATTTCCTAATAATCGGATTTGAGAGTTTCGTAAATCTAAATAACCTCCGACATATTCAAGATTTCCTAATGATTGAATAGAAGTATTTTGTAAATATAAATCTTCTCCAACATATTGAAGATTTCCTAAAGATTGAATAGGAGTGTTTTCTAAATCTAAACTCTTTCCAACGTATTGAAGATTTCCTAATGATTGAATAGGAGTGTTATATAAATTTAAATAATCTTCAACATAACGAAGATTTCCTAATGATTGAATTTGAGAATTTTCTAAACGTAAATCTCCTTCTACTCTTTCAAGGTTTTCTAATGATCGAATAGGAGTGTTATATATCCATAAATTTCTTCCAACATATTCAAGATTTCCTAATGATTGGATTTGAGAATTTTCTAAATGTAAATTTCCATCTACTCTTTCAAGATTTCTTAAACTTTTAATGGGGGAATCACTTAAATTTAAATTCCCTCTTACTTCTCTAATATTTCCTAAATCTTCAATCCAGTCAATTCTACGTAAATCTAAATCTCCTTCTATGATTTCTTGTTGAAGAATCTGTTGAATTCTCGTTTTTTCTTTTTCTTCTATTTCATCTATCTTACGAGGAATAAATATGTTATTAAAACTTAGTTTATTCAACATATACTCCTCCGCCAATTTCTATCTTACTTAAAATTTTGTTTAGTTCTTTTTTTGGAAGTTCTAATAATGGATTATTTCGTAAGTCTATCCATCCTCCAACATATTCAAGATTTCCTAATGATTGAATTTGAGAGTTTTGTAAATCTAAATTCCACCCTACATATTGAAGATTTCCTAAAGATTGAATAGAGGTATTACGTAAATCTAAACTCCCTCCTATGTGTTGAAGATTTCCTAATGATTGGATTTGAGAGTTTTGTAGTAATAAGTTTTCACCAATATACTCAAGATTTCCTAATGATTGAATAGGAGTGTTTTGTAAACATAACCACCCTCCAACATAACGAAGATTTCCTAAGGATTGAATTTGAGAATTGTCTAACCATAAATCTCCTTCAACTCTTTCAAGTTTTCCTAAACTTTTAATAGAAGAGTTTCGTAAATATGCATTACCTTTTACTTCTCTAATATTTCCTAAATCTTCAATCCAGTTAATTTCACGTAAATCTAAATCTCCTTCTATAATTTCTTGTTGAAGAATCTTTTGAATTTTCGTTTTTTCTTTTTCTTCTATTTCATCTATTCTACGTGGAATGAATATGTTATTGAAACTTAACTTATTCAACATATACTTCTCCTCCAATTTCTATCTTACTTAAGATTCTATTTAATTCTTCTTCTGGAAGTTTTGATAATGGAGTATTTTGTAAGTCTAACCTCCACCTTACGTACTCGAGATTTCCTAATGATTGAATAGGAGTGTTTTGTAAATCTAAAGACAGTCCTACATATCTGAGATTTCCTAATGATTGAATTTGAGAGTTTTGCAAGTATAAATTATATCCTACATATTTGAGATTTCCTAATGATTGGATGGGGGTATTGCGTAAATCTAAATCTCCTTCAACATGTTTAAGATTTCCTAAAGATTGAATAGGAGTATTTTGTAAGTATAAGTTTTCTCCAACATATCTAAGATTTCCTAATGACTGAATAGGAGTATTACGTAAATCTAAAGACTTTCCGACACACTCAAGTTTTCCTAAGGATTGAATAGGAGTATTTTGTAAATCTAAATAATTACCAACTTGTTTAAGATTTCCTAATGATTGAATAGGAGTATTGTATAGCCATAAATCTCCATTAACTTGTTTAAGATTTCCTAAAGATTGAATTTGAGAATTGTGTAACAATAAACTGCCTTCAACTTTTTCAAGTCTTCCTAAACTTTTAATAGAAGAGTTTTGTAAATATACATTACCTCTTACTTCTCTAACATTTCCTAAATCTTCGATCCAGTCAATTTCTTGTAAATCTAAACTTCCTTCTACGACTTCTTGTTGTAAAAGTCTTCGAATTCTTGCTCTTTCTTTTTCTTCTATTTCATCTATTCTACGTGGAATAAATATGTTATCAAAACTTAGTTTATTCAACATATACTTCTCCTCCGATTTCTATCTTACTTAAGATTCTATTTAATTCTTCTTCTGGAAGTTTTGATAAAGATGTGTTTCGTAAGTATAAGTCTTTTCCAACATAACGAAGATTTCCTAAAGATTGAATAGAAGTATTACGTAAACTTAACCATTCTCCAATACGTTCAAGATTTCCTAATGATTGAATAGGAGTATCTCTTAGGTCTAACCATCCTCTAACATAATGAAGATTTCCTAAGGATTGAATAGAAGCTTTTTGTAAATCTAACCACGATCCTACATATTCGAGATTTCCTAATGATTGAATAGGAGTGTTGTGTAAATCTAAATAACCACCAACATAACGAAGATTCCCTAATGATTGAATAGGAGTGCTTTCTAAATCTAAATTACCTTCAACTCGTTCAAGTTTTTCTAATGATTGAATAGGAGTGTTGCGTAAATTTAAATCTTCTCCAACATAACGAAGATTTCCTAATGATTGAATAGGAGTGTTTGAGGCTAATAAACTTTCACCAATATACTCAAGATTTTCTAAACTTTTAATGGAAGAGTTTCGTAAATCTAAATTCCCTCTTACTTCTCTAACATTTCCTAAATCTTCGATCTGATTAATCCCTTGTAAATCTAAATCTCCTTCTATGATTTCTTGTTGTAGAAGTTTTTGAATTCTCGTTTTTTCTTTTTCTTCTATTTCATCTATTTTACGTGGAATGAATATACCATTAAAGCTTAGTTTATCTAACATATACTTCTCCACCAATTTCTATTTTGTTTAAAATTATATTTAGTTCTTTTCTTGGAAGTTTTGATAATGGAGTATTTCTTAAGTATAAACATGCTCCAACATACTTAAGTTTTCCCAATGATTGAATAGGAGTGTTTTCTAAATCTAAACTCTCTCCTACGTGTTGAAGATTTCCCAATGATTGGATTTGAGAATTGTCTAACCATAGATTCCCATTAACTCGTTCAAGATTTCCTAATGATTGAATAGGAGTATTGTATAACCATAAATCCCCATTAACTTTTTTAAGATTCCCTAAAGATTGAATTTGAGAATTGTATAACCATAAACTTTTTTCAACATACTCTAGTTTTCCTAAACTTTTAATAGAAGAGTTTTGTAAGTATAAATTACCTCTTACTTCTCTAATATTTCCTAAATCTTCGATCCAGTTAATTCCGGGTAAATCTAAACTTCCTTCTACAACTTCTTGTTGAAGAATCTTTTGAATTCTCGTTTTTTCTTTTTCTTCTATTTCATCTATTCTACGTGGAATAAATATGTCGTTAAAACTTAGTTTATACATATATCCCCTCTTCTATTTCTATCTTACTTAAAATTCTATTTAATTCTTCTTTTGGAAGTTTTGATAATGGAGTATCTCTTAAGTCTATCCATCCTCTAACATACTCAAGTTTTCCTAAAGATTGAATTTGAGAGTTTTGTAAATCTAAATTCCCTCCTACTTGTTGGAGATTTCCTAATGATTGAATAGGAGTGTTGTGTAAATCTAAAGATTGTCCTACATAACGAAGATTTCCTAATGATTGAATTTGAGAATTTTCTAACTGTAAGTCTTCGTCAACTTGTTCAAGATTTCCTAATGATTGAATAGGGGTATCGTGTAAATCTAAATAACCACCAACATAACGAAGATTTCCCAAGGATTGAATGGAAGTATGGTCTAACCATAAATCTCTGTCAACTCGTTCAAGATTTCCTAATGATTGAATGGGGGTGTTTGCTAAATCTAAACTTCCCTCTACATATTTAAGATTTCCTAATGATTGAATTTGAGAATTTTCTAAATGTAAATTTCCATCTACTCTTTCAAGATTTCCTAATGATTGAATTTGAGAATTTTCTAAATGTAAATTTCCATCTACTCTTTCAAGATTTCCTAATGATTGAATAGGAGAGTTTTCTAAGCGTAAATCTCCATCTACTCTTTCAAGCTTTCCTAAACGTTTAATAGAAGAGTCTTGTAAGTATAAATTACCTCTTACTTCTCTAACGTTTCCTAAATCTTCGATCCAGTCAATTCTAGATAAATCTAACCATCCTTCTATGATTTCTTGTTGCAGAAGTTTTCGAATTTTCTTTTTTTCTCTTTCTTCTATTTCATCTATTCTACGAGGGATAAATATGTTGTTAAAGCTTGGTTTATTTAACATATACTTCTCCTTCGATTTCTATCTTACTTAAAATTTTATTTAGTTCTTCTTCTGGAAGTTTTGATAAAGGAGTATTTCGTAAGTATAAGTCTTTTCCAACATAACGAAGATTTCCTAAAGATTGAATAGGAGTGTTTCTTAAGTCTAGCCATCTTCCAACGTGTTGAAGATTTCCTAATGATTGAATAGGAGTGTTTTGTAAATCTAAAGACTGTCCAACGTACTTAAGATTTCCTAATGATTGAATTTGAGAGTTTTTTAACCATAAACCTTCCCCAACATGACAAAGATTTCCTAATGATTGGATTTGAGAATTATGTAAATCTAAATAACCACCAACATATTGAAGATTTCCTAATGACTGAATAGGAACATTGAGTAAATATAAAGACTGTCCCACATATTGAAGATTTCCTAAAGATTGGATTTGAATACTGTATAACCATAAATCTCCATCAACTCTTTCAAGCTTCCCTAAACTTTTAATGGAAGAGTTTTGTAAATATACATTGCCTTTTACTTCTCTAATGTTTCCTAAATCTTCAATACAGTTAATTTCGTGTAAATCTAAGTCCCCTTCTACGACTTCTGGCCGTAGAAGTTTTTGAATTCTCATTTTTTCTTTTTCTTCTATTTCATCTATCTTACGTGGAATAAATATGTTATCAAAACTTAGTTTATCTAACATATACTTTTCCTCTAATTTCTATCTTACTTAAGATTCTATTTAATTCTTCTTCTGGAAGTTCTGATAATGAGGTATTTTGCAAGTATAAGTTTTTTCCAACATAATGAAGATCACCTAAAGATTGAATTTGAGAGTTTTGTAAATCTAAATTCCACCCTACATAATGAAGATTTCCTAATGATTGAATAGGAGTGTTTGATGCAAATAAACTTTCGCCAATATACTCAAGATTTCTTAATGATTGAATAGGAGTATTTTGTAAGTATAAACTACGTCCTACATGTTCAAGATTTCCTAATGATTGAATTTGAGAGTTTCGTAAATCTAACCATCCTCTAATATAATAAAGATTTCCTAATGATTGAATAGAAGTGTTACGTAAATTTAAATAACCTCCAACATATTCGAGATTTTCTAATGATTGAATAAAAGTGTTTTCTAAATCTAAACTACCTTCAACTCGTTCAAGATTTCCTAATGATTGAATGGGAGTGTTTTCTAACCATAAATCTCCGTTAACTTGTTTAAGATTTCCTAAACTTTTAATGGAAGAGTTTTGTAAATATACATTACCTCTTACTTCTTTAACATTTCCTAAATCTTCGATCCAGTTAATTCCGCGTAAATCTAAATCTCCTTCTATGACTTCTTGTTGAAGAATCTTTTGAATTCTCGTTTTTTCTTTTTCTTCTATTTCATCAAGTTTACGTGGAATGAATATGTTGTTAAAACTTAGTTTATTTAACATATACTTTTCTTCTAATTTCTATCTTACTTAAAATTTTATTTAGTTCTTCTTTTGGAAGTTTTGATAAAGGAGTATTTTGTAAGTATAAGTCTTTTCTAACATACTCAAGATTTCCTAATGATTGAATTGGAGTATTTTGTAAATATAAATAACCTCCAACATATTCAAGATTTCCTAATGATTGAATAGGAGTATTTTGTAAGTATAAACTCCGCCCTACATATTTAAGATTTCCTAATGATTGAATAGGAGTATTTTGTAACCATAAACTGCCTCCAACATAACGAAGATTTCCTAATGATTGAATAGAAGTGTTTTCTAACCATAAACTGCCTTCGACCTTTTCAAGATTTCCTAAACTTTTAATGGAAGAATCATTTAAGTATAAATCTCCTTTTACTTCTCTAATATTTCCTAAATCTTCGATCCAGTTAATTCCACGTAAATCTAAATCTCCTTCTATGATTTCTTGTTGAAGAATCTTTTGAATTCTCGTTTTTTCTTTTTCTTCTATTTCATCAAGTTTACGTGGAATAAATATGTTATCAAAACTTAGTTTATCTAACATGTACTTCTTGTCCAATTTCTATCTTACTTAAAATTTTATTTAGTTCTTTTTTTGGAAGTTTAGATAATGGAGTATTTTGTAAGTATAATCTCCTTCCAACATATTCGAGATTTCCTAATGATTGAATAGGAGTATTATTCAACCATAAACTGCTTCCAACATAACGAAGATTTCCTAATGATTGGATTTGAGAATTGTGTAAATCAAAATGACCTCCTACATATTTAAGATTCCCTAATGATTGAATAGAAGTATTACGTAAATCTAAACTCCCTCCAACATAACGAAGATTTCCTAATGATTGAACGAGAGTATTTTCTAACCATAAATCACCTCCAACCCTTTCAAGATTTCCTAAACTTTTAATAGAAGAATCGTGTAAATCTAAACTGCCTCTTACTTCTTTAACATTTCCTAAATCTTCAATCCAATTAATTCCATATAAATCTAAATCTCCTTCTATGATTTCTTGTTGAAGAATCTTTTGAATTCTCGTTTTTTCTTTTTCTTCTATTTCATCTATTTTACGTGGAATGAATATATTATCAAAACTTAGTTTATTCAACATATACTTCTCCTCTGATTTCTATTTTACTTAAAATTTTATTTAGTTCTTCTTTTGAAAGTTTTGATAATGGGGTATTTCGTAAGTCTAACCATCCTCTGACATACTCGAGATTTCCTAATGATTGAATAGGAGTATTGCGTAAATCTAAATAGCTACCAACATAACAAAGATTTTCTAGTGATTGAATGAGAGTATTCGATAAATCTAAATCTTCTCCAACATAACGAAGATTTCCTAATGATTGAATAGGAGTGTTTTCTAACCATAAATCTTTGCCAACTCTTTCAAGATTTCCTAAAGATTGGATTTGAGAGTTTGCTGCTAATAAACTCTCACCGACATATTCGAGGTCTCCTAAGGATTGAATTTGAGAGTTTTTTAAATCTAAATTCCCCCCTACATACTCAAGTTTTCCTAAAGACTGAATAGAAGTATTACGTAAATCTAAAGACTGTCCAACATATTCGAGGTCTCCTAATGATTGGATTTGAGAGTTTTCTAACCATAGATTTTTCCTGACATAACAAAGATTTCCTAATGATTGAATAGGAGTATTGTGTGAATATAAACCTCCATTAACTTTTTCAAGTTTTCCTAAACTTTTAATGGAAGAATCATATAAGTATAAATCCCCTCTTACTTCTCTAATATTCCCTAAATCTTCAATCCAATCAATTCCATGTAAATCTAAATCTCCTTCTATGACTTCTTGTTGAAGAAGTTTTTGAATTTTCGTTTTTTCTTTTTCTTCTATTTCATCTATCTTACGTGGAATAAATATGTTGTTAAAGTTTGATTTATTCAATATATATTTCTCCTTTTATTTCTATTCCGCTTAAAATTTCATCCAATTCTTCTTTTGGAAGTTTAGATAAAGGAGTATTTCGTAAGTATAAGTCTTTTCCAACATAACAAAGATTTCCTAATGATTGAATAGGAGTGTTTCTTAAGTCTAACCATCTTCCAACATATTGAAGATTTCCTAAAGATTGAATAGAGGTATTATATAAATCTAAGTTCCATCTTACATGTTCAAGATTTCCTAATGATTGGATTTGAGAGTTTTGTAAGTATAAACTTCCCTCCACTTGTTTAAGACTTCCTAATGATTGAATAGAAGTATCTTGTAAATATAAATCTTCTCCAACATATTTGAGATTTCCTAAAGATTGAATAGGGGTGTTTTCTAAACTTAAATCTCCTTCAACTCTCTCAAGATTTCCTAAACTTTTAATGGAAGAGTTTTGTAAATATACATTACCTCTTACTTCTTTAACATTTCCTAAATCTTCAATCCAATTAATTCCTTGTAAATCTAAATCTCCTTCTATAATTTCTTGTTGTAGAAGTTTTTGAATTTTTGCTCTTTCTTTTTCTTCTATTTCATCTATTTTACGTGGAATAAATATGTTATCAAAACTTAGTTTATTTAACATATGCTTTTCCTTCTATTTTTATTTTGTTTAAAATTATATTTAGTTTTTTTGGAGGTTTGGATGATGGTGTGTTTTGAATTTTTTTTATTCTATTGGGTTTGCAAGAAATAAATATGATAGGGCATTTTTTTTCCATTATATTATTTTCTCTTAAAAAAATCAATAATGACTAATATAATACAACAAAAAAAGTTTTTTCAAACTTTTTTTGTTGTAAAAAAAACTAAAATCTTAAAAAAGAATTAAATATAAACATTTACTGTTACATTTATCCACTTTAATGGATATAAAGGTTTATAAGAACAAGAAACATCAATTTGTCTTGGCTCTTGTGCATTTTGTTTTGCAGAAACTTTTGTTTCTCCGGTTAAAGGATTATCTATTTTTCCGTATGCAGAGATCTCTTGTGCTCTCACTAAAGATTGTAGGAGTGAAGTAGTAACTGCTACTACATCATTAACTGTTGTACTATTAATAACCTTTCCTTTATTAGAAAAGACATCGTTAAGTCCTTTTCTAAGAGTTTCTTTTACTAATCGTTGTACATCAACTACTGATGGTTCTTGAGTATCCGCAGATGTAGGATCTGTAGTAATATCATCTCTTACAGTTACAATTCCTGATTTACTTTGAATAACACAACAGCTTGCAGCTCCTAAACGATTCATTTCCATATCATTCCACTTTTCATCCACTATAGAAAATCCGGTCAACACAAACCCATGAACAGGAGTAGAACGTTTTGGTTGAGCTGATCTTAATCCAGCAAGTGCAGCTGCAATATAATTACCATCTAGTTTCATTACATTCCCTAATGCATCAGATCGAGTTGCATAAGAAGGAACTACATATGTATGATGTTTGTTCTTTATTGAATTGGCTCTATAACAATAAGTATTTGGAGTAGATATATCTCCTATAGAATCAAATCCATCAGAAGCCGTATAAGGACTTGGAGAACCAGAAATAATTCCTCTCTCCTTTCCTGAATTATTCATAATTATTACATGTGTATGAGCATAATTAATAAGAGATTCTTGTTGAGCTTTTGTAACCGACCCGCTTGGAAAAACACAAACTATATAAGATATATTATCTTTCTTTTGTAACTTATCAATAGCAGCTTTATACGCAACTTCGCTATAAGTTGAACCTGAAGCTTGCACTAACATTACTCCTGGACTTCCGTTCTCTAAAACAATACTTCCCGCTATTGATAATATTCCAGTAGAAGTATTTTCTGGACCTTTATCTCTTAAAATACTTTCTTTGTCGTAATAAATCTTCGGGTCAAATTGTTCTGGGGGAGCTGCATATGTATAACTTATATAATATACTTCTCCTACGTTTGGAACATCAGTACCAGAAGCCCATTGAACTGCTCCGGGATTAGAAATAGAAATTTTAGAAATATCATACAAGGCACCCCCTAAAGAAATGAGTTTATAAGCTAAACTTCCAGATGCAATATTGGGAGTTTGAGATACTTTTGTTATTGACAAAATAGTCTTATCACTATCAGGCAAAATATCAATATTTCCAGTCCTTCTTACAACAGCAACATCTTCAACTTGAAGAACGGTTGGACCTAATCCTACTATCGCCGGAATCTTAACATTACCAGCTGTGTTAATAATCATCGGATTATCATATACCTCTACGGTTGTTTGAGGAGGTCTATAAGTTGCCATTTTCACTTACTCCTTTTTATATAAATTTTAATTGTTTACAAAATAGTATTAAAGTACATAATATATATAGTTACACTTATCAATAAAACAACAAATTTTCATTAAAAGTTTTAGCATCTACCTCTATAGAACGTATTGTACTTAATGGATAATCTTCATACCACTCTGTATAGAAATTTACAGTTATTGTAGAAAAGAAAATAATATCTTTATCTCCTCTACGTCTACTATTTATAGGACCTTGAGAAATACCCTTTATAAAAATACCTTTTTCTGTAAATTCAGAAACTATATTATTTATATCTGCTTGAGACAATTTTAAACCGTTTATTGCATCTGACGCACGAGATACTTGACAATACTTAGCAAGAGTAAAATATATAGAAATTAATTCTGTAAGATTATAAACAGTAGCAGTATCGTTTTTAGCTTGAACGCTAAATTGTAAAGAAGATTCAAAAGTCCCTCCTAATCTTATACAAGCAGGAAAATATAAACTCCCAACTATACTTCCAGATCTTGTTGCATTATTATATTGATAATTCCCATTAAAGTCACTATCAATCATTATATAATAGCTACTGTTATCTTGAGTCAAAAACTTTAAATAATAATCACTATTTTTTTGGATTTCAAAACTATTAGAAAACTCTGAAAAATAAGAATTCATTCCTTTTATATTAGTTAAACTTCCTGAGCTAATAAGAGAAGAGTCTTTATAAACTTGAACAACTAAGCTTTCTTCATCTAAATTTCTCTCTGTTAAAGAAACAACAACTTCAATTCCTCTAATTGTATTCCCTATCAAATCTCTATAATTAATAGGAACTATTAAATCATTTAAATTATTTACTTCTACATATGTTAAAGGTCTCTTACCTAAGATAAACCTATCGTCGTCTACTACTTTCCATAAATCATTAAATGAAGGTCTTGTATAATTCCCTCCTCCTGTAGATACTACTATAATCGGATACTTCTCGCTTTCCCACGCAAAGTGTTCATATACTAAAGATGAGCCCGATGCAACTTGTATTTGTTCTATTCCTAAATTATCCCATTTACTATTATATGTTAAAACTCTTCTTAAAAACTTAACACTTTGTTCAATTAAATATTTATTTAATTTAAAATGCATATACTAATTCCATTCTTCTACTTTTTCAAATACTAATGGAAACTTTTTGATTATATACGCTAAATCTACTGGATGTATTGTATTTTCTGTCCATTCATTTAACTTATTTAATACATTTTTGATAATCACATTTTTATTAGAGTATTCAAGACGTTTTGTTAAAAATCGAAAAGTCATTTCAGAACATATATCCCCAGTAGGAAACCAATTATTCTTTTTTCTTACATCTAGTCCAATTATTTCAGCAATCCATCTGTAAATAAACCAAAATAATTGAAAGAACCCGTAAGTATCTCCCGCGTAATTTAAAAAAAAGTCTTTTATTAAATTATCTAAATCTTCTGCTTTAATATTATCATTTATCTTATAGATTACATATTTAACTTTAGGCTTTTGAAACTTTTTTAGAGGCATAATACTTTGAGCAGCCTCCGCACTAAATACAAAATCTTCGTTAAAAAACTTACCTACATAAAACATTGAATGTGTCCAGTTCCCTACTCCATATTTTTTTGCTGCTCTCTTTGTAAAAAACTTTATAGCATTTGACAAAAAGTGTCCTTCATTATTTTGAACTAAAATAATACTTCCTTTCATCTCACTCCTCCAAATATTTTTGTTATATATGCATCATCCGCAGGTGATGATTTAGTTGCTCTTATTTTTAAAGTAACATTATTTCCAGGAATAAGTTCTTTTTTAGAAAACCTATTTCCAAAAGAACTTGTTATTTGTTTATCTAATTGTATATAATCTTCAGTTTGTTGTGTAGAAACATATCCTTCTAACGTGAATCCTGAAATATCATTCTTTTGAATATTTGCAAATATAGAAGAAACGTTTCCTTTTGGAAAAATCTTATATCTTATATCAACCTCTGTAGCATCTCTGTCTCCTGATATATATTTATATACTATTACATAAGGAGGTTGATAAGCTGGGTAATCTTCTCTTGTTATTGCTAAATACTTAGAATCCGCTGAAAAAGCCACGCCCCAAGGGCGAACAGGAATATACATCGTAGAAATATCTATAGGAGTAAAAACATTTCCTGAGATTGAATAAATTCTTATATAAGGAGAATTATAATAAGTAGCTACAAAATATAGTCCATTAGGACTAAAGGCGGCCCCTTGAGAAGCAGGAAGAGATGATAAAAAAGTAAAAGTATCTCCTACTCTCCTATAGAAACTTCCATTATAAAAAAGTGATCCGTCTGAATTCCAACATGATGGACTGCCACCGCTCGGAGGATTCATAACTAAAGTAAAACTATCTCCTTGTCTTTTAAAAATATAATAATAAGGAGAAGTACCAACATTAACATAAAAATAAGTACTTGTAGGATCAATACTACAATGGTAGGCATTAACTGTAGCAGAGGTAGGAAGTTCAGTCAAAAATGAAAATGTATTCCCACTACGTTTATAAACTCTTGCATAAGGAGGTGTTCTGAAAATTGCTAATATATAAGTACCAGTAGGATCAATACAAGATGCATAACACTCTTGATTAGATACTACAATTTGTGTCTGTGAAAAAACATCTCCCGTTCTTTTATATACGAATAACCCAATTTGTGTACCAGCAGCATGTCCACAAAAATAAGTAAACGTCTTATCTACACCTCCAATTCTACCAGAGTTTCCAGCTACATCTATCCATTGAACAATATTAAAAGTGTCTCCTGTTCTTTTATATAATACACCCGCAGGTATTACATTGATCATACTTAATAACATATAAGTTCCATCCTCACTAAAAAACACATTACGTCCTATTCTACCCGATGTATAAGGTAACTGTTGCACTTGTGATGGGTCAATTCTTTCAGGAATATCAGAAAAAGCTACAATTTTTCCAAACTTTAATCTTTTATTAACAGTATCAATTTCTACATTACTCCTATATACTTTTGTAATCGCAGCAGAATAAGAAGAATTTACAGCAGATGAAAATCGTAAAGTATTAGCATCTGGTATCGCACTTATAACTTTTCTTTCAATACTTGAAGAACTTTGTATTGTTACTTCTTGTCCTACTGAAAATATAGAAGCATTTGCTACCTGAGCCATATCACTTCCTGCAGATAATAGAGATATCAAAGTAGTATTAGCAGTATCTAACACTCCTAAGCTGTAATAATTGGTATTGTTAAGCAAATCATAAAATTTATTAATACTCCCGCTATTAGGTTCTGAATCCATTTCTATCTGCTCACATACTTCTAAATTTTCAACTTTATTTATTAAAGAAGTAATATTAGTTGGAATTTTGTTATCTACATATGTTTTAATCGCTTTTTGAGTAGAAATTTTAACATCACTATTTGCACTAAGTGTAGGATCTGTGTCAAGATAACTAAGCGGAATTTGTGTAACATTTTGAACTTGACTTAAACCAACATCAGAAGGAGTGTGTGTATGAGCAGATGGTGGGAAAGATTGAGGAATATTAGTAATATTAGACCAATCTATACCAATATTTGCCCAATCTTTTGATGCAGTCAAATACCATAAAGTACCATCCCATACATATGAATTTCCGGTTCCATATTCATAACACCCATCCCCAGAGCGTAATGATCCCGTAGGAATTGCTAAACGATTAACTGAACCAGAAACTACATAAACCTTTGTCCCTCCTATTCCTGCAATATCTGGTATTTGTGATAAAGGAACTTTTGAGTTTCCATCAAGAGAAGCATATCCTCCAGGTTGTCCTTTATTAGATATATTTTCGGGAATATAACCAAGAGAATCTTGTTTACTATTCCAATATTGTATTTGACTATCTGTTACAAATCTATGAGAGGAATCATCAACAACACTTGAAGCAAGTAAAGAATAAGAACTTGAAGGATTTTGAAGCTGGAATGTATTACTACTCAAATCATAAACTACTTGCACAATTTGTCCATCATTTATATCCCCAACACTTAAAGGTTTATTTCCCAACTTCACTATAGGAACAGGACCCATGCCATTAATATTTAAAGTTACAGATCCAGAACCATCAATACCATTAAGAACCTTCATAAATACTGTAAGACCATCTACATAAAAATCCACTCCTAAATTACTTAAGTATAAATAGTAATTATTATTTAATCCAGTTGCATAACCAAAATTTAATACTTTGGAAGCAAAAACTTTTTCTGTTTCTATTGCTCTTATATACTTATATACAGACATATGAACAAACTCCCTTAATTATAATATCTATATAAACTAATTTCTTAATTATTTTCTTTGTATTCAATATAAATCTTTCCTCTTCCTTGTGAACTACCAGAAGCAATTATTTCTATAAACGGAGTAGAACTTGTTTGTAAAGTATAAATATCTTCAAATATATATGTTCCCTCCTCTATCATATTCTCAAAAGAGAAAATTGGTTCTAATTTGTCTGCATAAACATTTATAACACTTAAATAAGAAAAAGGCTCTATTACCTTATTTATAATACTAATAATATCAGTATTTTCTTTTAGCTGATCTCTAAAGTAGATTATATTATCCATATAAGAATATTCAACTACAATATATTGAGAAAAACTTTTATTTACTGCGCCTCCTTTTAATATAAAATTATCTTCCTCTTTAATATAAATACTATTCGAATTTAAAACGATAGAACCAGAAATTTGTGTAGTAGTTATAATCCCTTTGACAACATTAAAAGGTACTTGTATTAAAGAAATACCGTTATCATATACAATTGTTTTATCCTTATAAATACTTCCGCTAGTGTGACAAAATCCAAATTTGTTGAGATTGTTTCCAGGGACTGGAGGAGAGCTACCATCAAAATCAAATTCGATCAAAGGCAATAAACTCTTTAAGTTAAAGAATGTTGCAACTGTATTAAGAGTACTCTCTTCTGTGATAGATTTTGTTTCTACTTCTATTAATTCTCCTTCTACATTTTTTATTTGTAAGATACTCCCACTAGCAACTAAATTAGTAGTATCCCCTATGGAAAATTCTTGACTTAAAGTGCCTTTAATATTTGAAATTATATTATTCATAAACTAAAGTAATATATTTTTAATTTTGCTTTACCTTTTGTAGGGTTCTCATCAAAATACAAATTCAAATCTCTTTTATTAATCCCTTCTATAAAATATTGATTTTTAGTTTTCCCTTCTAAATCTATTGAGAATACACTATCACGTTCTTCGCTATCTCCTATGTAAATCTTTCCTTTATCGAACTCTTCTTCTATTTCTAAATAAAGCACATATAATCTATCGTTATTAAATGTTTGTAATGGAATAATAGATTTAGAAAAGTCTAAATAGTTAAAATCAAACTCTATTAAATTATTTTCATATATATAGTAAATTACTACAGTAATGTTTCCTTCTATTGGATTTTTATCAACTAAATTTAAATATAAATTTTTGTAACAAACAAATATTAAAGACAATAAAACAAACCTCTTACTTACATTAATACTATCAACTATAGTAGTATTGTTTTCGTCTACTATCTTGATAACTCCTTCATTTAAACTACTATGTAAGTCGACTCTAAAAGCAATAGTATTAACTGGAAGTCTCCCGATTAAGTTTTGAGATTGTTGAATTAAATTATCATAAGTCAAAGTTTTTGATATTTTATTTACATTTCTCATACAAAGTATACTATAACTTTTCCTTCTCCAATAATAGGATTCCCTAAAAAATTTAAATATAAATTTACAGGAGTGTTGTAATTTACATAAATGTAAAAAACATAAAAGTTTCTAACAGTTATTGATAAATCATTTATAAGAGGAGTTTGTGTATCATCCGTAATAAATAGGTTACCACTATCAAAAGGTGTGCTAATACTTATTATAACTTTTAATATGTTAAAATTAGAAGAGGATATGTTACCAATTAATAAACTACCTGCGGAAAAATCTCTATAAGTAAAACTCTTCTCTACAACATTCTTAAGCACTTTTAGCTGAGCATTTTTAAACATTATGCCAGAAAATTCGGTTAAATAAGGAATTTTATACCTTTCATCTGTTTCTTCTAACAACTTAATTTTAAATCTTTGACTAACTAAATGTCCTTGAATTATACTGTCTTGTTTATTTTCTATAATATAACGTAATTCTTTATTTAATGGGTTTTGATTTGCAGGTACTATTAGTATATCCCAGTCTTTAACATAGGGCTCCCAGATCATCCAACACTGATTATCTTCCATCACTACTTTCCCTTCTTCATTTATAGTTAATGCAGTTGTTGTTAAAGGAGTACGAACAAGAACTTGATGTTTTTCTTTTAAAGGATCAGAGCGGAAATCTAACCATTGCTTCCATCCATATAAAGTATGAGGACTGTCTATTGACTCTCCTATTTTTAATCTTTCTATATTTATACCTTTATCAATTGTAGAATATGTATAAGTAATTGTATGTTGAGATGCATTAAATCCTTTATTAAATACTACTTCCACTCTTTTATCACTCAAATCTTCTCTCTTAACTAATGCATATTCATTATCGTTAATTATATCATCCTCTTCATACACTCTATGTGCTTCAACCCCATCAATCCATAATGTAAATCTTTTTTGTGTATCTGCAGTATAAAAACGAAGATCCGGATAATTACTTCCAGAAGACCAAATGATTGCACGATATTGAGGATCCGTCTCAATATAAGAAGTTATAGTAAGAGGAGCATCTTGAGAACCAACTGTATTTCCTACTTCTAATTGTTGTAATAAATAACATCTAGTAGGAGATATTCTGCTTTGTATTACATGACTCTCTTTTATATAATCAATTATTTCCGGTTCAATTCCTAAACCTAAATCGTAATTGTATATATTATCTAAATAATTACTTAAATCCATATTGTTCCTCTATTTATATTACTGGAGCTTGTATACTTTTAACTGCATTTGATATTTCTTCTAATGTCATATTTTCAACGTTAAGAGTTTGAGGTAAATCTCTAAGTTGTTGTTTGTAATTTTCTACTTCATCTAAACCTTTCTTCTTTGATAATGCTTCTATCCATAACGAATCGCTTTCTTTTAATTTTTTATTACGAAAAGCTCTTAAAAAGTCTGTTTTAAATAATAATAAATTTTCATAACTATTAGAAACAACATTATCAACAACAGGACTACTAACATCATAATCTTTTTTAAACTCCATTACAATATAATCAATCGTATCTTGATACGTATAGTTTTTTGTTAACAAAATAAGTTTTCCTTCTTCAGTTAATATTAAAAAATACTTTTCCATTTTCTTTACTCCTTATATTTGTCTAAGTTAAAAAATAATACTGAATCATTTATTGCATATCCTAAACTTCTTCTTATTACAGTACTTCCTTTATAAATTGTAATGTAAGGAGAAATATCGTGACATACAACTAAATATACTCCATCAGGACTAAAGGTTGCCTCTTCTCCAACCCCTGTTGGTAATACAGAAGGATCTGGTAATTTAGTAAAAGTATCTCCATTTCTTTTGTAAATTGTAATATAAGGAGAAACAGCATAGGTTACTGATAAATATGTTCCATCCGGACTCCATTTTACTCCATATGCATCTCCTGTTGGTAATACAGAAGGATTAGGTAATTTAGTAAAAGTATCTCCATTTCTTTTGTAAATTGTAATGTAAGGAGAAACTTTATGAGCTACTGCTAAATAAGTCATGTCTAAACTAAAAGATACACTCCACCCGTTACCAGTCGGTAATACAGAAGGATCTGGCAATTTAGTAAATGTATCTCCATTTCTTTTGTAAATTGTAACGTAAGGAGAATTATAATGACCGACTACTAAATAAGTATTATCAGGACTAAAAGAAACTCCTACTCCAACCCCTGTTGGTAATACAGAAGGATCTGGTAATTTAGTAAAAGTATCTCCATCTCTTTTGTAAATTGTAAGGTAAGGAGAAGTAATATATGCAACTGCTAAATATGTTCCATCTGGACTAAAAGATACACTCCACGCGTTACCGGTTGGTAATACAGAAGGATTAGGTAATTTAGTAAATGTATCTCCATCTCTTTTGTAAATTGTAATATAAGGAGAGTTTACATGACCTACTGCTAAATAAGTATTATCAGAACTAAAAGAAACTCCTACTCCTGTACTAGTTGGTAATACAGAAGGATTAGGTAATTTAGTAAATGTATCTCCGTTTCTTTTGTAAATTGTAATATAGGGAGAGTCTACGTGAACTATTGCTAAATATGCTCCGTCTGAACTCCATGACGCTTCAAAAGAATGATTTGTTGGTAATACAGAAGGATCTGGTAATTTAGTTACATTACTAAAATTATAAGAAGGTTTGTAAGAAATTTTTCCTCCGAAAGTATCTCTATCCAACCAATATTCGCTTCCAGTTAATAATCCTGTAGTAGAGTATAAACCATCTAATATAAAAGCTCCTGTTGTATTAGAAGAAACACTAGAAGATGATATAGCTAATAACCCTTTGCTTGTAGAAAGCATACTTGCATTTGCTTTGTAAAATTTACCATCATTTGATAAATAACATATATCCCCTGCATTTAAGTTTTCACCTGCAGTTCCTAATGTCACTTGAGTATCAATAATCAAACTGTTATCAAAATCTATAAATTTGCTTTTAATCATATTCATAATACTTCTAAATCCTAAATTTATACTCCGTTGTATCTATCTGGATTAAAAAATAATACTGAATCATTTATTGCATATCCTAAACTTCTTCTTATTACAGTACTTCCTTTATAAATTGTAATGTAAGGAGAAATATCGTGACATACAACTAAATATACTCCATCAGGACTAAAGGTTGTTTCATCTCCAGCTCCTGTTGGTAATACAGAAGGATTTGGCAATTTAGTAAAAGTATCTCCGTTTCTTTTGTAAATTGTAAGATAAGGAGAAGTAATATGTGTAACTGCTAAATATGTTCCATCTGGACTCCACGCTACCCCATTTCCATTTCCTGTTGGTAATACAGAAGGATCTGGTAATTTAGTAAAAGTATCTCCATTTCTTTTGTAAATTGTAACATAAGGAGAACCGAAATGACCTACTGCTAAATATGTCATATCTGGACTAAAAGAAACTCCATTTGCAACCTCTGTTGGTAATACAGAAGGATCTGGCAATTTAGTAAATGTATCTCCATTTCTTTTGTAAATTGTAATGTAAGGAGAGTTTGCATGACCGACTACTAAGTATGTCATATCCGGACTCCATGCTATACACTTTCCATCTCCTGTTGGCAATACAGAAGGATCTGGTAATTTAGTAAATGTATCTCCATTTCTTTTGTAAATTGTAACGTAAGGAGAACTATAATGCGCTGTTGCTAAATATGTCATATCCGGGCTCCAATCAACTCCTCTTACATAAGCAGGCGGTAATGTAGAAGGATTAGACAGTTTAGTAAATGTATCTCCACTACGTTTATAAATAAAAATATAAGGAGAATTCCAGCTCCCTGTAGCTAAATAAGTTTCGTCAAAACTCCACTTTATACTATAACATAAAGTGGTCGGTAATGTAGAAGGATTAGACAGTTTAGTAAATGTATCTCCATCTCTTTTGTAAATTATAATGTAAGGTGAACTATTACAAGTTACTGATAAATAAGTCATACTAGGACTAAAAGAAACACCATATCCTATTCCAGACGGTAATACAGAAGGATCTGGTAATTTAGTTACATTACTAAAATTATAAGAAGTTTTGTAAGGAGTTTTTCCTCCGGAAATATCTCCATCTAACCAATATTCGCTTCCAGTTAATAATCCTGTAGTAGAGTATGCCCCTCTTAATATCATAATATTAATAAAACCTGCAGAAACACTAGAAGATGATATAGCTAATAACCCTTTGCTTGTAGAAAGCATACTTGCATTTGCTTTGTAAAATTTACCATCATTTGATAAATAACATATATCCCCTGCATTTAAGTTTTCACCTGCAGTTCCTGATATTAATACATTTCCTAAAGGAATTCCAGTAAAATCAATAAATTTACTCTTAATTAAACTCATAATTACCTCTTTACGAACTCATTATATTATATGTCACTCTTAATCTATCACCAACACTAAGTATTCCGTCCAATCCTAATCCACTCCAACTTAATTCCTTCGTCATCGTATTAACTATAAAATCATTTCCATTACTTTGAGCACATCCTCCTATAACGTCTAATCTTACATAATTAGAATTAATTGGAGTATATGCAAGAACTACTTTTTTATTTGTAATATCTGTAGAAGTTAATACAAACTCTTCTACTACATCTCTCTCTAATTGAGATATACTTCCAGATCCTCCTGTGCCCACAATTATAATCTCATTTCCAATTGTACTTACATTTATACTTCCAGAACCTTTTAATGTCTTAAACTGTAATATAGAACCAGAATTACCAATATAAATTCCTTCTCCATTACCTAAATTTTCACCAGTACTTATACTTCCACTTATAACTAATTGATCTATTTGATTCTGTAAATTATTATCAGCATTAATCCTATTTTGAATTTCAGTTACAAGAGAACCAGAAACTAAAGTAATTTGATTCTGCAAATTATTATCTGCATTGATTCTATTTTGAATTTCAGTTACAAGAGAACCAGAAACTAAAGTTATTTGATTTTGTAAATTATTATCTGCATTAACTCTGTCTTGAATTTCAGTTACAAGAGAACCTGAAACTAAAGTTATTTGATTTTGTAAATTATTATCTGCATTAACTCTGTCTTGAATTTCAGTTACAAGAGAACCTGAAACTAAAGTAATTTGGTTTTGTAAATTATTATCAACATTAGTTCTATTTTGAATTTCAGTAGTTAATGATCCGCTAACTAAAGTAATTTGACTTTGTAAATCTTGACCATCAATTATAATCTCATTTCCAATTGTACTTACATTTATACTTCCAGAACCTTTTAATGTCTTAAACTGTAGTATAGAACCAGAATTGTCAATATAAATTCCTTCCCCATTACCTAAATTTTCACCAGTACTTATACTTCCACTTGCAGCTAATTGATTTATTTGATTCTGTAAATTATTATCAGCATTAATCCTGTCTTGAATTTCAGTAGTTAATGATCCACTAACTAAAGTAATTTGGTTTTGTAGATTATTATCAGTATTAATTCTGTCTTGAATTTCAGTTACAAGAGAACCTGAAACTAAAGTAATTTGGTTTTGTAGATTATTATCCTCACTAATTCTATTTTGAATTTCAGTAGTTAATGATCCACTAACTAAAGTAATTTGGTTTTGTAAATTATTATCAACATTAGTTCTGTCTTGAATTTCAGTAGTTAATGATCCACTAACTAAAGTAATTTGGTTTTGTAGATTATTATCAGTATTAATTCTGTCTTGAATTTCAGTAGTTAATGAACCTGAAACTAAAGTAATTTGGTTTTGTAGATTATTATCAGTATTAATTCTGTCTTGAATTTCAGTAGTTAATGAACCTGAAACTAAAGTAATTTGGTTTTGTAGATTATTATCCTCACTAATTCTATTTTGAATTTCAGTAGTTAATGA